AACAAGAAATTACATTACAGCATGAAATTGCAGAACAAAATAAAATTGTATTACAAATTCATGAAGCCATAGACACCGCTCAAGATAGATTATTAGAAAGAGCAAGAACTATATTAAGTGAGAATACTATAAAAACTTCACTTTTAGATAAAGTACTGAGGCTTAAAAGATTAGGCTTTGTCAATACTACTGAAGTTGTTGAAACTGATAAAAAAATTGCATTTATTGATATGACTGAAAAAGAAGCAAAAATTATTCAGCATTATAAACAAACTTATATAGATCTAAAATTCTTACCAATTGAAGAATTTGATAAAATTTGTGATAAATATAATTTGATTTATGCACCAGTTTCAAATTATAAAAATGATGTTCCAGAACAGAATTTAATTGAAATTGAATCAGCAAAATCATTAAAGAAATCTGATTCATATGAAAATTATTATAAGTATGTCATATCATCATATTGGCGTGGAGTACCTGAAGAAGCAAAAAATTGGATAAATAATAATATGTTTGATAGTCCAGATTATAGTGAATTTGATATCGCAAAAATGTGTCCGATAAAAATAAAATCATATGTATATGATACAGGAGGGTTAAAAATAGTTAAAATTGGTAGTAATGAACTATTTATTGCTGCTCCTAAATCTCATTTCATTCTTGAAAATTTGGTTTTTGATAATACTAAAGGATATTATGACTCAAGAAATGCAGTAGAACCAAAGGATCCTATTGTTTTTAGATACGTTGTTGGAGGAATACAAATTTTATCTAAATGGGGAATTGAATCTTTGGATCAAAGATTGAATATATCTAATATTAATTAATATTAATTAATATGAATATAGTTAGACATAGCATAGGAGATAAAGTTGTTGCATTAACAAATCCATTAAATAATTTGTGTCAAAATAGAGTGAAAGGAACAGTGTATACTGTTCTTGATTATACATATTGTTCTAAGTGTGGAATTCAATCAATTAATATTGGAGTATTTACAACTCTTGAAAAATCTGAATGTAGTTGTGGAAATATTTCATTGAGTAAAGGTAAATATTGGACAGATTCTTTTCATTTTGCGAACGTTGATAATATTAAAGAAGCACTATCAGAATCAATAAAAACAGAAAATTACGAATTATCATCATTATTAAGAGACATTAATATAATTTAAAAAAAATTTAAAATATGAAAAAAGAATTTAACATTGGTGATGAAGTAGTATCTTTATCAAATACAACTAACATTAAAAGTCAATTACGGATTGAAGGTAAAAAATACATTGTTATGGATGCTATGTATTGTCCAACATGTGGAGCACAGTGTATTAATATTGGAGGTGTTGCAAAATATCGTCAGGTAAAATGTGGATGTGGAGATGTTCAAGATAGTCGTGGTAAATCTTGGACTAATTCTACTGAGTTCTCTAAAGTTAATCACATTGAGAAAGAAATGTTAGATGCAGTTAAAATTGAAAATTACGAAGAAGCTGCAGTATTAAGAGATATTATGAAAGTTATGAATGCTTAATTTATGACAATATTTCATCTTTGTACTATTTTTTCTGTAATAGGTTCTGGTATAATGATTCTTTTTTTTATTGTTGCTATATTGTCTGCCTTAACTAATCCATCTAAATTTGTATTAGGTGATATGTTATATGATAATAATTTATCTGAAAAATGGATTTTTATATTTCTTATTTTTAATATAATATGTTTTTTGTTTTATAAAAAAATAAAAACATTAAGACGTATAGATTTATATAAGAATAAAATATCTTATTATAAAGATTTATTATATAAAGATTATATTACTCTACGTGAGAAAAAAGAATACAATAAAGAAATTAGTAAATATTCAAGATTATTAAAATTGAAATTGTTAAAATAAAAATTATGAAAATCAAAAAAGAAGATTTAAAGATGTATTTAAAAGTTATTGAAACTTTTCAATTGATGTCATTGTTTGCGATTATTGTCACATATATTCTTGATTTTAAACATATTCAATTAAATTCAATGAATTATATCACAGATTCAATTATTATTCAATTGTCAATGCTTATTATTCCTGTATTATCTTGTTTGGTTTTTTATTTTTTAAAACATCATTATGATAATAAATATGAAGAATTCAGAAAAAATATTCCTGAATATGTTTATAAAAATGAATATTATTCAACAGAGCCTTTATCAGATAAGTCTGAAAAAATAAAAATAACCAACATAAAGGAAAAATGTAATATAAATGGTTATGGATATTATGATCCTAATAACTCTTAATATATGATAACAACTAATAGTTTAAATATTCCTGAATATGTTTATATGCACAGTGTTGTACATAATAAAGAAACAATTTCATCAGCATCATCATTTGATGACGGCTTAATTATAATATCAATTAAGCCTTTAAATGATGATGCAATAAAGGTAAAATTAACAACTATTAAAAAGAAGTGTTATATTAATGGTTATGGTATTTATGAACCATAAAAAATATTAAAAATATGAATTATTGTTGGATTAGATTTGAACTTGATTTATTTAATCATAAGCAAAAAATTTTAAAATCATTAGGCACTGATGATATAGAATATGAATTGAAAAAACGCAAAGAATCTGATATTTACGTTAAAGATAGAAGTATTTTATATACAGAAATAGATTTAGAATTGAGTGATTATGATTCAGAGATATTATATGACTTGACTGATGATGAAATGTTAAATGAATTGAAAATAAGGGGTTATAAGGTATTTAACAAAAATGAATATCCATCATTAGATTTGGCTACAAAAGAAGATATTTGCACTATTTTAGGATTGAAAAAATGGGCAACAAAAGAGCAAATTTTATCTGAACTAAATATAATATTATGATTATAAACTATAATAAACCATATGTTCATATTAGGCAACTATCTAAATCTACAGAATCTGAAATAAAATTTAAGATTAATATGATGTTAAGAAAACAGAAGCTTTTAAATATTAAAAACTGTAATGAAAACTGAAAGTAAAATTGTTCTGAATGCAGTACAGACTTTAAAATATTACTGTTTAATGCTGAAGAATAAAAAAAGAAAACAGAAACTTAAAAAACTGAGTAATGTTCAATTTAGGAGATAAAATTATTGATAAGTCATTTAGCAATGAAGTTTTTACATTTAAAAAATATAGTGCTAATAATATATTATCCCATTATTTTTTTATATATGAAGATGAATATTTTCATTATGTAGATAATTGCATTACATTATCAGAATTTAGAAAACAGAAACTTAAAAAACTGAGTAAATGTTAAGAAAAGGAGATGTATTAAGGTACAGATATGACGATAATAAGATTGTTACATTTGATTCTTATGTACTTGATGATCCTAATTTCTTTTTCACTCAAGAAATTCCAGGTATGTTTAATTATATTCCTAATTTTATAACAGCATCTGAAATTAGAAAGCATAAATTAGAAAAACTAAATAAATGATACAAAATATAGACATTAAAAATATTCATATTAATGATACTGTTATTGCAGTTAATATAGGTAACACTAGTTTAGAATTAAATAAAAAATATTATATTAAAGAAATTGATTATTTTCATAGTATAGAGCAATACTATTTTAAATTATATCATATGGGAGATGAAGGATTTTTAATTAGTAGATTTGATATTGATTTGAATGATATTAGAAAAAATAAATTAGAAAAAATAAATAAATGCTAAAACCAATTGATATTAAAAATATACAAGTCAATTCTGAAGTTGTTGCAGTTTCTACTGATATGAGCAATTTAGAAATTGGTAAAATATATAAAATCAAAGAAATTGTTCACATAGAAGAATTTAATGTATATCAATTTAAACTTTTCAAAATGAGAGATACTAGATATTTAATAGATAGATTTAATTCTGATATTAAATCAATCAGGATGGAAAAATTAAATAAAATATCAAATCATGATTGACATTAAAAAATTAAAAATAGGAAATAAAGTAATTGCAGTCAATGTTAATTTTTCTGAATTAATATTAAATAAAAAATACACAATTAGTTATATTGATGTTTGTGATAATTCATGTAATGACCGAATTAGATTGATTGAGACTGGTAATAAGTTATATTATGATTTTAGATTTGATATTGATTTAAACTACATCCGAAAGGAAAAATTAAATAAAATATCAAATGATTAACCTCAAAACATCAAAAATTGGTGATAAAGTAATTGCTACTGATGTCACTCATTCTTTATTGACATTAAATAAAAAATATACAATTAGTGAAATTATTTATAATAACTCTGATTTTGATGACTATAATTTTTGTGTAAGACTTAAAGAAACTGCATTAATTATATATTTTCCGTATAGATTTAAATATGATTTGAAAACATCAAGAAATAAAAAACTTAAACAACTATGCAAAAAATAAAATCTTTTAAAATTGGAGATAAAGTTATTGTTATTGATGATAGTAATAACAATTTAATTCTGACTAAAAAATATACAATTAGTGGAGTTTTTCATAGAGAATCATTAGATAATATTCCTGAACATAATCATTATTTAACATTCATAGAGTCTGGTGAACAAAAATATTTCAGTTATAGATTTGATTTTGATTTAAAAACATCAAGAAAGAAAAAAATTGAAATCTTATGTCAAAAATAAAAATTGAATATTTGAAAATTGGTGATGATGTAGTTGTAATTAATAATAACAATACAATATTAGAATTTGGTAAAAAATATAAAATTAAACAAATTCATTTCAGTGTAAAATTTAATAAATATTACTTATCATTAGTAGGAAATTCCGATTTGAGATATAAAATTAAACGATTCAAATTAGATATTAAAACTGAAAGAAAACAAAAAATAGATAAACTTAAAGAATATGAAAGTATATAAAATTTACGAAATATCATATAGATATGGAGATGAACAAACCCCAGATGAAACGATCTTCACAACACCAGAAGTTAGAGATGAGTATTTTAAAGAACTTCTTAAAATTAGCAAAGAAAATGATCGTCTAACTGAAAGATTAGATTCAACAACAGAAAATGAATTTGTATTTGATGATGGCGGTAAATGGTCATATGAAACTAAAAAATCAGATGAAGATATGAAAATAATTGAATCATTTACCATTAATGAAAAAGGATTGTTTAGGTTTTCATATATGAAATAATATGGTAATTGATAAACAATTTGGAATATGGGATTATAATGTTTCAACTTTATTAGATGATTTAGCATATTTCTTCTGTATTCAAGATTTTCATTCTGAAAATTATTATGAAGAGAAAATACCAACACAAAATCAATTTATTAAATGGTATAAGAGAAGTGATTATGGAATTAAAATGTATAAAAAAGCAAATAAATATCATTATAGAGAATTAATAAAACAAAAAATAGAAACTTTGAATAACATATAATAATGTCAGAAACTACAGATCAAATAAAATTATTAAGAGAATTGGCAATTAAACTTCACAAGAAATTTGTCAATAATATCAGAAAAAATAAATTACAAAAACTAAATGATAAGTTATGCTGATTAGTAAAAAAATAAATGGAGTTCCAGATATTGATAAAAAAATCTTAGAAGAATTTACAAGGAAAATGAATAAACATTTCCGTAATAAAGATAGGAAAGAAAAATTAAATAAATTAAATGAAAAAAGATAAAACATTTGCATGGTTTCCATTATTGACAGAAGATAATGAATTGATTTGGCTAAAACATCTAAACGTAGAAGATAAACATTTTGAGCACAATTTTGAATTTTGGTGGTTTGGCGAATATATGAATTTATGTATTGGTTATAATAGAAATGTGTTTTCTAAAATAAAATAATAATGGCAGCATCAAAAACAAAAGTTAAAATAGACGATGGTATTTATAATGCTATTTGGATATCAGATAATTTAACTATATTATCTAATGATAATAAAGAATTAGTTACAATTAAATCTATTATGAGAATAATTGGTGATAATCTTCAAAAAGAAAAAGTTGAGATAATAAAAGGTATTGTGAGTTTTTACTATAAATAAAAAATAAATATGAAAAACAGTTTATCAAAAAGAAATGTAGATATTAAAAATGGAGAGTACAATGCTCTTTGGAGTGGATATGAGTTAGAAATATTATCAAATGAAGATGTGTCAGATGATATATTAGCAATCATTCCAACTATCAATGGAGTGAGAGGGATGAACTGTAAGGTTCGAGTTGAGGTTATTGATGGATTAGTTTATGAGTTATAAAAATATTAAATAAATAGATAAATAGAAATATTTAACTATTTATTTTTCTTTATATGATAACTATTTACTATCTTCGTAATATATCAAAATCGTTTTTTATCTAGTATAAATTATCAAATCTTTATAATATGAAAGCAAAAAAAGTAAATTCTGTTTTCCCTATAAATTTCAATTATAAAAAATCAGTTGATGCATTTGATAATTATATTAAATCTAATAGTGATTGGATTAAATTCAAAAACAAATATAAAATTCCAGATAAATATATCACAGATGAAAATAAAGATTTATTTATTTTCATGAAAAATTCTGGATTGAACGCTGAACAAGCATTTTTAAGTAAAATTAAAGAAATAGAAAATATATGCAAAAAATAACAAGTTTGTTAGACATCAATTATATTATTAATAATAAAGTTGATTTAAAAGACGATAGAGGTTATGTGATACCTTTTATGAGATTTATGAGTTATTCATTAATTCAAGTTGTTAGATTAATTAATTCTGGAAATCATACATACAATTTAAAATAAATATGCGGAAAGGAAAAATTTTTACATCTGAAATGGTTAAAAATGGAGTTTTTGAAAAAGTAAAAAATAGACTTGATATCATAACTGTCAATTATCACATCAAAAATAATATAATATATTTTGATGAAAAAGAATTGATAAAATTACCTACTTATGAAAAAGAATATTATATTCCATATGATGATGAAACTGGATATAGTATATATACAATACACGAAAAAGATTTAATATAAAAATAATGGAAAAAGAAGAATTAATAACATTTGAGACCGCAAATTTAGCAAAGAAAAAAGGCTATAACATACCAAGTAAATATTATTTCGAAGACCTTACTGATTGCATTTTCAGCGAAGAAAACAAAGAAGACTCAATATTTGAAAGTAGATTTGAACATCCAAATATATATGCAAGACCTACACAATCAGAACTACAATCTTGGCTAAGAAAACAAAAACAGATTTTTTTAGAGATTGATACTGATTGTACAACAGCTCCTAAATTTTGCTTTAGTATCGATAAATTTATTGGTAATCCATTGGACTTAACTGAAAAAGAATGGTGCTGGTATCATCACAAAGATTTTGAATTTTCACTTTATAGAAAATATGAAGAAGCCTTTGAATATGGACTTAAAGAAGCACTTAAAATTATATAAATTATGAATGAAAACGATTGTGTTTTAATAAAAAACAAAGATTTAGAAGCACTAAAAGAACCTTATTATGTTGCTAAAAAAGAATTTGATTTATCACTAAAAGAACAAAAAAAATTATATCAGGAGGAAGAAACAAAACTACGTAATGAAATTTACGAGTTAAAAATGAAAATAAAAAATAATCCTCCTTCTATTGATCCAATGAAAATTAAAATTATTTTTGAGGATTATAATCGTGAACGTAATTATAATGATCGTACTACTCCTTATAATTATATTGACCCAGTTAATATAAAATTAGATCAACCTTTACATAGACAAATCAATAGAATACTTTCTAGTTTTTCTGAAAAATTGTTTAATAAATCAATTGAAAAATCAGAAGAAATAAAGAAAATTAATATTAAAACATTAACAGAAGAAGTACAAAAGAAATGTTACACTGAAGTTTCAAACATGGAGTACTTTGAAAGAAGAAACTTTTTAAAGAAATTTAAAATTAAACGAACAGAAAAAGTATGAAAAAACTAAAAATATATTGTGGAGTAACAATCGAAGATTTGTGTGATAAACAACGTCATCCTTTAACTGAAGTAATAAATGCTGAATTTTTAGTTAGAAATTTGAAAGATAAATCAGATGGTATTGCATATTCAAATAGTCCAGACTTTGTATCAACTGTTAAACATTTATCTTATAAGTATAATATTGAAACTGAGTTCTTCCTTGATGGAATTTCAACTGGTGAAGACATAGATGATATATTTGAAGACTTTAATAAATCATATGAATTAATGGATAAACTAATAGAACAATAAAATGAACAATGAATTTAATTTAAAAAAATTACAAGAAGTAAGTAGTATTGTAATGTTTATTTATTTGTGGTCCCTTACAAAAGAGGATCACAATAATAAAAATAATCATAATGAAGAAGAAGAAGGATATTGACTTTTTTTCGAAATAAAAATGATTAAAAAAAGAGAGCAAATTAATTTGCTCTCTTTTTTTTTGTTATGATACTAAATCTGATGAATTTGCATTCGCATCAACTATTGTCATTTTATCATATATTAATCTTTGATATGGATATTGTGAAGATACAAATAATTCTTTTGTGTAATTTCCATATACATAACTTGAATATGTGAAATCCATTCCACCTGAATTAGAATTAAAATTGTCGCAAATATTATTCATAGTAAAATTACTTCCAATATAATTACCTTGAAAATTACTTCCAATTATATTATTATAACAATCACTACCAATATTATTACTACCAAAATTATTAGAAATTTTATTACCTCTAAAATTATCACTGACATCATTATTAGATGCATTCGTTCCAAAAGAATTATCAGAGCAATTATTTCCAAAATAATTGCTTTGACTTCCATTTCCAATAATATTATTATAAAAATTATCACTAATATTAAGATCATAAGAATTATTACCTATTATATTACCATAACAGCTATTACCAAAATAAAGTTGTTGATTCTGATTTCCAATAATATTATTATAACAATAATCACCAAAATAAATTTGATTGTTTTCATTACCAATAATATTATTATAAAAATTATAATTTATTTCACAATTATTAAAACCATAACTTATTGCGTTGTGAGAAAAATCATTTAAAATTCTATTTTGAATAAATGAATTTCCAATTATATTTCCACTGAAATTTTTAAATATAACATTAGTTTGAAATTTATTAGAAATTACATTACCATGAAAATTTTTAGAAATCATATTATTAGAAAAACCGTTTCCTATGTTATTATTATAAAAATTATCTCCACTTATTGTATTTGCTGATATAAATTGTTCAAATTTATTTCCATAAACAGAATATGATTGATTATACTCATCATTTCCTGCTAAATAAAACACAGTATTACTTAAAGATGAATTATCTCTACTGTTATTTTGTGTATATGTATCATTTATAACATCAAATATATTATCCTTAACATTTACTTCATATGTATTCCATTGATCAAATCCATGAAATGTAAGTACATCAATATAATTTGAAGTATCACTTACTCCACTTGCACCGCTATAATTACCAGTATAATTAGATGATGCTCCAGAACTACCAGATGAGCCAGAACTACCAGATGAGCCAGAACTACCAGATGAGCCAGAACTACCAGATGAGCCAGAACTACCAGATGAGCCACTCGTACTACCTGATGGACCAGCTACAAGTCCTGCCTGAAGATAATCTACATTCCATCTTCTAAATTTAACGTTTCTAAAATCATATCCAAGTATGTTATTATTTTTAGTATCTTCACGTTTATAAATAAATCCTTTATATCCAGGTATCATTGTTACTCCTGTATTATTAAAAGTCATTACACTTCCTTCTCCGTTATCATAAACATCAGATAATGCAGCATCTTGATTCCAATATTCAGTTTTCCAATCATAATAAATAATATCCTGAGGATATAATTCTGAATAAGCTTTATTATCTAAAACAGATTTAGATTTTGCCATAATTGTTAATGGTTCTAAATCTCCAGTATTTATGCCATTATTTCCGCCGTTTGCATCGATTATATAATGGACAGTTCTATAGTCAGTTATTTTATAATAGCAGCCTTCTGTTAATCCACTACTAATTGTTAATCCTGTTAATTGATTGTATGTAACTTTTATGACGGTACTTCCTGTTGATGAACCGCCACCTGTACCACTTACTCCTGATGTACCTGATGTACCTGATGCACCATTTACTCCTGATGTACCATTAGAGCCAGTACCAGTAGTACCAGAGAATGTATACACTTCATTAAAATTGTTATTTATTTTAATAAATGATTCTCTTAAATTATCTCCAGTGCCATCATTTGGATAAGTACCGATATTAATTATTTGTTTACTCATTCGTTATTATTATTTTTATTGTATATATTAAATAATAAAATTGAAAAAATGAATAAAAAAAGAGAGCAAATTATTTGCTCTCTTTTTTATCTAATTGAATAATCAATTATTTTTAATTCTTTGAATGATTTTAATAATAGAATTTTATTCATCTCATGATCATAATAACCAAAATAATTATAATCATTAAATTCCTTCTTATTGATTAATATTTTCTCAATTAATATATTTATCTTATACTCATTTTCATTATAATTCGATTCTAAAAAATTCCAAATATATTTATGATCACACCAAATGAATTTATTGTCTGTATCTTGAATGAATAAACATTCTCCATTTATTTTATGATTTAATAAATCATCATTAGAAATATTATTCAATTTTAATAATTTATTTTTCCTTATATAAGATTCATCATAATACCAATAAATTTGATGATATAAATTTTCACTAACCACTGGATAACATGACAACAATTTGTCTAATAACCAATTTCTTAAATCATCTGTTGACATATCAAATATTATTGTCAGTTTTAAATTTACTTAAATATTCTACTTGCTTGTAATGAGATGAATTAATCAAATCTTTTATGATATAATATACATCAGTAGTAGAATATTTAAGAATATTATTTTCAGATTCGATATCAATATTTTTATTTGAAATTTTTATGTCAATTTCTTTTTTTATTTTTTCTTCTTCTTTCTTCTTATTTTCTTTAATACTTAAAAAATAAACAGACATAAATAAATGATTTAATTCAACTATACTATTTTTAGTTATAATATTTTTATCACTACTACCAATAATTTTACTTGAATCATCTTTACCCCAATAAAACTCTTTACCTCTAATATCTACTATATATTCGACATGATTTCCTATTATATCTAATCTTAGAACCTTTGCTATTATATTGGCTGTGCTTGGATAATATGAATAAATCCAATCACCTGGTACTACATCAGATTCATCATCTAAAACATACATATTAAAATTATTATTTTTAACATCAAGATATCTCTTTGATGCAAAATAATTATTATTTATGTCAGTATGCACATAAGACTTACCAATAGTAGGTAATATAACTATATCAGTATATTCTTCAATTTGTTTCATCATTTAATTTTTTTATTAGAAAACTTAACTTTTATTCTCTGAAGTAAATTTAACTTATTATTATATTCTGATTTATATTTATTCATATCTCCAATATTATATATATTAAGAGTGTTTTCTTCACTCATTATGTCCCTGTCAAATTTATAAACTTTCAACTGAATCAATATAAAAGAAAACTGAATAATGATAAATAGCCATGCAATTAATCTTATTGTATTATTATTTGTGAATGTTGCAATTATATTTAATATAATTGATATTAAACAACAAACCCAAGTCATTAAAACATAAACTGGTTGCTTCTTAACAAATACTAAAATTTTCTTCATAACTAATAAAAAATTCTTCATAATATATATTTTGTGCAAATATACTAATTAAATTTCAAATATGAAAACATATTTATAAAAAAAGAGAGATAAATTATTATCTCTCTTTAATTTGTTGTTTCTTATGAACAACTATGCTTTCTTGGCTTTGTCAAAGTTCGTGATGTTTTATATCATCACAAATTAACTACATTAATTTATATCTCTATTTTATTTAAAAGTTTAATTAAATGTTGAATTTGTTAGTATCAAATATATTCTTTAATTCTTCTTTGTTCTTGGACCAATTGATTATTTCAAATCTTGAAAATGGTATTGTATTTGAATATTTATAATCTCTAACATTTTTATATTTTCTTAAAGAATCTGGAACGTTAATGAAATGTACTTGATAAGGTTCTACTCTATTATCTTCATTATCAATTCCTATTATTTTTCCTATTTGATTACTAAGATATAAATTCAAATCAGGACTATATTTGGTATTACAAATTACATAATCACCAACTTCTGGTTCTCCTTCATTAAAAGATTCGTATAGTTTAAATCCTGTTATCATATATTAAATTTATTTGCATTTATTAAATATTCTAAATCTTCTTTTTTTTCAGAATAACCAACCATTTGAGAATGATAAAATGGTTTTATATATCCACTATCAATCTTTGTGAAAAACTGAACTAATTCTTCTGGTACATTATCATATCTTATAACTAAGTTTTTTTTATCGTATTCTTCACCATATAAAACTCCTATTGTGCTATCAATAAATCCTTTCAAATTATATAGTATATCATTTCCACTATTCCAATTATATTCAATTACTATATAATCTCCAACTTTATATTTAGATAACCTTTCAAATTGTTTTATGTATTTCATATATTAAATTTGTTTGATTGTAGTAAAGGTTCTAATTCTTTTGAATTTTTTGCCCAATATATTATATTTTTTCTATTTACGAACCAAGTACCTGAAAAATCAATAACATATGAAGTAGAGTTAGCTTCATATAGTATATCAATTAATCTATGAATACCATTATTCACTAAGTCAATTGTTCCTTTTTGATAATATGTATCATCTTCGATATCAACAATTACAAAGTCACCTTTCTCTGGCTCTCCTTCATTTATTGATTCATATATTTTAAATTTTGTAATCATATATTATATATATTAATTTTTTATATTAAAAATAAAAAAGAGTAGATTTTAAATCTACTCTTTTTATGTTAATTGAATTGATATTCTATTACACTCTGTTCTGCATTAGTTAATCCAATTCCTAATATATTAATTCTTCCTCTATAAAAATTCTTAGGTGGTATAACACCATAATCTAACTTAATACTCATCGTATGTAATTTACCAACTACTTTATTTAATGGTTGAATAACACCCATGTCTAACGATATATTCAAATTGTTTATTTTAGTCATTATTTTATTTTATTTTATTTTTATTAAGCGTAATCTTCATCAAAATGAGCATTTAGTTCAATTCTAAAAAATTTAATAGCTGGAATTTTATAATAATAATTAACAGAATCAGCAGATAAAATAACAAATTCATTGTCTGCAGTTGTAATTGCATAATCACTATAATACGATATTTTATCACTTGTTATTTCACTAAATAACACAGGTAAATCTATTCTATCTCCTATTTTATGAAATAACATTAACACAATTCCGAAAAAAGGACAGCTAAATTTAGGAAAGCTAACAGAAGGAGTATTAATGTCGTCATAAGGTATAATTTCTTCTGATTCAAATGGAATGCTCAACACTTTACGTACTATTGTACCAGATCCTTCATTTAACAATGAATAGTTTAGAACATCAGTTCCTGTTTTGAAAAAATAATCTGGTAAATATTGAGTACCATTATATAATACTGCTGAAAATACGTCCTTAATTGTATTACACACTTTGTATAATGTATCGGCTTCTAAAGTACTTCCAGTTGTTAATATAGTAATATCCAATAGATTTTGTTTTTTACCGAAGTAATAACCAAATGCACTACCATCATCTTCCATTGATTGACTACCTTTAAATTTAACACCGTTAGGTATAGATATTGTGGTATGACTTCTCATTCTATTCCATATTTGATCAGATGCTGTATTAAAATCAAAAGTATTATCAACATTACCTCTGAGTAAAGTAGCTGCATTAACTACATCATCAGAACCATCAGAATTAACATTAATTTGAACATCTAAATCTGTAGGTAATATAGGATTAGCAGGACCAAAACATCCTACATATCCACCTAAGTCAGATGCATATAACGCTTCATTATTCGACTGCGGATTTAAAGAATAATCTAATATACTACCATCAGTATTATACATATTGAAAATGTTGCCTGATGTTCCGCCATTTCTTGATTCTTTTATAATTCTACAAGTTTCATTTCCAAAAGAATCTATCATAAAAAGAGAATCTAAGTTTTGCTGGCTCATTCCAGATTCTAAATATAGATTTCTAATTATCTGTATATTTGTTTTTGAATCATTAGTCCATTCAGGCTGTATTAATGGAATATTATTATATTTAAATATACAAGTTGATGGGAATACAACATATTTATTTGTTCCATTACTTGTATTAATCCAATTATATTCAGATACTTGAATACAATTTTTTATTGTACAACTACCTATTTCGTTTCCTAAAAAAGTAGATTGTAATATATTCCTGTCTCTTCTACCATCATTAGAAGAACCACGAGCGATATTCTCAACTAATAAATAACTAAAATTATTTAATGATGAAACATTATATGATTTTATTATTGAATGAGACCAAGCTCTACTATTAACTGATCCACTCACGGAATCTACTGTCATATTATTGCAAAATGGTCCTTCATATATAACTGGATTATAATTTAAGAATAATAATTGTTGATTAATATCATCTCCAATTAAATTTTTATTATTTAATTGAAAATATTCATTTATTACACCTCTAAAAATTATATATGTTACTCCAATTTTTTGATTAGCCTTAAATATAGATTTATATGGATATTCACGAGTACCATCTCCTGAAAAATCATCTCCAATATAAGTATGTACAAATACAGTATTTATATTAGTTATTTGTGTGACTGAATCTGTACCATCATCATTTGGAACGAAACGTGTTTTAAATAAATTTGTCATAATTAATTAATTTTTATTTTTATTTGTAAATCTGAGCAAGCCCAACTACTTTGATCACTATAAATATATTGAGGATAAATTGTTATTGTAAATTTATCAAATATAACGGTATAAGAAATTGGTCTATTAAATATATCTAAAGAATCTGGAATTAGTTTATCATTAATTAAAATATTAACATTCTTATTATACCATTCTTTAAATTCTGAACTTTGCATAGATAGTAGTTTGGTTTCATCAAACTCTGTTGTGCCTGTTATTTGTATCATTTTTTTTTATATTTTTTTTAATTAAATTGATATTCTATTATACTTGGTGGAGCCACATCACAACTAGGTCCAAATGTACTAAGAGTACAAATAATAGGTTTATCTACACTTATACCTAAAAACATCATTTCAGGTTTATGTATAATACTAGTTGATAATCCTAAAAAACCCAATTCATGATCATGTGCAGCATTAGTTGATAATCCTAAAAAATTCAATGAAAGGTTATTATTCCGCATAATTTAAATTTAATTCTATTTTAATATAAACTATAACTTGGGGTCTTAATGTAACTCCTGTTATAAAATTTAAATCAAATGATTCATTATCAGCATTTGTTACTGCCCAATTTCCATATTCAGTTAAATTTATATCTGAAATTACACCTAATTCAGACAATTCATTAAATAGAACAGGAACATTCGCATCTATGTGATACCAAATTTGACAGATATCATTAAATGGTGTTGAATATCTTGGATAAGAACTAATTTGTGTTAAAGAATCATAAGGTATAATTTCAACACTTTCACAAGGAACTGATGATGTTGTAAATGTTCTATTCTTTCCAAAATAAAATCTATCTATTAACCCACTTTTTAGTTGAGCTTGACCACCTCCAGGTTTCATACCTCTTGCATATGATAATACGTTACTTCTTGTTCTATTTCTAGTTTGAATAGAATCTTGTGAAGCGTAGAATCCAACTTTTCCGTTGCTAATCAATAAATCTGGTGTTGTTACTAAATCGTCACTACCATCTGAATTAACATTGTTTATATCACCAAACACTAATGGATTACTACTAAACTCACCAGATATATTAGGTTTGTAACAACCAACATACTGATGATCAAGTAATGTAGGATTAGCCATATAAAGAGCAATATTATTTCCATTAACATTAAGAGTATAATCAGATATAGATCCATCAACATTATACCTATTAAATATTGGATATATAGAATCATCTACAATCTTATTAGTTTGTCCTATAGATATATCTGAATAAAATGATGTGTCTATTAATAACCTCATATAAGTTTGAGATGTGCCAGATAATGTATTAGTAGCATAATTAGTTAATGATGATAACAACTCAGGTATTGAATTTATATTATCAGTATCTGGAATTATTTCTCCATTCCATTTCCAAACAGTTGTTTTTCTAAATAAACAATATTTGAATATTGGATAACAACTTAATGCTACTCTTGGAAATAAATCAATCATTGATACATATATATTAGAATCCTGTATCATACCAGTTGAATCTGTCCAATTATCAAAATTTAAAAATGTTGTATTAGAATCACCATTAGAATAAGATGCAGCTCGTGATGATGATTCTACAAAATTAAAACTATTTTGTCCATATGAACCTAATCCTTTTCTAGTAACGAAACAATTTTTTACTTCTCCATAATTGCCTGTAACTTCTAATACTCTAAGATTATATAAATTTGCGGTATAACTTCCATTACATATTCCATTAATATCAGCAGATACATTATCACCTATTATATCAACATATGATGATATATTTTCTATTGTAGGACCGCTTAAAACAATTGATGATGCTGTACCCATAGCGGATATAGCCTTGGTTAAAGTGGCATATGGCAACTCTCTTGTTCCTGGATTAGTGTTTAATCCAACTATTGTACTAACAAATTTAGTGTTTGTATTTGTTAGTACAATGTTACTTTTTGGATGATAGTATATTCTAAATATTCCCATAAATTATATATTTTTTATTATTTTTAATTAAATTGATATTCTATTATACTTGGTAATGCAGGATCTGTACTTATACCAAAAAATGTTATATCACCTGGTACTAATGTTTCAACTGTTATGTTGATAAGTGATATTTCTGCAGGCATACCGCTAACAAATTGAGTGCAAGAAATAAAATCTATTGATATGTTATTAATACGTTCCATTATAAATAATAATTAAGATTTATTTCTACTTTAGCATAATAGATTTTTATGTTATTTAGTTTTATACCAGGTAATGAGCTTAATAAAAAACTTTCATAATCAGCATTTGTAACAGCCCAATTTCCGTACTCAGTTAAATTTTTATCAGTCACTATTCCAAATGATAAAAGATCATTAAATAAAATAGGTAAATTTGTTGTTGAGTTATACCACATTTGACACACACCATTAAACATAACTGAAAATCTCGGAAATGATGAAGGTTCTGTCATACTGTCATATGGAATAATCTCTAATGATTCTTGAGGTAAAGATGGAGAATCTGTCACATTATATGCTTGAAATTTACCAAAAGAGAATCTACTTTCTAATCCAGATTTAACTTGTCCTTGCATTCCAGCTAAAGAAAAACCACGTTTAAAAGTAAATACATTAGAACGAATTCTATTTCTTATCTGAACTGAATCAGCGGAACTAACAGTAAAATTACTATTGCCATTAAAAACTAGCATATCAGGAATTGTAACTAAGTCGTCAGAACCATCAGAATTCACATTTAATACATTGTTAAATGTTATCACATCAGCATTTGCTTTGTAACATCCAACATAGTTTTTTTGATCGCTCATAGTTAAAGCAATGTTTTCAGAATTCAAAAACAAAGAATAATCAATAGGATTGTCATTTGTGTATCTATTAAATATTTTTTTGCTTCCTTCAATAGATGGTCTATCCTCAACTACCTTACATGTTTGTCCATTAATATCTATGTAAAATAAAGGAGACGTAATTTCATTTGGAAACATAGTCTGACAGTATGCTTTTTCCGTTGCATCTACAATGGTATTAGAAAAAATATACCATGCTGAAATTACATCTGTCATATAATCATTCAATATATTACCATAAGTACCATAGTTAATAGGAACTATAATACCTTTCCATTTCCAAATTATTGTTTTTCTAAATAAACAATATTTGAAAATTTGAAAATTTGATATATTTGATACTGATGTATAATTATATAAATCTACTTCAATAACAAATATGAAATTTAATAAATTGACACCTGATATTTTACAATAATTTTTAAAATTTAATACTGTATTATTTTTAATATTCAATCCATTACTTATTCCATTATTTGAACCTCCTTCTACTAAGCTATTGTAATTGTTAATAAAGTTACTCTCAACTATTGATGAACTCATTAACATTGTGTTTATACTTGAATTTATTATACCTCCAAGTCCAGTGAATTGTAATATTTTTATACCATAAAAAATGCTTGATCCATAATAATTACATGTCCAACTACCATTTAAATATGCATCTTCTCCATCTCCTATTAAATATCCATGAAAAAATGATGCTGGATTTTCAATAGTTTCTCCTCTATATAATATATTACGAGCATTATCATCATATAATGATGTAAATTTTGTCAATGTCGCAATTGGAAATTCTCTTGTTCCTGGATTATTGTTGTTGCCAGTTATTGAACATACAAATGTGGTGTTTGCATCAGTGAGAACAGTATTTGTAACTGGATTATAGTATCTTTTAAATATTCCCATAAACTAGATATTTTTTAAAATTAAAATCTTGATTTCCAACAATTGGATAATATTCAGCCTCTACTGTTATATTACCAAATATCCAAGTCGATGGTCTTCCAAATTTATCAAATGTTGAACAAGTTTTTGATTCATCATTCTTAAAATTTATTTTACTTAAGCATTCAGTTTGAAACCATATCGTAAATCCAGATGATTGAAATTCTAAATCTTTAGATTCATCAAACTCTATTGTGTCTGTTATTTGTATCATATTTTATTTGTTTTTTAGAAAATTATAATCGCATTAGCATTGTCATATCCAGTTTGTATTGCAATATCTAAAATAACTAAGTCAGTTAAAGCAGGTAAAGTTACTCCAACTAATGTTATTTCATCGTAAGTAATATCACTAATTGAAACAGTTACTCCTGAACAGTTAGTTGTTAATAATACTCTTGATATTGTTTTATCTGTTATCCATTGAAATCTTTGAGGACTTGGTGTGCTATTTGCTCCAATTTTACTTAAAGATAAACTTTGAGGTATAATTGATGAATCAACAGTAATTCCATTTCCGTCAATACAAAGATGAATTTCACCACCATTAATAGGAGTAGGGTAAGAACCATCATTTTTCTTACAATAATATAATTTTCCTCCTGATATTTCAACAAACTGTCCTACACAATTATTATAAGTACCTCCATTTATCGTAGTAAATGAAGAAGATAATCCTTCACAATTAGTAAAAGTACCAGAGCAAATTCCATTAAAACTACCGTTATTCCCTTTACAATTTAAAAATGTACCAGTTAAATTATTTACTTGAAAAATTAATACAGAATTTACATCTGTAAATGTTCCAGATAATGTATCAATTGAACTTGAAAATAATGGCAAATTATTAGAACTGAATATGTTTTTGAAAATACCTGAGCAATTAAAAATACCTGAAAACCCAGATCCCATTGTAATATTTATATTCTTAAATGTTCCAGATGCAGTAACATCACCATTAGTAGTATCAGCTTGAATTTGTCCAGAGCAATTTTCAATATATAATTCTGGAAAATTTCCTGTTAGTTTTAAGCCACCGTCAATAAAGTTAATACCATTTATTTTTATTTTATTATTAGTAATTATAACACCAGAACCACCAATATTTACATCGATATTTCCAGTAGATGAAACTAAATTTATATTTTGAGTATCTAAATTAAGACTATCAGTTAGAAAACTATAATATCCAGGATATATAATAATATTAACTGGACTATCTGGTGCTGGTACTATAGCTTTCGCTATATTATACACATTTTGCAATTCATTTCCATTTATTCCAGGATTACTATTTCCACCTTTTACTGTTAAAAATTGAGTTCCTATTGTTGGAGCAAAATCACCTCCCCCAATTATTTTTCCATAACCGTCAATACATAATATAATTGTACCTCCACTTGAAGGTATTTCAAATGTACCTGGAGTAGTCAATCTACAATTATATAAACTTCCTGTTAATGCTCCACCTCGTGTAGAGTCACCAAAAGATTTACTTTTTGCTGTACAATTTATAAATGTTCCAGATGCAATACCATCAATTCCAAATGAAGTATTTCCAGCAGTACAATTTATAAATGTTCCAGATACATTTGCTCCAACTTCATTTGTTCCAAATGAGAAATCTCCAGAATTACAATTAATAAATGTACCAGATAAAGATGTTGAAGAAAATCCAGTTTCAGCAGTACAATTTATAAATCTTCCAGATAAATCTCCATTCTCTCCATTAAACAACGCACCGTCTGATGTTATATTTTCAAAATGACCAGGAAAGTCAGAAACACCTGATCCAAATGTGTTATTTGTTAATTTTAAATTTTTAAATGTTCCAGATAAAATAGTACTATTATCAATTGTGCTACCTTTAATTTGTCCTGAACAATTTTCAATCCTTAATCCAGGAAAATTTCCTCTTATTTCTAATCCCATACCTGTAAAATTTATACCAATTAATTTAATATTATCTGTGATAATTAATATACCACTATAACCAATTTCAATATCTAATTCCCCTGTTGAAGAAATTAAATTTATATAAGGAGTATCTAAACTAATTAATGATGTCATTCCATAATAACCAGGATAAATAATTATATTAATTGGACTAATTATTGTTGGATTTAAAGCCTTAGCTATATTATAAACATTCTGTAACTCAGCTCCATTTGTTCCAGGATCACTACTGATTCCTTTAACTGTTAAATATTGATTTCCATCTGATGGAGCAAAATCTCCTGCTCCTATTACTGCTCCATAACCGTCAATACATAACAGAATAGTACCTCCACTTGAAGGAAGTCCAAATGTACCTGGCGTAGTCAATCTACAATTATATAAACTACCTGTTAATGTTCCACCTTGTTTAGAATCACCAAAAGATCCAGTATTACCTTTTGCTGTACAATTCACAAATGTTCCAGATGTCATACAATGAGCACCAAATGAAGAATTTCCAGCATTACAATTAATAAATGTACCAGACACTTCTATTCCACTATTACCAAATGAATTATCACCAGAATTGCAATTAATAAAAGTAGTTCCAGATGATATAATACAACCTCCTCCTCCTCCAAATCCAGCATCATCACATGTACAATTTTCAAATGTCGCACCAGATGATATGACAGCTCCTCCTACACCAAATCCGTTTGCAGCATTACAATTTTTGAATATACCAGATATAATTTTAGTATCATAAAATAAATTTCCACCTTTATGATATATATTTTCAAAATATCCAGATGCTTCTTGTATATAACCAAATCCATTACCATTAACTAAATTTATATCTTTAAAAGTTCCAGATAAATTAGTATCTGGATACGTTAAAATATTACCCCCATCTATCATTCCTGAACAATTTTCAATCCATAACCCTGGAAAATTTCCAGTGAGTTTTAATCCACTACCTCCAAAAAATATACCTGTCAATTTAATATTATCTGAAATAACAATAGCGCCAGCAAATTCAATTTTAACATCTAATTCTCCTGTTGCTGATATTAAATTTATATAAGGAGTATCTAAACTAAGTCCATTAGGCATTCCGTAATATCCAGGATATATAATTATGTTTATAGGATTATTTGAACTCGGATTTATAGATTTTGCTAAATCATATACAGTTTGTAATTCCTCTCCATTTATTCCAGAATCAACATTTTTTCCTTCAACAGTTAAATATTGAGCACCATCAGATGGAGCATAATTAGTTGGAATTCCAACTACATTAGTTGCTGATATATTTGTTATTTTTGATCCATCTCCACTCATTGTACCACCACTTACAACTAAATTACAATCTACTATTACATATCCAGTACTATTAATAGGTTTTATTGCTTCATAATCTGCATGTCTTATTGACTTTAATGCATCGCCAACATTATCTATTGTTATATTTGGATTGACACTTATCATATAAGACGTCATTGTTTCAAAATCAGAATTTAAAGGTACTCTCCAACCATCTGGATTATTTTGTATTAATGTGTTAGCTGCAAATAAGCAATATATTCTACCGTATATAACATTTATATCATTTTGAGTATATCCACTAGGCATGGTAAAAGGTAAATTAAATATTGCATAATCTTCTATAATATTTTCAATTGGATATTCAGCATAAGCAGGATATTGAGTACTAGTATTATACCACCAATCATGATCATCCAAAGTTACTAATGAAGTTGTTGCAGATGATGCATAATCATATCCATTTATAACTCTTAAATTTTCTCTAGTCCAAATTTGAGTACCAATTTTAACACAACTATATACATTTCCGTCTATATCTGTGAATCCAGATGAAATTATTTCTCCATCAGATAATAATGTTTCACCTGAAGTCGCTTCACGAGTTAGTCTTATTGAAAATCCATTATATCCAGACCATTCATTATATGAAATAGTAGATAATTGATTATCTAAAAGTGCAGCATAAAATTTAGTAGATGTACTACCTGGTGTTGAAGTTCCAAAATAAGTTGAAAATCCGTTATTAAAATAAACTCCTTGGTTTCCTCTAATACCTGCTGTTACAGCGTCAAAATTATAATAATCTTTTCCATATATATTATAATCCCCACTATACCACCAAAGAGGAAATTCAGTTGTAGTTCCAATAGTTGGTGGTACTTTTTCCCAATAACTTGCAGAACTACTTCCAGTTAATCCGCTTTCAAATCCTCTAACCCATTCCTGACTAGCTAAATATATTATTTCACTCATAATTAATATTTTTTTTTATTTTCTTTATTTTTGAATATAAATTTATTCAGTAACATAAGGAAATTCAAGATCTATTTTATTTATTTCAGAAAGCCATAAATCTTTTGATTGATTAGCTTTATCTATATTATTAAGAGCCAGATATTTTTGATATGCCATATAATATGAATCACTTCTATCTTTATACGCCATACTTCTTTTAAATTTTATCTCATCATTATTATCAATGTGAGTTGGCATTCCAACAAAAACATTTAAATCATCTTCATAAACAGTTGTTGTTCCTGTTACATATATAACTTCTTTATATCCGTTTTCAATTGAATATGTTGTTGAATCTCCTAACAGCCAATTTGGTTGTGTAAAAAATTCTATTTTTCCTTCTATTAATTTTGCTTTCATATTATCAATTAATTTTTATATTATATTCCAAATCTGGATCTTATAGCAGTAAAATTATTCATAATTTCACTATCATTTAATGCTCTATTATATCTTCTTTGAGTTGCAATATACCCAGAAAAATGCTCTTGCATTGAATTGTATGCTCCAACATAATGTCCAGATGTATCTGAAAATGGTGTTGCTGGATTATATGGAACAGAATTTGAATTTACTAATTCACCATTTATATAAATTCTGAATCCAGTATCACTTAATACTGCTGCTACATATGTCCAGGTATTTAAATATATATGACCACCAGACATCTCTCCATTATTTGTACAATAAATCCATAAACTTCCATTATTCTGTACTCTGAATCTATATTGATATCCAAACCCTTTTGAACATATTTGTCTATTATCATTTAAATTATCACAATAAATAACAGAATCTAATGTTATGTTGGTATTTAATGAACTAAAATCTGGTGAGACACCAACACCCATTCCTTGTGTTCCGTCAAACCTCATGCTACCTCCTCCTATTGTTTGAAATTCATTTCCAGTATTTAGATACGCATTATTTTCTCTTCCTGTTAAATCATACCAAATATTTCCAGATTTAGGATAAGATGCTAGATTTCCTGCATCCAAATCTAAAACTGTTATTCCAGTTGTAGTGATACCAGTTATAATATCTGCTGATGCCCATAAATTATCTACACCTTTAAATGGTATAATTTCTTCTGGGTTAAATAATTCTCCGCTATAATATTTCATATTAAATGTTTTTAATTGCTACTGCATAAATTTCAAAAGCAGTTTCTGTAAATACCTGTTCATAAACAATTGTCCAAGTAGAATTGATTCCTAAAATAGGAATATTTCCACGCCAAACAACTCCAGTCGGTTGATAAATTGTAGGTACTGAGCTTCCTGTTTTGAATATTAAAATTGATTCATTAACTAACCCATTTGCTGGAGTAGGAAGAATAACAGTTATTGTGTTTCCACTCGATATTGTTCCAATATATGTTTCAGTCCAATTATCTAAATTTAAATTTCCAGTAGGAGAATTTATTTTTTTATATTTATATACAGTATTGATTGTGACTCCACTACCAATTGCAACAGTTAATCCACTGAAAATATCACTAACCCATTCTTCACTTGCTAAATGTATTATATCTGAAGCCATAGATTAAAATGTTATTTTATTTATAACGCCATTCATCATATAATTTATAAATCCAGTTACTGTATCACCTTCGATCGTTACTGCAGATGCGATAAATTTATACACATCAGTTGGATTTACTAATGCTGGTTTTTTCAAATTATATGCTAATATTGCTTTGCTTACATCAGAAGGATTTGCAGTGTTTCCAGATGCGATTAATGCTAATATATCATTTTTAGCTGCAGTATCTCCAGAATTTGTACTTGATAATATTTTTTTCTGATCTTCTGTTGGAAATACTCGATCTTTTGGCATCCAAACTCCTTCACTTAGGGATATTAAATTTGTCATTTTTGTTATATTTTTTTTTGTTTATAATAGTATATATAAAAAACTCAAAGCAAAATAAGTCTATAATGATAAAAAAAAACTCAATTAACTATTATTAACTGAGTTTCTTATCTATTTTTATATTTTATAAATTTGCATCTACAATAACCATTTTATCATAAATTAATTTTTGCTCTCCGTTTGAATTAACAAATAATTCTTTTGTGTAAGTATTATAAATATACGTTGATGATGTTAAATCTAAATTAAAATAATTAAAATTGTCACATACAGTATTCATATTAAAATTACTACCAATTATAATATTTTGAAAACTACTACCAATTGTGTTATTATTAAAACTATCACCAATAGTATTCTCAGAAAAATTACTACCAACAATATTATTCTTAAAATCTTCTCCAACTGTATTAGATTGAGAATAATTATTAATAGTATTATTTTTAAAATTATTTCCTACTGTAAATTCACAGCCACTACCGAATGTATTATATTGAAAATTGTCTAATGTTGTTAAATTACATTGACTTCCAATTGTATTATTTTGAAAATTACTACCGATTGTAAAATTGCATTGTCCAACAAATGTATTATTATAACAATTATCAGAAATAGAACCGTTAATCTGACTACCAAAATTATTATTTGAAAATTGACTTCCTATTGTCAAATTACATTGATTTCCAAATACATTATCATAACAATTATCTCCAATTGACAAATTACATTGACTACCAAATATATTATTAGAAAATCCTGATCCTCCTAATGACAAATTACATGAACTATTAAAAATATTATTGGAATAATTATCACCTAGATTACATTTAGCCTGACTACCAAATGTATTATAACTAAAATAATTACCTAAAATACTATCTACAATAATTCCACCAAATATATTATACTGACAATAATTTCCAATTTTGTTACGCACAAAATTGTTTTCAATTGTATTATTCCAAAAATCAGTACCAATTGTATCAAATTGACAATAATTTTTAAATGTATTATATTTACTATTATTGCCTATATTAATCGTATTACATTGAATACCAAATATATTACCTTGTCCATTTAATATAGTAATATTTGAAGAGTTGCTTCCAATTGAATTATTAAAGCAACTACCAGAAAATATATTAAAGCTACATTGATATTCAATAACATTATTACTACAATTACCATCAAATGTATTATTCATACTATAACTTTCAATCGTATTATTAACATTATTAATACCAAATGTGTTACGAGAACATGAGTTTTTAATGATATTACTATTATTACCATTTCCAAATATATTATTACTGCACATGTTGCCTATTATATTATCATGAAAACTATTTCCTATTGTATTATATTGACAATCATGATCAATAATATTATCTTTACTATCATTACCAATTATATTATAACTAAACTGGTGATTAATATTATTTTGATAAAAAGTAGTTCCAATTGTATTATTATAAAATGAATCTCCAATTGTATTATTATTAAAATTAGTATCTGTGGTATTATTACGATACTCATTTTTTATATTATTATATTGAAAATAATCTCTGTTTTTATTACTACCAAAATTATTTCCAATTATATTATCTGAAAAATAGCTTTTGATATTATTATCTCCAAAATAATTTCCAGTTGTATTTGATACAAAATAATATCCAATACTATTATTTTGAAAACTTTTTCCAATATTATTAAAAATAAAATTATAGCTAATACTATTCTGATTGAAACTATTTTCTATTGTATTATTTTGAAAATCCATACCAATATTATTATTATAATATTGATTTATAATATTATTAAAAATAAAATTATTTCCAATAATATTATCAAAAATATAATCACCAATATTATTATTTTGAAAAAAATCACCAACACTATTATTATTAAAATAATTTCCAATTATATTATTTTGAAAATAACCACCTATGCTATTATTAATAAAATTATTTCCAATAATTTTATTATATTGAAAATAACTTCCAAAAATTATAGTATTTTTATTGCTTATAATATCACCATTATTGGTATTACTATTATGTTGTTCTATCTTATTAGAATGAGAATAATTATAATTATTAATATCAGACCACATATTATAGTCAGTGTAACCTGTACTACATGAAATGTTTGAATTCCCAATGCTCCATACATTTTCAGTTGGACTCACATAAGACAAGTTATTCCATTTAAATTGATTCCAATTATATGAAAAATTATTATCTCCAATAGTATTATTATATAAACAAATATAAATTGATCCATTGTATAAAACAACATCATTTTTTTGATATGTTGTTCCTGAATTCCAAACATTATTTACAATTATCTGCCATCTTCTAAATTTAACTTGTCTAAAATCAAATGATATATCATTATCTTGAATCGTATCTATTCTTCTATAAATATATCCATATTGACAGCCAGGTACCATATTAGAATCATTTCTATAATTATAATATATTATATCCTGAGGATATAAACTTGAATGAGCCTCAACATTTAATGTATTAAAACTACTTGATATTACCAATAACGGTTCATTTATACCGTAATTAATATCACTTGTGTTTGTTATCTGATGTACTGTTTGATAATCAGTAATCAAATATGCTTGGTTAGGAATTAAACTATTCGAGTTAATTAAATTTAGTAAATCATTATAAGTTAAATCTATAACTGATGTTCCGCCAGAACCTCCACCTGTGGATCCAGTCAATTGACTATTAACCCACTCTTCACTAGCTAATTGAATATTTATCATATATTAAAAAATTATTTATTCTATATATTAAAAATTAGAAATAAAAATAATTTTTTAAGAAGATTTAACTATTGATAATTGTCAATTTTTTAAAAGGAGTTTATGGTATAAATATATATACTTATATGAATGGAATATATAAAAACCCAAGAGTAGGGGTCAATCAGTATGGTAACAATGTTGCTCCTATTAAACAGACAGATGAATTTAATTATTTAATTAATCTAAATGTAAATAGCATTATAAATTTTGATAACGGTACTGATGAGTTGAAAGATAGCGGAGAAATAATACTTCCTAGAAAATATCATATATTTGTAGGTACTAAGGACGATGAATTGAAATTTAAACCTTATGAATATGATCAATATAGAATTGTAGTTACCACTTATAAAGATATTATAATTAGTATAGATTCATTAGGATAATTTTAAATTGTTTTACAAAAAAATGGTATGCATTATATCCCTATAAAAGGTATTTATTGCATACCATTTTATAATTATTATAATTTAAAACTTTCATCATCATCAAAATCAAATTCATCACATGGTTCATCATCAAATAAATCCAAATTAAAATCCAAATTATCTAACTTAATTTTATTAGGTAGATTAAGTGGTATAGTTGTAGATGCTGAATTAATAATAACAGAATTTGAATTATTTATTTCTTCAAGTTTTCTTCTACGAATATATTGTTCAAGATCCTTTACATCAATTGAATTCAATATATCATCTATGTCAATGTTTACATTTAAGTTCATTTTATTATATATTAACGTATGTGTTTTGATATGAGTTTAAAGGAAAATCTATATTATAATCATCTGTACAAAATATAGGGTTTAATTCAAGTGGAGGTAGTTCAGTAGGATTTAAACAGTTTTCTAATTTTTTATTGCGAAGATACCTTTCAATAAGTCTTGGATCAATTGAATTAAGTACCTGATCAACGTCTTCTAAATCAATTTCAAATTTTAATTTCATGTTTTTTAGTTTTAATAAATGCCTAAAAAGCTATCACTTTTACATGATAGCTTTTGTCCCTGGCGAGGAAGTCACATGATTATCGAGGTTTCATGTAACCGTGAATATTTTTAATTAGATACGCAAGATCTTAAATTGTTCTCTTTAATATCATCAATTGAATTTTGATAATCTTTTAATTTATAATCAAATTCATTATACAATTCTCTGAGATGATCATCTTCTATATTATCTCTTTTCAAAACATTAAATGCTTTTCCAATTCCATCTCTGGCTTCAGTTAATAACTTAATCTCTTTCTCTAATAATTCAATTGTTTTTGTCATATTTATTATATGAGATGTTTATAAAAAAGTTTTTCAATTATTAGTTAATAATATTTAAATTTTATATCCAATTAATTTATTGTATTCTTCATTTGATAAAAAAGGATTACCTATATTATGATTAGTATAATAACCTAATTTACTATCACGTTGTCCACATATTATTTCAAATTTATTTAATCTTATATAATCTTTTAATAATCTTTTAATTGTGTGTTGTATATAATTCATGCTATTTGTAGAAAGTGTATTCTTATTAACATATTGCCATATATTATAACTACAATATAAAATTTTATTTTTTAAGTCTTGTTGAAATAATCCACATCCTACTCCGTCTAATTTAGGTGAAATTATTTTAGTGTTATTTAATTTACATAATTTTGCTCTACGTATATTTTTTTCACAATAAAAATAATTTATAACATCAGGATATTCATCAACTGTTATTGTGTTGCAAGATTCAAATTTATTTATTATCCAATTAGTAATTTCTTTTTCTGTCATTTTTATTATATAAAAAGTAATTAATAAAGTTTCAAAAAAAGAGAAGTAATTTCACAACCACTTCTCTTCAACTAATTTTTTAATATGATTTAAAAATTAAACACAGAAAACGAACTATGCTCAAAATATTGTATGATTATATTATAAAAAAGTTTATTAATCAGATTTATTTTTGTATCTTTGTAAATTAAATATTATCATATGAAAAAAGAAGAGTTAAGTAAATGGTTTCTAAATAAATTTAACTCATGTTATTCAGAAACTTGTGATTACCAAATATATTGGTTCTATAATGAAAGATATATTAGAATGAATAAATTGTGTAAATTAAATAATACTAAATCTATTATTCCGTCAAAAAACGATCATAACAGTATTTGCTTATTTCATCAAGATACAGTTAATAAATATTTGTGGTGTGATTATTGGATAATATGGTCATTTTTAGAAAAAAATTATTCTAATGATGAAGATGATGTTGTGACTATTATACAAGAGATTTTAAAAGATAATACAGAACTCAAAAAATATATTCCTTATCCTGATTATTAAATATTATCATATGACAAAAGAAGAGTTGAGTAAATGGTTTGTAGATAAATTTAATTCATGCTATCCAGTTAGTATAACTGGTGACGAATCTCGTTTGTTATTTTTCTATGATGAACAATTTATTAGAAAAAAAAAATTGTGCAAAATTGAAAATAAAAAACTATCTAATCATAATGTCAACGGTTTTTGTTTATTTGATTTGTATATTAGTAATAGATATTTATATTGTGATTTAGAAACAATTTGGAAATTCTTTGAGAAAAATTATAGTAATGATTATAGTAAAATACAATCACTTATAACTGAAATAATTAAAAATCATATACCAAAATTAAGTTATCATACTCCTCAATGTTCTAGAGTGAATACAGCATATCCAAAAAATTATTATCACAAATTAAAAATATATAAATCAATACTATAATGACAAAAGAAGAATTAAGTGATTTTATATTGGAGACATTAAAAAAATGCTATAAAGTTAAACATGAGGATTATCCAAGTATAATTTTTTGGATATATGATGAACAATTCATTAGAAAAATTAAATTAGGCAAAATAAATAATCAAGACATAAAAATTACAAATGAAATTAACGGAACTTGTATATTTCAACAAGATTTTAAAAAATTAAAATTTCGTTGTAATGATGATATTTGGACTTTTTTATTCAGATACTATTCCGATGATTACTATGATAATCAGAAATTCATGAAAGATATACTAAAAAATATTACTAATTTAAATATGTATTTACCAACAATGAATTCATCAACAGCTAATATATCATTGAAAAATTACAAGAAAATAAGTTTATATTTAAATGATGTATAAAAAAGATTTATATGATTGGTTCTGGAATAAATATAATTCCTGCTATCAAGTTAAAGTAGAATTATATCCAGATAGTGTATTCTTAGTTTATGACGAAAAATATATAAGAAAACTTAAATTGTTTAAATTAAATAATACAGAAGAGTTAATTTCAATTAATAATGTTGAAGGAACATTTTTATTTAATCAGGATAATAAATTTAGAATTTTATGGCTGAGTGAAGAATTGTGGAAGTTCTTTGAAAAAAACTATTCATATGACTACTATGATATTCAAAAACTAATAAAAAAACTACTAAAAGATCATCCAATTTTATTCGATTATAATCCTTTACCTGGTATGATTAAAAATATATATGAAAATAGTATTATAAAATCAAGATTATAAAATTATATGAGAGAAGAAGAATTAAAAAAATGGTTCTGTGATAAGTTTAATAATTGCTATCCAACAAAACATTCTAAATATTTAGATAGTGTCTATTGGATTTATGATGAGCAGTATATTAGAAGATTAAAGTTATGTAAAATAAATAATCAAGAAATTCCTGCACCTGATAAAATAAAAGGAGTCTGTTTATTTGAGCAAACTAAAAAATTCGAATATTTGTGGTGTGATTATGATTATATATGGTCATTCTTTGAAAAAAATTATATTAATGACTATGATAAAATACAATTATTTATAACAAATATAATAAAAGATAGTATAGAACAGTCTTCTATAAAATATTCACCATCACAACTTAAAAAAATTAAACCTATGATGATGATATTTAAAGATGCATTTCCAATGACTGAAATTGATAATTTAAATAACCATAGTATTAGATATGATAACTTGAGTTCAATTAATGATGTATTAGATTTAACAGATAATTCAATAAATAAATTTTTATGAACAAAGAAGAATTAAGTGAATGGTTCTGGAAAAAATTAAATTCGTGCTGTCCAGTTTATCATCTGGATTATCCAGATAGTGTGTTCTGGTTTTATGATGAAAAAATAATTAGAAAAATTAAATTGTGTAAATTAAATAATCAAAAAATAAATTTTAATATTAAATTTAGCAATAATTGTTTATTTGAACAGAACAATAAAGAATGTTATTTATATTGTGATTTTGAGAAAATATGGACATTTTTTCATAAAAATAATGACACTGGATATCGTGAAATTCAAAAAAGCATAAAAAATATATTAATTGAAAATCCTAAATTAAGCAAATATACTCCTCTAATGAGAAATCTTATTTGGACTGATATGATGTATGAAAATAGAAGTTTATCATTAATTACAGACATTTAATAATATGAACAATATTGAAGCATCATATATTCTATTAAATAAGTTTAATTTGTGTTATAAGGTTAAATGCGCTGATTATCCTGATAGTATATTCTGGTTCTATGATGAACAATTCATTAGAAAACAAAAAATATGCAAATTAAATAATCAAGATGTTTTGTTGCCTAAAAAAATAAATGGATATTGCCTATTTGAACAAGATATTAAATCAATGAATTTATTTTGTGAAGACGGACTTTGGGATATTATTGAAGAATGTTGTAATAAAAAAAATATTGACATTAGAACGATTATAAAATATTCACTTGAAAATTATAAAATATTCAATGATTACAAATTCTACAATGAACGTGGTTCATTTAAATCTATGATTACAGATATTACAAAATTAACAATATATAGTAATGAGTAAAGAAGAATTATCAGATTGGTTTTGGAATAAATTTAATTGCTGCTATCCAGTTAAATCAGATGAATTTCCTGATAGTATATTCTGGTTTTATGATGAAACATTTGTTAGAAAACAAAAAATATGTAAATTAAATAATCAAGATATTACTTTTCCTGATAAAGTTAAAGGAGTTTGTTTATTTGATCAGGACACTAGATATGAAGTATTTATGTGTGATTATGATTTAATTTGGACATATTTTAAAGATAATTATGGAGATGATTATGATTATATACAATCACTTATAAGCGATATACTTAAAGAAAATGATAATTTAAATGAATACACACCCAGATATCTTAAAATAAAAAATTATCATAATTTAACTGTATATACACCAGTTATTCAATATAAAGAAAATATTAAAAATATGCATTATAATATTAAATTGAAAATATATGAGTAAAGAAGAATCATCAGAGTTTTTTTGGAATATTTTTAACTGCTGCTATCCAGTTAAATCAGATGAATTTCCTAATTGTATATTGTGGATTTATGATGAAAAATTTAATAGAAAACTTAAATTGTGCATAATAAATAATCAAGGAATATCAATACCTAAAAATATGAATACTGGATCATTATTATTTGTACAAAATATAAACAAAAAAAATTTGTACATTAATAATAACGAAATATGGAATTTCTTTGATAATAATTTAAGAATTGAAGATAAAAATGTTAAATTAATGATATATGAAATTTTAGATAATAGAAACAATGATGATATTTTTATCTTAAATTCTTATGATATAATACAACATCTTCCTTATGATTTAATCACTTATTTAAGTCTGCAAAAAGAACGAGAAAAACATTTTCATGTATGGACATCATATTTTTTTCTACATTTTCAACATCTACACAATTTAAATATATATGAGTAAGGACGAATTATCAACTTGGTTCTGGAAAGTTTTAAATTCCTGCTATCCACTTTACAAATCTAATAATCCTAATATTATATCATGGTATTATAACGAGAATTTTTCAAGAAAAATTAAATTATGTAAAATAAATAATCAAAAAATTATAATAACTGACGAATTTAAAGGTGATTTTGTTTTTGAACAAAACATTAAATTCAAATCAATATATTTTAATCATGATAATATATGGAATTTTTTTAAAAATAACTATTCAACTGAAGATGTTTATATAGGTATATTACTAAAAGAAATATTAAATAATAGTAATAAATTTAAAGGTTATAAATCATATATGACATACAATTATGATAATTTTTTACTGAAGTACAATCAAAGTTTTGAATTATATGAATAAAAAAGAATTAATTAAATGGTTCTGTGATAAGTTTAACTCGTGCTATTCAGTTAAGCATGATGATTATCCAGGTGTCATATTATGGTTTTATGATGAAACATATATTAGAAAACTTAAATTATATAAACTTAACAAGCAAGAGAACATATTACCAAATAAAGTTAAAGGAATTTGCTTATTCAGACAAGACACAAGAAAAAAAATTTTTTGGTGTAATTATAATGAAATTTGGGAATTTCTTGAAGATAATTATAAAGATGGAGATTATAATGAAATTCAACTACTTATAAAGAATGTACTATCAAATAATATAGAATTAAAAGAATATGATCCAAAATTAACTGACATCATAAGTAGTAGAATAATATCAAATAATGAAAAATTGAGTTCATGTTATCCTGCGTCAATGAGAGTAAACTTTAATGAACTTAATGATATTGAAAAAATAAAAATAGATGAATAAAAATGAATTATCAAATTGGCTCATTGATAAAATGAAATCATGCTATCCAGCTCATGACTTAATTAGTCCTAATAATTTATATTATTTCTATGATGAAAGACATATTAGAAAACTTAAATTGTGTAAAATAAATAACAACAAATATAAATATAAATTACCTAATAAAGTAAAAGGAAAATGTTTATTCACTAAAAATTATAAAGCAAATGTTTTATATTTTAATTATGATGATACTTGGAGATTCTTTGAAAAAAATTATATTAATGATTACGGTAAAATTCAAACTCTTATTTGTAATATATTGACAAAAAATTCAAACTTAAATTTAAAAATAAATCAAATCTCCTTTTCTTGGTTATTACCATATGCGGGTGTTGAAAAATTAACAATTTATAAATCAAATCTAATGCAACCAATTCAGTTCAAAGATAAAATGATAAAAAATGAGTAAAGAAGAATTATCAAATTGGTTGATTAGCAAAATTTTATATTGCTATCCAGTAGTAGATAAAGAATGGAATGATTACGTTTTTTATTTCTATGACGAACAATATATTAGAAAACTTAAATTGTTTAAGTTATATAATATAAAAATAACATCGCCAAATCAAGTTAATGGAATATGCTTATTTAGTTTAAATATTAAATATAAAATTATTTACTTTCATTATGAATATGTTTGGAAATTCTTTGAAAATAATTATATAAATAATTATATACAAATTGAAAAATTTATAACTGAAATTATAAATGATTATAAACAACTAAATAAGTATTCACCAAAAAAAAATTCACAAGGATTTAGATATCCTGAACTAATAAGAAGTAAGAAAAATTTAGAAATTAGAGAAGCTGATTGGTCATCTCTACTTCCAAGTTCATATAAAAAATTAATAGTATTGAAATAAAAAAACTCAGTTAAATTAACTGAGTTTTTTATTTTATGCATTTGCATTAACAATAGTATTTCTATCGTATGCTAACTTTTGAATCACAGATGAATCAACATATAAATCTTTTGTGTAACTATTATAAATATATGTAGATGCTGTAAAATCTGATAAATGATAATTGTTAATACCAACATCATAATTACCAATATTGAAATTATCACAAACATTATTCATCTTAAAATTGCTACCAATTACATTACGATTAAACGCGTTACCAATAGTATTATAGCTAAAAACATTTCCAATGTTATTGATGTCAAATCCATTTCCAATAGTATTAAATTGAAAATAATTCCCAATAATATTACCATTAAAATATCCACCAAAAGAATTTCCTGTATTATTATTTTGAAAATTAGAACCAATCCTATTATTTTGCGAGCCATTTCCAATAGTATTACATAGAGCAGCATATCCAATACTATTATAACTAAAATATGATTCAATAGTATTACGAGAAAACGCTTCACCAATATAATTATGAATAAAATATTCTCCAATACTATTATAAAAAAACACATCTGAAATAGTATTATATTGAAACATGCTTCTTATTGTATTATTATAAAAACTAGCTCCAATACTATTATTCATAATATTACTTTCAATTGTATTAAATGTAAAATTAACTCCGATACTATTGTGTTCAAAATTTCCTCCTATTGTATTATTAAAAAAACTAGCTCCAATACTATTATAACTAAAATATGATTCAATTGTATTGCAGTTAATATTATTTCCAAAAAATACAGTATTATTACAATTAAGTATATCTCCATCTCCAATGTAATCTTGTTTTATTCTATTAGAATAAATTGTACTATCATATGTATTAAACATCAGATAATCAGTATATAAAGTGGATGTTGGAATACTAAAATAAAGATACCAATTTGTTATATTTGGACTAGAATAACTTAAATTAGCCCATTCAAAACGTTTCCAAATAATTTGATTTGTTTGTGTTGATGGATTCACACCAATTACATTATCAATTAAACATATATAAATTTGTGTTGTCCCACTGATTAAAACAACATCACTTCTCATATATGTTGATCCTGAATTCCAAATGTTTGTAACATTCAATTGCCATCTTCTAAATTTTACTTGTCTGAAGTCAAATGGAATATCATTATTTTTTAATGTATCAACTCTTCTATAAATATATCCTTTTGCACATCCAGGCATCATACTTTGATTATTATTGAAATCATAATATATTATATCATTCGGATATAATCTTGAATACGTCTCAGGCTTTAATGTATTAACACTACTTGCAGTTACTAATAAAGGTTCTGTTGTTCCTGAATTTATAATAGTTGTTTCAGGTATTCTATGTATAGTTTGATAATCAGTAATTAAATATGCTTGATTAGTAGTTAATCCACTATTATTAATTAATGTTACTAATCCACTATATGTGACATTTGTAACTGAATTTGTACCTCCACTAGAACTTATACTAATACCTGATGTTCCTGATGTACCATTTTGTCCAGAACTTCCATATCCAACTGAACCATTCTGTCCTGAAGTTCCTGACGTTCCTGAATTACCGGAACTTCCTGTGTTTCCAGTTGATCCATTCTGTCCAGATGTTCCAGATTTACCTGCTGTTCCACTAGTCCCATTTTGACCTGATGTACCAGAGGTGCCTGTTGATCCACCTGTTGTTCCAGATAATCTTCCTTCAACCCATTCTTCACTCGCTAACTGTATATTTACCATTAATTTTTTTTATTTGTATATATTAAAAAACAATAAATAAAAAACTCAGTTAAATTAACTGAGTTTTTTTATTAATTTCCTATGATTTTAAGTTTTATACTTTTTTTACATATCTCACAAAATACATTAAATTGATTAAAAATTGCTTCATCTATTCCAGCTAATTTTTTTCGTTGAATTGCTAATTGCTGATCATATGTATATTCAGAATTAATAAGTCCTGATACTTGTGATTCATATGATAAAGAATCATATTCATATAATCCTTCTTGAATATAATCACCCATATCAGTGTAAATTTTCCAACCAGTACTTCCAGATGAAAATCTCAATTCTTTGTAACCATTTTCAATACATAAATCAGAATTGTTATTAAATCCAACTATTCCATCTTTACTTTTTGGTGCTTTTTCGATAGTAACTTTATCTATCATTTTTACATACGTTCTTTTAAATATATTCATAATTATTATTTATTTTTGAAATTCATAAGCTCCAATATCAATAGTAGTTCCACTAATTCTATTATTTGATTTTACATCAAAAACAGATCCATAACCAGAAGTATTATCGCTATTTATTCCGTTGTCTATTAAAAAAGATTGTTCTGAAATATTAAGATTACAAACTAATACATCATCTACTACTCCTGAATTTAAAGATATTATATCAAAATAAGGACTATTAGTATCTCCACTATTATTAGTAGAAATTGATATATTTCCAATACCTGGTCGTTCGTCATTTTCAAATGCAGAATATTCTTCAATACTTGAATTTGTATTAACTACATTATTTTGAGTTCCAGCTATTGATTTATTTCCCCAAACTACAGTATTCTTTAATACACAGTTATTTGTACCACCTCCTGAATTTCTGACAACTGAACAATTTATAAGATTAGCAGATTCTGCTCCTCCAACTAGACTTGCTCCGTAGTTGTTAAAAATTGAGCATGATATTAATGTTCCACCACTTACTCCTCCTACATTACCATTTGAATAATTATTATATACAATTGAACTGATCAAATTTGAATTATATGATCCTGCTGAGTAACTTAAATAGTTAAGAGATTCATTAGAGTTAATAGAGCAATTTACTAAATTCGAAATAAAAAGTGTTGTTCCTTTAGCAGCAGTGCTAATGTTTTTATTTATATCAGAATTTGAAAATGATGATAAAAAACCTGCTGAAACACTTCCAACTGTAGAATTATTACTTATAAAGCAGTTCGTTAGTGATGAATTTATTGCTCCTGCTGATCCACTATATCCATATCGGTCTCCCATATCAGAATTAACTGTTCCAGTATTAACATTACTTGAAATTATAGAATTACTAATTGATGAATTTATAACTCCTACTCCACCATTTATATTTCCAATTGATGAATTAAAAGATACTAAGCAGTTATTAAGATTTGCTCCATAAACACCACTCCATGATGAATACCAGTAATCGTAAGATTCAATATTATTAATTATTTGACAATTTGATAATATTAATGTACCTGAAGAATGAATTCCTGCACATAAATATGGTATTGAGTCATTGAAAGAATCCGATATTTGAAATCCGTTTACAACTGATTTTATACCTGAACTACAATAAAGAGTAGTATATGAAGAAGTTATCTGAGAACCTAATAAATTACCAGACATTATACTTTTATTTTTTGGTACAGGAACAAATAAATCTATATTTCCAGATGGTAATCTTAATATTTCTTTGTAAGATACCATATCACGCTCATATAGAGAACTTTCAGTACCAATAAATCCTCCGAATATATTTATTCCAGTCTTAAGAAGAAATGATGCAGATCTGGCATCTCCAATTGTTCTTAATGTAGTAGGTAAATAAGTAATTCCACTTTCAGATCCTTTAACAAAAATTGCATCACCAGAATTTGACAAATCAATAGCTGTTTGAATATTCTTATACGAATTTGTCCATGATAATCCATCATTAGTATCTAATCCATTATCTCCATCAACATATCTTATAACTGAACCTATTATCTCAAATCCATTTTCATCAATTCCAACAGTAGCGATATTTTTATAAATAAGTCCTAGCCTCCAAGTAATGCCATTATCTGATGATGACATTGTATACATATATTCACCTACTTCTGTTGGATATTCTAAATTGTCAAATAAAAAATTATTTGGAAAACTTAATGACACATAATCGTTAAGTTTAATTTTTAAATATAATTGAACATATTTACTCATATCAACATTTCCTGTATTTACAGTTACTGTTAATCCTGACGCTGTTGATATATCATATACTTTAATATTCTTGTCTAATATAATAGAACCTGATACAACTTGTTCAGTGTTATATTGAATTGTGTTACCATCTGTTAAATTTCCTACTATATCAGTTACCCAGTTTTGATTAGCTAAATATATTATTTCATCCATTTATATTTTTATTTCTATATATAAATTAAATAAAATTAACAATTGAAAATAAAAAACTCAGTTAAAATATTTTAACTGAGTTTTTTTAGGTATTTTATGAGTTAAGCATTTGCACTCACAATAACAGTCTTATCATATATTAACTTTAACTGTGATGAAGAATTACTAAATATTTCTTTTGTATATGAATTATAAACATAAGTAGATGATAAAAAATTTGTTCCAGTAACACCACATTGAATAAAATTGTGAGCAAAATTACTTCCTATTGTATTACCACTAAATGTCTCTATTATTGAATTATTTGTAAAATAATTTCCTACTGTATTAATACCAAAATAATTTGATATTGAATTATGTCCAAAATCAGTTCCTATTATATTAGTACCAAATCCACTTTTTATTGTATTATACATAAAATTAGTTCCTATTGTATTAGCACCAAAATTACTTCCTATTGAATTATATCCAAAATTAGTTCCTATTTTATTATTACCAAAATTTCCTCCTATTACATTCAAAGAAGAATTGTTTCCTATCGTGTTAGTACCAAAATTTCCTCCTACCACATTTAAAGTGAAAGCGTTTCCTATTATATTATATCCAAAATTGATATCTATAATATTATTAGTGAGTCCATATCCTATAAAATTAAATTGACAATTACGTTCAATTGAATTATAAGTAAAACTATCACCTATTACATTAAAATTAAAACTATTTCCTATTGTATTATCAGAAAAACTTCCTCCTATTGAATTAATAGCGAAACTGTTTCCTAATTTATTTTTATTAAATGCATATGAAATAGAATTATTATAAAAACTATCTCCTATTGTATTAGTATTAAAACTATTTCCTATTGTGTTCTCATAAAAATTGTTTCCTATAGTATTATTATAAAAACCAGATCCAAGTGTGACTGAATTATTGTTTGATATTATATTTGTTGATGACTGTTCAATTGAAATATTGAAACTCGATGAATAATCCCAAAACATATTATAATCTGTATATCCAGTCGAACATGGAATATTAACACTGAACAAAGCCCAACTATTTTTATATGGACTTGTGTAACTTAAATTACCCCATTCAAATAATTTCCAAATTGAATCAATGGATGGATCAATTCCAGTCACAAGATTATTCATACAAATATAAATCTTAGTTGTTCCACCACTTAAAACAACATCATTCTTATTGTATGTCGTACTATTATTCCAAATGTTAGTAACATTCAATTGAAATCTTCTGAACTTTACCTTTCTAAAATCAAAAGGTATGTCATTAACCTGAATTGTGTCTATCCTTCTATAAATATATCCTTTAGTACAACCAGATACCATACTTTGATTATTAGTATAATTATAATAAATAATATCCTGAGGATATAATGCTGAATATGCTTCTGGTTTTAATGAATTAATACCACTTGCTGTAACTAATAAAGGTTCTGTTGTTCCTGAACTTAACTCAGTTGTTTTAGGAATTACATATACTGTCTGATAATCTGTTATTAAATATTGATTACCTATTGTTAATCCATTTGAAGATATTAAATTAGATAAACTATTATATGTCAAATTTGTAACTGTACTTGTACTTCCACTAGGAGAATTACCAGATGTTCCAGATGTTCCTGAACCTGATGTACCAGAAGTTCCTGAATTTCCAGCAGATCCATTCTGTCCTGAAGTTCCTGACGTTCCTGAATTACCAGAACTTCCTGTGTTTCCAGTTGATCCATTCTGTCCAGATGTGCCTGATCTACCTGCTGTTCCACTAGTTCCATTTTGACCTGATGTACCAGACGTACCTGTTGATCCACCTGTTGTTCCAGATAACCTTCCTTCAACCCATTCTTCACTCACCAATTGAATATTTATCATAGTTAATTTTATTTCTATATATAAATTAAACTAACTGATTAAACAATAAATAAAAAACTCAGTTAAATTAACTGAGTTTTTAATTTTTTATAAATCTAATTATTCAATGACATCTACTATTGTTGTCACATCATATACTAACTTGTTAAGCCCTGTTGAATCAACATATAAGTTTTTAGTATAGGCTAAATAGATATATGTTGATGATGATAAATCTAATCCAGATCCAAAATTATCACATATATTGTTCATAGTAAAATTACTTCCAATTGTATTAGTATTAAAGTTACTTCCAATTGAATTATTTTGAAAGTTACTTCCAATTGAATTATAATTAAAATCACTTACAATTGTATTACCACTAAAAATACTTTCAATAGAATTATTATTAAAATTACTTCCAATTGCATTTCTTTCAAATCCATATCCAATTGAAGTATTAGTATTAAAATCACTTCCAATTGAATTTTTTTGAAAGTTACTTAATATAGTATTATATTGAAAGTTGCTTCCTATATTATTATATTGATAATAATTATCCACACTATTAAAATTGAAATTATTTGAAATTGTATTATAGTTGAAATTTGCGCCAATTGTATCATTATTGGAAAATAGACTTCCAATTGAATTATTATTAAAATTATTTCCAATATTAGAGTTGGAACTAAAATCTGCTCCAATTAAATTATTATAAAAACTACTTGCAATATTATTACTAGTAAAATTACCTCCAATTATATTATTGTAAAAATTATTTGAAATTGTATTATAGTTGAAATTATTTGAAATTGTATTACCACTAAAATTAATATCAATATTATTATTTTGAAAATATGATTCAATATTATTAGAGTTAAAATTATCTCCTATGTTGTCATTTTTATTAAAATCACTTCCAATTATATTATTGTAAAAATTATTTGAAATTGTATTATGGTAAAAATTATTTGAAATTGTATTACCACTAAAAAATTTTCCAATTGAATTATACATAAAGTAATTTTCAATACTATTATCATTAAAATTGTCTCCTATTGTATTACCTGAAAAACCAGTTCCTATTTTATTATTCTTAAAATTGCTTCCTATTGTATTACTATTAAAACCATCTCCTATTGTATTATCACGAAAATTACTTCCTAAAATTATAGAATTATTTTGATCTATTCTATAATTTAGTGCTCCTATTTTATTATTAAAAGCAGTTGAATAATCAACAAAAAAATTATAAACTGTAACTCCACTACTTATATAATTATTTACAATCTTAAAATTTCTAAAATCAAAAGGCATATCATTATTCTGTATTGTATCTATCCTTCTATAAATATATCCTTTAGTAGAACCATGTATAACATTAGTATTATTATTGAAATCATAATATATAATATCCTTAGGATATAATGCTGAATATGCTTCTGGTTTTAATGTATTAACTCCACTAGCTGTTACTAATAAAGGTTCAATTATACCAGTGAAAGTATTTCCATAATATGCATCAATATAAATAGTCTGATAATCTGTAATCAAATACTGACTTCCAATTGTTAATACACTATTATTAATCAAATCGCCCAATTCATTATATGTAACATTAGTTACTGAAGAACCACCAGTACCTCCGCCTAATTGTCCTTCAACCCACTCTTCACTTGCTAATTGTATATTTATCATTTATCATTTTATTTCTATATATAAATTAACAAACTAAAAAACTCAGTTAAATTATTTTAACTGAGTTTTTGTTTAATTAATATCAGATGTTATATTTAACGATTGATCAAATATTCCCTCACAATACATATACTTATTGTCCAATTTTATAATATATAAAATACTATCAATATTTAAATCAGATGATGCAAAATCCTTTATACATTTAAAAGATTCTTTATGAATAGCATAACTATGAGTGAATAATTTACCTGGAATTTTTTCAATTCCTTTATGTACTTTATCTCTGAATATTCCTTTAATGATATTATTCTCCTTCCTGAATTGTATCATATTATCAAAATAAAATAAATTCCAATTATTGTTCTTTAAAAAATTAAAACAAATATCTAAATGATAATCTAATTTTTTTTCAATCTCTATGTTATCCTGATTAAAACAAACATCATCCTCAAATATAAATATCTTATCATAATCATTTTCTATAGCATCATCTATACAACTAATATGAGATGATTTACAAGATTTAGTAGAACTAATATCATCAGTGATAGGAACAATTTTCTTATATTTAGTTATATTTAATATTCTAAACATATTCATTATGTTATCATATCTATCAGTCCTAATTGGTAAATTTATAAAATATACCATATCAAAATATTCAAAATAATTATGCAGTAGCATCTACTATTGTTACTTTATCATAAATTAATTTTCTTTGACCTGATGAATTAACAAATAAATCTTTAGAATATTGATTATAAACATGAGTGGATGATGTGAAATTTAATCCACTATGATCAAAATTAAAATAATCACAAACATTATTCATTGTAAAATTGCTTCCAATTGTATTACTATTAAAATAACTTCCAATTGTATTATATTGAAAATTACTTCCAATTGTATTACTATTAAAATAACTTTCTATACTATTATTTTGAAAATACATTATAATATTATTAAATGTAAATACATTTTCAATCGTATTATTTTGAAAATTACTTCCGATAGTATTATAATAAAAATTACCAAAAATAGTATTATTATTAAATAAACTTCCTATACTATTATTTTGAAAAGCATTTCCAATTGTATTATACTGAAAATTATTCAAAATTGTATTCCAATTAATCATACCTCCAATTGTATTAAATCTAAAATTTATTCCAATAATATTACTGTCAAAATAATCATCTATTGAATTATTTTGAAAAAAATCATCTAATAAATTATCAGAAAAATTGTTTTTTATTGAATTATTATTAAATCCAAAACCAATCAAATTATTGAAAAAATATGAACCTATTTTATTAAAACTAAATGAATTAAAAATAGTATTGTTGAAAAAATATGAACCTATTTTATTGTTATTAAATTGATAACCAAATATTACATTATTTGAATATGTAATCATATCTGATCCATATATATTTGACATAGGAATTAAAAATTGTTTATCTATAATATTATTAAAACTAGTATTATAATCATTCCAATTACTCCACATATTATAATCTGTATAACCAGTAGAACAAGGTAAATATAAAGCATTAAACTGATATCCTACACTTGTCGTACTTACATATGATTTGTTACTTATCATATAAAATGTATTCCAATAATTAGTATTACTTAACTGATTACCTGTATTTCCACTTACTATACTAACATACAGAATATTATTTGTATTACCGCTTAAAACAACATTATTACGATTATATGTTGTTCCAGAATTCCAAACTTCACTAACATTTATTTGCCATCTTCTAAACTTAACATTCCTAAAATCAAAAGGAATATCATTGTTCTGTGCAGTATCTATCCTTCTATAAATGTAACCTTTAGTACATCCAATTACCATAGTCTGATCACTATAGTAATTATAGTAAATTATATCCTGAGGAAATAAACTTGAATATGCCTCAGGCTTTAATTTATTAACTCCACTTGCTGTAACTAATAAAGGTTCTGTCATTCCACTATTTATATCAGTTGTATTAGGTATCTTATGTACTGTTTGATAATCAGTAATTAAATATTGTCCACCAATAGTTAAATTATTAGTATTAATTAATGATGTTAATTCATTATATGTAACATCAGTTACTGAATTTGTGTTGCCTGTTGATCCACCAGTACCTCCGCCAAACTGTTCCTCAACCCATTCTTCACTTGCTAATTGTATATTTATCATTTATTATTTTTATTTCTATATATAAAATCTTATATTTGAAGAACAGCCTAATCAATTAGAGACGCGTTCCCCAAAAGTCATCAATTACACTCAAGCCTAATCAATTAGAGACGCGTTCCCCAAACTACCAACTCTGAACACTTGAAATAACCTCACCTTATGACTAACACAACACGCAAAATAAACCCACCATGAAATATATGATGAGCAACTTCAATAGCTTAAAAATGTTTTTAACCTACTACAATAGGATCATCTCCAGGTGAAGTTCCCTTAAATGCCTTAGTAGTCGTACTGGTTGTGATAATGTCTTCCATATTACTTTTCTTCTATATATAAAAAAACCTTCTATTATACTTCAGATAATTTTTTTATTCCAAAATTTTTTATTACCTTTATAACTTAAATATAATTGTATGAACAACGAAGAACTTGCAGACTGGCTTCTTAATAAAATATTTTCCTGCTACCCAGTTAAAATGTTAGAAAACGATAACATTACCTTCTGGTACTATGATAAAATATTTCATAGAAAACTTAAACTGTCTAAACTAAATAATACTAAAATTGAATATCCTAAAAATATTACTGGTATATGTATATTCGAACAAGATATAAAAAATAAACAACTATGCTTCAACTACGACGAAATATGGAAAATTCTATTCGATAACTATTCTGACGATATAGACGATATTAATTTCCTTATTATGAATACACTAAAAGATTCAGAATTTAAGTCATATACACCAGTTGAAAGTATGAACATTGAAACTCAATTTCAAAAATATGGACTAAAAATACCAGATAATGTAAATCAGTTTAAATATAAACATAAACATAAACATAATTTGATATCTAAAAAACAACTAAAATCAAAACTAAAATCAAAACTTAAATTTAAAATTAAAATACCTAAAATAAGTAACGCTGATTTTAAAAACCTATGCATTAAATATAATACTAATATTAATATTATGTCATCTTTTATAACTAATAATAAAAAAATTAGAATATTTGATAAAGTAGGACTAATAATAAATACTAACGCATATATTCCAAAATCTAAATGACAAACGACGAATTATCTAAATGGTTCTGGAATAAACTGAACTCATGCTACCCTGTTATTCATAAAGACTACCCAAATAGTATATACTACTTCTACGACGAAAAATTTATTAGAAAAATTAAACTGTGTAAAATAAATAATACAATTGTAACATTACCTGATAAAGTTACTGGTATATGCCTATTCGAACAAGATAATAAATATAAAGACCTTCTATGCGATTATACTGAAATATGGTCATTTCTAGGAAATAATTATACGAAAAATTACGATGATATACAAACACTTATATCAAATATACTGAACGATAATATATGTTTAGAAAAATATAAACCTAGTACTTGCAGACTGTGGAATATGAACCTATTTGAACATAATAAACTGAAAATTTATTCAGCAAAAGTAGCAAGCTCAGGTTCATTTAATATTAAATTAACAGATCATACTAAACTAAATGCGTATCTACCAATAGAAGAACATTTCAAATATACAGGAAGACTAAAAGATATTACTAAACTATCTGTTTATATAAAATAACACTGAGAATAATACCTCAAATTTTTTTCCCAAAAAAATTTTTTGATTCCTAAATATAACTCTTTATTGTACAAAATTACTTAACATAAAAAAACTCTGAGAAATAACTCTAAAATTTTTCCCCAAAAAAAAATTTTGAATTTAACATATAGTAACAATTTAACTGGGTAAAATAACTCTAAATTTTTACCAAAAAAAATTTTTTGAATTTCAATATCCAACTTAATTTATTTAAAAAATACTCTGATACAAAATACTCAAAAAATTTCCAAAAAAAAAAAATTGATTTCTCATATTTCAATATTTTAACTGGGTAAAATACCTCTAAAATTTTTCCAAAAAAAAAATTCAAATATTGATATAAAAAACACATGGGGAATTTTTCAAATATTAACATACTCAAATATTAACAATTTTTCGCCATGGCTGCCCTATACCTGCATACACACTCTACACGCGCAAGTCGCTCAACACCATCACCAAGTCTAGTAGGCAAGTGTTCATGAACATCCGACTCAAGTGCGAATTCGTATTAACACTTAGTAAGTCACGGCCGACTTTCGCGCGTCGTCATCTCCGACAAATGTTCATGAACTTCTTCGCTCCCTCTCTTGATGGACAACCTTGTGAAGAACTCTTTAAAAATTTCTAAGATTTCTATCATGGTACTTAGATACCTTAGCAGCAGTATTGATATGTTGATACCAGATACCACCCAGTGGATAGCACCCCAGTAGTACCCAAGTATTACACACAACCTGTGTATATCATTCATCCACCATGACAACATAGTTATAACTATGCATAGTATTATAATCAATGACATCAGTATAGTTATATGTATAAGCATACAAGTATGATAGACTACTGTATATTATATTTATATACATATAAAGATATACTGTGTAGTGTATAGAAAACAATAAACTTTTTATTAATGTAGATACATATGTATAATAAATTAAACTTATTAATAAAATGTATCTATACATTTTATATAGGGTTGAGTTCACCCGAATTAACGCATCAGGAGAGTAAGTTCATTAGACCCTCGTTGAATGATGAAAGAAAAGTATATCACATGATGTGGTGTTACGGAACTATATACATATAAAGATATACTGTGTAGTGTATAGAAAACAATAAATGCTCTCAACAAATAAAATGTTAAGAGCATTTATTGTGTAGATAATGTTCAGGACATTTATATGTACGTGTTGTCCTTATGATATGTTAAGGTATATGTCTATGGCATTTGTGTGGTCACGTGTGAATAATGTTAAGGTATGTGTTAAGGTATGTACATATGTAATGGTATGTGGTCACATTATATTATATGTTAAACTTCTTAGCGTTGATTACTTCAGGATGGGTTATCGTTAGCCATTCATTATACTCTTTGAGGTTAGTGTATGGTAGTTCATTACCATTACAGTACAATGTTTTTAAGCTATCAGGTAGTATAGGTAGCATGGTAAGGTTATTGTCACTACAATTCAGTTCAATCAATGTATTAGGTAGCATAGGTAGCTCAGATATATAGTTACCACTACATGACAATGACTCTAATTTATTAGGTAGTATAGGAAGTTCAGTAATGTTATTACTACTACATGACAATGTTAATAAGCTGTCAGGTAATTTAGGTAGTTCATTCAATTTATTATTATAGCAAAATAAATGTTTCAATGATATTGGCAACTCAGGTAGCTCATTAAGATTATTATTAGCGCAGGTAATATATATTAATGTATCAGGTAATGTAGGTAGCTTATATATGTCGTTATTTGAGCAATACAATTCATATAATATATCAGGTAATATAGGAAGTTCAGTTAAATGTTGATTAGAATAATTTACTGTTACATAAGATCTTTCGAAGTGTTTAATATATTTCATAGGTTAAATTTATCAGTTGATTTTTCAAGGTTATATTGTTCAATTTGTTCTGGTGTCATTAATATTATACTTGTATCTTTAAGATAAATATTATCTTTATAATCTTTTAAATGATATGCAAATTCAAAATCTTCAGGTTTATCAGAAGATATTATATTATCTATAATACCTTTTTTATTACTTTTAGTTGACATGATATAATCTCCTTTTTTAAATTTAGAATTTCTACTTGATTTAAATTGTTTAATGTTTTTAATGTGTCTCATATTGTTATATATTAAAATTTATTTATCGAACATTACTGCTGTTGCAGGTATTTACTTTGTAAATATTACTGTGGTGATATGTTAAATTTAACAATCTTTATTTATTCTTAACCATATAAAATTTTGTAAAATCAATTAAAAGCGTTATCTTTGTCTTGATAACATGGACGTAGGATCATGGAGCCCGAGAGCGGGGTAATACGTAACTGTTAAAACATTTTAACTTATTTAAGATTAGTATAACAGTAGTTAAATCCTTAACAGTTATAACAGGAAATTAGTATTGATCATAATATATTATTATAGGACTTACTTGTAACTATCTGTAAATAACAGAGTTACGTTTATGCATTTTATATACCGTATTAACATCTATAATTATGCGTTAATCCTGCATATTTCCTGTATATCTCTGTAACTATTTGATTTAAAGTGTGTTGTACATTTGTGAAGAGTTAAATCCTTAACAAGTTTAATATTGTTAGGTTAAAACAGTTAAAGTGATAACATTTATAATGATTGTTTAACAGTTACGTAATGTCCCGCGTTGGAGAATATACTCCAGGCATTACACTGTCAATCACGATACAAAGATAACGCTTTATATCGGATATACCAAGTTAAAGATTGTTAAATAATAGAAGTCACCACAGTAATATTCAGTAATTAAATTTAATATATAATCATAAAAAAATATGATAAATATACAATTAGCAAGTGAAGAATGGGTAGGAGTGCAATTAACTGGTTCGACAGGAGGAGATAGTGGTGCTATGAGTTTAAAGCAAAAATTGATTTCAAATGATTCTGCTACATTGGTACAAGGACTTTCAGTACCTAGTGCTCAGGAATTTGGACTTGTAAAGTTTAATGGTATAAATTTTATTTATTATACTGAGGGATGGGAATCAGAACATATTAATGTAGCTGAGTATGATGTATTAAATCATATTGCTACCAATACATCAATTGCAGTTAATTCAGCATTATTAGGTATTGATTCAGCTATAGTAAAATGTAGTTACGCTTTTATATTTAACTCCAAGGTATATATGGTAGTTAGTTGTTGGAGTAGCAACTATTGTGCAATGTTATCATCCACAGATGGTAGAAATTTTACGGTAATTAGTAAAACTTTATTGGATGTTGTTAGTAATTTTAAAGCGGGTATGTTTGGTAATCATTGTATAATTCCATACAGAATTGATGGCTATTTTTACTGGTTTATTGAAGGTCGTGAATCAATGGATTCAGGAAGTCCATGGGGTATGAAACTATTAAAAAGCATCTCAATGGAAAGTGGCTGGGAGATGGTTGGTGTTGTTAATGGATTAGCTCCTGCATATAGTTCTCATGGTGGAGCAAAAGTATTCTATGATAATGGTATATTTAAAATGTTTTATCATTATTCAATGCAGGCAACTCCACCTTCAATTCTTGGATATGCAGAGGCAGATTTTAATAATCCATTATATTTTGAAAAGATATACTATCCATTATTGGATATCACAAGATCACCTTTTCCTGATACAAATCAAGTAGCAGATCCTGAAATAGTAGAAGTTGGAGGAAAAGTTTTATTGTTTGCTGAATATGTTGATAATTCAAATCATGAGGGAGCTGTATATGTTTGGGAAAGTATTTATCGAATTTATGATATACTTAGTTCTCCTTTGAATGACACAAACGTTAAATAAATTTAATATATACCTGCATGAAATACATTAAGGAGTTTGAAAAGATTGATAATAGTATGAGTAAATTTAAAGTAGGAGATTGTGTTATATCAACAGGAGGTAGAAGAGGAGTTGTATCTGAAGCAGAATATTCTAAATATAGAAAAGAATTTTTATATTCATTAGAAGAATATCCTACACTTTATTTTGAAGAGAAAGTATTATATCTAATGACACCAGATCAAATTGAAAGTTATGACATCAGTAAAATAACTAATAAATTTAACATATAAAAAAAGAAGAACATTTAGTTCTTCTTTTTTTTGTAGCATTTATTTCAAAAATAATGTAATAATAAATGTAGTAATAATTGTGTAACTCAAAATTTTTACATATCTTTATCCTACCTAAACTATATTAAATTATGAATAAAGAAGAATTACGAAAATGGTTCAATAACAAATTTAATTTGTGCTATTCTATTACTCATTCTGATTATCCTAATTGCATTTATTGGTACTATGATGAACAAATTGCAAGAAAGATTAAAATGTGTAAGATATGTAATTCTGATTATATAATTACAAACCAAATCAAAGGCATATGTTTATTTGAACAAAATGTATTCACTAAAAAATTATGGTGTGATTATGATGAAGTGTGGTCATTTTTTATAACAAATTACTCAACTGACTACAATGAAGTTAAATGTCTTATACTGGAAATATTGTTAGATAATGAAAAATTGTTCTTATATACTCCATATCATAGTTATTATCCACTAAGACCTAATATTATCAAATAAATGTATTATCTTTGTAGATTAAATATTATACAATGAATAAAGAAGAATTAACTGTTTGGTTCTGGAACAAATTTAAATCATGTTATCCAGTTAAACATGACGATTATCCTGATAGTATATTTTGGTTTTATGATGAGAAATTCATAAGAAAGATTAAATTATGTAAGTTAAATAATCAAGAAATAACTTTACCTAATAAAGTATCAGGTAAATGTTTATTCGACCAGGATTTAAAAAACAAACATTTATGGTGTGATAATAAAGAAATTTGGTCATTTTTAATTCAGAATTATAGAGATAACTATGATGATATACAATCTCTTATAAAGAATATACTGTCTGATGTCACAAAATTAAATGTATATACACCGTTTAATGGAGGAATCGCCATCACCATCCAACTGTCTGATGTCACAAAATTAAATGTATATACGCCTATAGTACTAGTTTTGAGCAATTCTTTAAAACTGTCTGATACCACAAAAATAAATGTATATACACCCGGTTTCATTCTTCAGTAAATCTTTTCATTACTGTCTGATACCACAAAAATAAATATTATACAATGAATAAAGAAGAACTAAGTGAATGGTTATTAAATAAATTTAACTCATGCTATCCAGTTAAGCGTGCTGCGTATCCTGATTCCATATACTGGATATATGATGAACAATTTATTAGAAAACTTAAACTGTCTAAATTAAATAATAAAACTGTTAAGTTACCAATTAATATAAAAGGAATTTTATTATTTGAACAAAATAAAAAAGATAAAGTTTTATTCTGTGACTATGATGAAATCTGGAAGTTCTTTAAAGATAATTATTATACTGATAGCTATATTATACTTAAAAACCTTATTACTGATATATTACATAACAATAAAAATATAAATTCATATTCAATTACTCAAGAATCATTAGATTATAATCTGAAATTCACAGAATATACTTGTGATGAAGATGACTTCACAATTAAGGTATTTTAAATAAAAAATGTGAACTAAATCAGTTCACATTTTTTATTTAATTCTGCCTTACCTTATTCCTAAATTGATTGGAAAATATGTCAGTCAATCGTTCTAATAGATCAGTTATTCTATCTACTTCTTCATCAGTTAATGTTGAATATATATCTTCTACTTCGTCATATTCACCCTGAGCACTCAAATTCATTATTTGACCAATCACTGCTCTTAATTTAGGTGATAACGATAATATATCAGAACTATCTTCAGCACCAATATCATCACTATCCTCACCCGTGTTTAATAACTCACGTGGTAATGTTTCACCCAAATCATCAGAGTAATTCGTAAATTCATTTAATTTTTTTATATGATTCATATCATTTCTTTTTTTATTATATATAAATTTTATATGTTAAATTTGTTTGATTGCAGAATTGATTCTAATTCTTCTTTATCCTTACTATAATATAAAATCTCACTATCACTAAATATCATAATATTATTATTATTTGAATATTCTACTTTATAAGGATAGTCAATATCTATTAATATCTCAATTATTTTTCCAACATGAGAAGAAGTAAATTTATTGACATAATCTCTACTATCATCAGAATCATCAATATATGTGCAAATGACATAGTCTCCTACTTCTGGCTTATTCTCATTCATTTCAAATGTCTTTATATATTTCATATGTTAAATTTTTTTGTATTTAATATTAATTCTAATTCTTCTTTATTGTTGGACCAATATAAGATGCACTGTAAATTACATAAGTAATCATTTTCACTATATTTATATTCTATTTTATATTGCCAACTATCAATACGTCTTATCTTACCAATATGAGTTGTTATGAAATTTTTATTTGATGAAAATTCTCCAGAACAAATGACATAGTCTCCTACATCAGGTTTATATTCATTCATTTCAAATGTCTTAAAAATTGTTATCATACTTCTATATATTAAAAAAGATATATTATTTTAAGAAATTTACATTTGTAAAAATCCACTATCTTTTATCATTCTTTTATTTTTCTAATTACAGTAATGTGTAATAATATCTATATATTAACAAGTTTAATTATATTTAATTATATTCTTATTTATTGTATATAATACAAATTTATAAATATATTAACATCAATACTTTATGTTAATCTCCATTATCTTACCTTTATAATATTTAACTTAATAATTTTAACTTAAAGGATTTTAACATTTCAGCAAACGTTAAATTCCATTATCTTTCCTTTTATAATTTTAACTTAATGATTCCTAAATTTCCTAAATCATAATGATCCATAAATCTTGTTAAAATTTAAAGTACTGATTATCAAAGACTTATGGAAATTTGTAAAGGTCTGAGTATTAGGTGGTTACGTTGAAATATATGCATACTATCTTAGAAGATTTATTTTTCTTTGGACCACCGTCAGTGGTCAATGTTTTTATTTTCACATTATTACGTGACCACCATTAATTTTTAGTTAAAAAAGTGTCATTTTAAGAAATTTTACCAAGTATTTCATCAATTTGGCACGTCACGGACACAAATTTAGCACTATATTTAGCACTATTTTTCTTGTTTTATAATTTGTCAGTACCGATATTTATTAGTATATTTGTATGATGATATAATGCATTCATATTTAGTTGATTATCAAATGATTGTAATCATTTTTGTAGATATTTAGAAGATTTTGAATATTTAGAGCATTTTAAATATTTTTTTGATATTAAAACTTCGGTGAGGGAGAAAGTGAATAATTAAATGGAAATTGAAATGGAAATTGAAATGACTGAGAATATACCGCAGGTAGGAGATTATGTTATATGTTATGGTGAATATATAGGTAATGGAGATGATGAAATAAATTTCATATCAAACAACTTTGGTAAGATAACATCAATTTCTGATGGTTTATATCATCTTTTATATTTTTATATTGGAATAGAGAGGTATTATTGCAATTTACAGGACATAAAGCATTATTCTAATAATTTAGAATCAATAGAGGTTATACTTAATTCTATGAAATTTAACATATAGCATTAATTATTTAAAACTTCGGTGAGGGAGAAAGTGAATATTTTTGGTTATTTTGTGGTCACGGTTATCGTTTAACATATTGATATTAAGTGAATTTATTGGAATGCGTCTCTAATTGTGTTGGGTTGTTATTTTGGGGTATTTTAGATTAATATATAATATTATGAAGCATTTAAAAGTAAATGAAGAGATAGTTAGGAAATTAGTATATTCTCACAAGGATTTAGAATTATTACCTGATTTGCCTTCTACTATAGAGACATTGGAGTGCAACAGCAATTTATTGGTATCATTACCTACTTTACCTAATGGTTTAATTACAATATATTGTGGTAGTAATAAATTAGTATCATTACCAGAGTTACCTGAATCATTAGTATATTTATATTGCAGTATAAATGAATTAACATCGTTACCTAAGTTGCCTGATGGATTAAGGGAGTTATATTGTTCTGACAACAATTTAATGGAGTTACCTAATTTACCTGAGGGTTTAAAGGAGTTATATTGTACAGGTAATTTATTAAAGTCATTGCCTATATTACCTAATGGATTAAGAATTTTAAATTGTAGTGGTAATGGGTTACCTTATAAGGATTTGAATAGTTATAATCATTGGATGTCAATACATCATCCTGAGGTATTTAATAGTAGAAAATTTAACATATAGTTTATGAAGCATATTAAGCAGTTTGAGAGTATGGTTACAGATATAAATGTATCTTTAAGGAATTTAGAGGTATTACCTGATTTACCTAATGAATTAAGGGAGTTAAGGTGTAGTGGTAATAGATTAAAGGAGTTACCAGAGTTACCTAATGGTTTAACAGTTTTATATTGTGATCATAATAATTTAAGTTCGTTACCTGAATTACCTGATACATTAGTTGATTTAGGTTGTAATGGTAATGGATTAAGTGAGTTACCTAATTTACCTAATGGATTAGAATATTTAGGATGTGATGATAACAATTTAACTTCACTGCCTATATTACCAGAGTCATTAATTGAATTGACGTGTAATAACAATAAATTAACTGAGTTGCCTTTACATTTACCTTCTTCATTAGAATATTTATATTGTGATGGTAATGGATTACCTTATAATAATATACATGGTTACAGGAGATGGATAAAGGAGAATCATCCAGATGTATATGCTGCTTCTAAATTTAGTATATAGTTTAGATATTTTAAAACTTCGGTGAGGGAGAAAGTAACATTTTATTGATTTTTTGTGGTCACACTTGTTATTAAAAAAATACATATAGATTATGAAGCATGTAAAGCAGTTTGAGAAATTTATTATTCCAATAACAGAGTTAGATTTAAGTGATAAGGGTTTAGAGGTATTACCAGAGTTACCTAGTACATTAATAAATTTGTTTTGTTATAACAACAGATTGACTACAATATCTGGCTTACCTGATGGATTAGTAAATTTAAGTTTTTTTAACAACAGATTAACTAAGTTACCTGAGTTACCTATTTCATTAGATTATTTAAATTGCAACAGCAACAGGTTAGAAGATTTATCTGGCTTAACTGAAGGATTAAAATACATATTTTGTTCTGACAACAAATTAAAAAGTTTGTCTACATTACCTAATGGATTAATCAAGTTAAATTGTTCTGAGAATAACATAAGTGAGTTACCAGAGTTACCTGATACGTTAGAGTTATTAGAATGTTCTTATAATGATTTACGTGAGTTACCATTAAATTTACCTAAGTCATTACTATATTTAGTTTGTGATCATAATAATTTACCTTATGATGGTTTGGATGGTTATAATGATTGGCTTTCTATTAATCATCCTGAGGTTATTAATAGTAGAAAATACAACATATAGATTAAAACTTCGGTGAGGGTTAAAGTAACATTTGTGGTCACATTTGTTATTTTTTGTTTAAAATTATGATTGATTAAGATTTATGGCATTTATAAAATAATATATAATGTTATGAGATACATTAAAAAGTTTGAGCATACTATTATATCATTAGATTGTTCTAATGAGCATTTAATTGAGTTGCCGCATTTACCTGAAAATTTAGAATATTTAAATTGTTCTTATAATAATTTAACAGAGTTGTCAGAGTTACCTATAACATTAGAAGAATTATATTGTCAATCTAACAATTTAGATTCTTTACCTAATTTACCTTATAATTTACTATATTTAGATATTAGTGATAACAGATTAAGAGAGTTACCTATATTACCTAATTCATTAATAGATTTTAATTGCAGTGGTAACAAATTACCTTATAACAATTTAAGAGAATATAATAGATGGTTAGAAGTAAATCATCCTGAGGTTAGTAATGGTAAAAAATTTAACATATAACAATGAAGTATATAAAGAGATTTGATAGTACAGTAACAGAGTTAGATTTATCTAGTAGTAATTTAAAAATATTACCAGTGTTACCTGATACATTAACTTATTTGAATTGTAATTATAATGAATTAACAGAGTTACCTAAGTTACCAGATGCATTAGATTTATTATATTGTAGTGGTAATTATTTAACTTCATTACCAGAGTTACCTGATACATTACAATATTTAGATTGTTCTGATAATAAGTTAAGGGAGTTACCTAATTTACCGATAGGATTAGAATTTTTAGAATGTGATGGTAATTATTTGCCTTATAATAACTTGAGAGAGTATAAGGAATGGAAAGAATCTCCTGAGTCTTATTCAGCTAATAAATTTAACATATAACAATGAAGTATATAAAGAGGTTTGAGAGTAGAGTTACAGATTTTGAATGTTCTGATCAACAGTTAACAAAATTACCTAAGTTGCCTAATAATTTGATAACATTGCGTTGTCATCGTAATAAATTAACTGAGTTACCTATATTACCTGATACATTAGAGAATATAGTTTGCAATTTTAATTATTTAACAGAGTTGCCTGAGTTACCTATTGAATTAAAAGAATTATATTGTACTAATAATGAATTAACGTCATTACCTAAGTTGCCTAATACATTGAAAATGTTATATTGTTCTAACAATAAATTAAGTGATTTGCCTGAGTTGCCTGAAAATTTAAGTATATTACATTGTGGTGGTAACAATTTACCTTATGAGGATTTAGATGGATATAAATTTTGGTATTCTAAAACTCCTCAGGGAATGGCTAAAAAATTTAACATATAACAATGAAGTATATAAAGAGTTTTGAGAAGATAAAAATTTTGATAATGCCATTAGATTATTCTAAATCTTATTTAACTGTATTACCTGATTTACCTAATGGATTGGTTACATTATATTGCAATGATAATTATTTAAATGAATTACCTGAGTTGCCTATCAATTTGAAGACATTATATTGCAACAGTAATTATTTAATGTCATTGCCGAAGTTACCTAATACATTAGAGATATTATATTGTTACAACAACAAATTAAAATATTTACCAAAGTTACCTGAAGGATTAAGGATATTAGATTGTTCTAATAATAAGTTAAATTCATTACCTGATTTGCCTGCATCATTAGAGAATTTAGATTGTGGAGGAAATGATTTTCCATATTATGATTTGGATAGTTATAATGATTGGAAAGAATTTCCAGAGAAGTATGCAGCTAATAAATTTAACATATAACTATGAAGTATATAAAGAGATTTAATAAGAAATTTGAGAGTATTGTTACAGATTTAGATTGTAATGATGAAAATATTAATGATTTAACTAATTTACCTGATACATTAGAGAAGTTACGTTGTTCTCTTAACAATTTACATACATTACCTAAGTTACCTGATACATTAAGATATTTAGATTGTACAAGGAACAGATTAGAGAGATTACCAAATCTACCTGATGGATTAGAGATATTATATTGTTATGAAAATGAATTAATTGAGTTACCAAAGTTACCTGATACATTATTTATATTATCGTGTGCTGATAATAAATTAAGTGAGTTACCTATTTTACCTGATGGATTAAAGGAGTTATATTGTCAGGATAACAATTTGAGTGAGTTGCCTTTATTACCTAATACATTACGAACATTAACATGTTCAAGGAACAATTTACCTTATAATGATTTAATTGGATATAAGAAGTGGTTAGAAGAAAATCATCCTGAGATTGGTGGAGCAAATAAATTTAACATATAGCAATGAAGTATATAAAAAAGTTTGAACATATAGAGAACGAAGACAATATCTTAAAATTAACTAATACAAGTTTTGGAGAAGGCATAACAGAGTTACCTGAGTTGTCAGATACATTAGAGAAATTGTATTGTAGTGGAAATAAGATAAGTGAGTTTACAGAGTTGCCTGATACATTAAAAGAGTTATATTGTGGTAAAAATTTATTATACTCTTTACCAACTTTACCTGATGGATTAGAAGTATTATTTTGTAGTAATAATAAATTAACTGAGTTACCTGAATTACCTGATACATTAATAAAATTTAATTGTTATAAAAACGAATTGACTGAGTTACCTAAATTACCAAGTACATTAATAAAATTAAGTTGTTATAAAAATAATTTAACTTCTCTACCTATATTACCATTATCATTAAAAGAATTGGATTGTCATGATAACAATTTAAGTGAGTTACCATTATTGCATTATACATTAGAATATTTAGATTGTGGCGGTAATAATTTACCATATAAAAATTTGAAAGAATATAATGAATGGTTAGAGATAAATCAGCCTGATATTTTTCAATCAAGAAAATTTAATATTTAATCATGAAGTATATAAAGGAGTTTGAGGGTATAGTAAAATCATTTGATGATATATTTAGTTATAATTATAAAGATTTCAGAGCGATAGGTAAATTAAGGTTATCTAAGACTAATTCTTTAAATTATGAATTTTATGATTATTTTTGTAATTATATTGGTGATACATATGAGATAAAATCAAAAGATGTTAATTTCAATACGTTAAGTGATGGTTACATACAAATCAAAAGGTCTAATATAAATAAAATAACAAAAGATGCTACAGATGAGGAGAAAAATAAATATATGTTATCAGTTTGTGCAACAAAATTTAATATTTAATTATGAAGTATATAAAGGAGTTTGAGGGCATAGTAACAACATTAAATTGTTTTCAAAAAGGATTGAGTAAGTTACCGAAGTTGCCTAGTACATTATTAAATTTAAATTGTCTTGGTAATGATTTAACTACGTTACCAAAGTTACCTGTTACATTAAAAAATTTAAATTGTTCTAGTAATAAATTAACGAAATTACCAGAGATACCTACTAAATTAATTGGCTTAGATTGTTGTTATAATAAAATAAGTGAGTTGCCTGAGTTACCTGATACATTAGAGGAATTGTTTTGTACAAGTAATGAATTAACATCATTGCCTAAATTACCTAATACATTAAAATATTTAGATTGTGAGAGCAATAATATATCTGAATTACCAGAGTTACCTGATTCATTAGAGAGGTTATATTGTTATGGTAATAATTTACCTTATAATAACTTAGATGGTTATAAGGATTTTAAAGAATTTCCAGAGAAGTATTCTGCAAATAAATTTAACATATAACTATGAAGTATATAAAGAAATTTGAAACAATGTCTCAGAATATTTTTTTTAATAGATTACATGATTTTTTAGAATTGATTAAAAAGGATGGAGATTATATTAATATTCAAAGTTTGCCTTATAATGATATAAATATGTGTAATGACCGTAATCAGACAATATTTAAGATAAATCAAGTTGATAAAGATGGTAGAATATTTGCTACTCCTGAATTTATTTATAGATATCCAGGATTATTTGATTATATTGAGTCTAATATATATCATGAATCAAAAAATCTTTCTAGTAGTCTTATTAATAATAGTATATTACATATAATAAATTTAGATAATCTACCAGATGATTTATCATTTGACACAAAAGGATATCAGATGTTTATTGATGTAAATAAATTTAACATATAATCATGAAGTATATAAAAAGTTATGAGAAGAAAGAAGAAAAAACCTTTATAATTGACAAGACTAATAATAAATTTCAGTTATTTTTAGATGATATATTAGTATCTGAGACTGAATATAGGATAGAAAAACCAGATAAATGGTTTAAGGACGAGTATATTACAATATTTAATTTAAGGACTGTTAATAGATTTAAGAGAAAAGGGTATGCTAAATACTTACTAAATCAGATGTTTGATTATATTAAAGATGATCTTGGTATTGATATTATCACATTACTTGTATTTAAAAATAATGAAGGTGCTGTAAAATTATATTTAGGTTGTGGGTTCAAAGTGTTTCAAGATTCTGATAAAATGAATAAAGATGATACTGATAAGGATTCATGTTTCATCTTAATAAAAAAACTAAAATCATGAAATATATAAAGAAGTTTGAGGGTATTGAACAAACGTTAATTTGTGATATAAAAAAATTAGGTAAGTTACCAGATTTACAAGAAGGATTAACAAATTTATCATGTAAATATAACATATTAACAGAGTTACCTAAGTTACCAAGTACATTAGAAGATTTAGATTGTAGGGGTAATTTATTAGATTCATTACCAGAGTTACCTGACAGATTATTAGAGTTATGTTGTTCAAAAAATCATTTAACATCATTACCTACTTTACCTGATAGATTAATATATTTAGATTGTTCTAATAATGAAATATATTCATTACCTAATTTACCTAAGAATATAAGGGAGATATATTGTAGGGACAATAAATTGATTTCATTACCTACTTTACCTGATGGATTAATAGAGTTACATTGTTTTGATAATTTTTTAACTTCATTGCCTACTTTACCTGATGGATTAAAAATATTAGATTGCAAGAACAATGAGTTATCATCCTTACCTTATTTATCTGAGGGCTTAAAGGATTTAAAATGTTCTAACAACAATTTAAAAACATTACCTATATTACCTTCATCATTATTATATTTAGATTGTGATGGTAATAATTTGCCTTATGATGATTTAGATGGTTATAAAAAATGGATGAGTGAGAATCAGCCTGAGGTTGGTGATATGAGCAAATTTAATATTTAAAATATAAAAATTAGTAAGGTATATAATAACATTTGTGTTCACAAATGTTATTTTTTTATATATTTTTATATATAGAAATAAAAATAACTTATGTTAAATATACAATTAGCAAGTGAAGAGTGGGTAGATGGAAAATTGAGCGGAGGTACTGGTGAATCATTTTGGGAATTAATACCTTCAATTACAGGAAAAACTATTAAATACGGCAGGCTTTACAATTGGTATGCAGCAACTGATTCAAGAGGTATTGCTCCTATAGGATGGCATATAGCTACAGTAGCAGAATGCCAAACATTAAATGAAGCCAATGGATTCCCGATATTATTATCTGGAGGTATATATGGTGGTCAATATAATTACCCATTTGAATTTGCCGGTATTAATAGTTTAGAAAGAATTATGACTACGGAGTGGGATGGCTCTTACATTAAATACGTTTATTATTATGTTAATAATACATTTTATGTTGGAAATTCTGGAGGGGTTGATTCTTTAAAATTTGGATCATATATTAAGCTTATTAAAAATGATTCTAATAATGAAGGCGATGTAATTATTGATGGAGACACTTATCACTCTGTAACAATTGGTAGCCAAGTGTGGTTGCAACAGAATTTAGCAGTTAGACATTATCAAAATGGTGATCCTATTGGTTCAGATTTTTCTGGAACATTTGGTGCAGTATGTTCATATAATGATGATGAAAATAATGTATATGACATAACGACAACTGATGACTTAACTCATATTAGACCAACATTAGATAGAAAGATATATGCTAGTGATATTGACAATTTACCAACAGGAGGAGGTTCTTCCGTAACTGATGTTACATACAATGAATTAAGTGAATTGATTAATGATAGCGGATTAACAATTGGTAGTCAGTATTTGATTACTGATTATCAGACAGTTCATGCCATACCTAATACAAGTGATATTAATACTGGTATCATAGAACCTTTATTAGTAACTGCAAGTGGATTAAATACATTAAAGCCTGAGTCATATTCAAGTTTATTTCCTCAAGATATAATTTACTATGAAGTGAGTAATGATCCAAAAATCGTAGATAGTATGGCAATGACAAAAGTGATAGATGGTAGCACAATGGGATATATTTATAGAAGGATAGATACATTTCAGAATAATGATATTCCATTTGATTTCCGAAATGTTAAGTTTCGTAGGTGGCAAATTGACGTCACATCAAATACATGGGAAAATTCAACATCATACAATAAGAATAGTGTAGTTTTATATCCTAACTCTAATAATATTTATATTTGTTTAAATGATAATGTAACTGGAATTGATCCATCAAGTGATAATGAAAATTCATGGAAGTTATTTGAATGGACCAATTTAAGTTATGTAAGTCCAGTTAATAATAGCTGGAGTCTTTCTAATTTTTCAATAAATTGTTCAACTGGATATACTGATTATAACATGTGGATCAATTGGGGTTATAATGGTTATATATCTTCTTATTCGAATAAGATTAATTCAATGGCTAATCGTAATAATATATCTTATAGTAATTCTATTTTTTATGGTTCATCTAGTAATAATGATATTTATGCAGAGTTTAGTAATAATTCAATAAAGAATAATTTTAGAAATAATATAATAATAGATGTTTTTTATAATAATTCAATAGGGTCTGATTTTACAAATAATAATACGTATGGTGATTTTGGCAGAAATTCAATTTCTAATGGATTTCATAATAATTCATCTGGTGATGATTTTTATGGTAATATTATTTTAGATGGATTTAATTCAAATGAGATTAACGGAAATTATTTTACTAATAATATAATTAGAAATAGTTTTAACAATAATGTAATGGGTGATAATTGTCATGATAATAATATAGGAAAATATTTTCAATATAATAATACAGGAATTAATTTTTATAATAATAAAACAGGAGATAGTTTTCAAAATAACATAATAGGAAGTTCATTTAATTATAATATTATTTTGGGTGATTTTCGGGATAATTTAATAGTAAATGGATTCCAAAGTAATAAAATAGGAAATTCTTTTGCTAGTAATGATATAAAAAATTATTTTCAATATAATAATTCTATTGGTGATAACTTTAATAGTAATATTATTAATGGAGTGTTTAATAATAATTCAATAGGAGATAACTTTAATAATAATATATTAAAAATTTATTTTTCTAATTGTACAATAGGTAATAATTTCTCTAAAAATACAACTGGATATAATTTTTATCAGAATAATATTGGTGATAATTTCAATCAGAATACTATTGAAAGTGATTTTAAATATAATACAGTTGGAAGTGGGTTTATTATGAATAATGTTTTTGATAATTTTAATTTTGATTATACTGGAGTAGATTTCTCATTATCCACTCATGTTTATAATTCATATAATAAAGAATTATACATAGATTCATCAGGTAATAAGAAGTTAATATATGACAAGATGATAATTGTAGATGCAAATGCATAATAAACTAACTCAGTTAATTAATTTTAACTGAGTTTTTTAATATATAGAAATAAAAATATTAATGAGCAAACAAACAATTAATATCGGTACTTATCCAAATGATGGAACTGGAGATAATCTAAGAGATTCATTCATTAAAATTAATAACAATTTTAATGAAGTTTATGCAATGACAGGAACAACAGAAAACGGAAATTCTGGAACATCTGGAACATCAGGATTTAATGGAACAAATGGATTAAATGGTACATCAGGAGTTGATGGTACATCAAATACAGGAAGTACTGGAAGTGTAGTAACTAATGTTACATATAATGAATTGAGTGAATTAATAAATAATAGTGGATTAACAACAAATTCATCTTATTTAATTACTGACTATCAGACAGTACATATTATACCTAATACAGAATATTGGAACAATTTACAAATAGGTAAAGAATATATTATATATCATTTATTCAAAAGCAATAATCCTGATGATGAATCTGACGATTTTAGTAATGTTGGATATTTAAGTGATGGTGTTCCATTTGTATCAACGAATGAATATCCTAATTATTGGGATAATACTTATGTATATGATTACTCAACTGATTATTTGTTTACTTCACAAATTGAACCTTTATTAGTAACATCAAGTAGTGTTGATACATTAAAACCAGAAGCATATTCTACTTTATATTCTCAGGACGTAATTTATTATAATCATAAGAGTGATCAAATTATTACACCTGGATGCACAAAAGGATATATTTACAGAAGAGTTGATACTTTACATGATAATGATATATCTTTTGATTTCAGGAATGTAAAATTTAGAAGATGGCAGATTGATGTCACTAACATTTGGATTTCAAGTACTACTTATAATAGGAATGATGTAGTATTATGTGGAAATTCAGATATTTATATATGTTTATCTGATAATGTAACTAATATTGATCCAATTCAAGATAGTGATAATTTTTGGAAGATATTTGAATGGAGTAATTTATCATATATAAGTATTTATCCAGATTCTTGTTATATTGGTAATAATGTAGAAATTATGTGTTCAACAGGATATACTGATTATAATATGTGGAGTGATTGGACTAATTATTTATCATCATATTCAAATAAAATAGGCTCATCTAATTCACAATATGGGGACTTAATTAGATACTCAAATAGTGTGATTTTTGGTGGTGATTTCAATTGTAATACAATTGGAAGTGGATTTGATGGTAATAATATTGGAAGCAATTTTCGAAATAATATTATTGGAAGTGAATTTAATAATAATACAATTGGAATGGATTTTATGAATAATACAATTGGAAGTGGATATTATCAAAATAGCATAGGAAAAGGGTGTCAATATAATATTATTGGAAGTGAATTTGGTAATAATACAATTGGAAGTAGTTTTAGTAATAATATAATAGTAAGTAGTTTTTCTTCTAATAACATTGGAAGGAATTTTGATAATAATAATGTTGTAAGTTATTTTAGAAATAACACAATAGGAATTTCATGTGAGAATAATTCTATTGAAAGTGGTTTTTATGATAATAATATTGGAAGTTATTTCAATTACAATTCTATTGGAAGTTATTTTTATTATAATAGTATTGGTAGTAATTTTATAAATAATAGTATCGGTAGTAATTTTAATTCTAATAGTATTGGAATTAATTTTCAAAATAATAGTATTGGAAGTTTGTTTTATTATAATACGATTGGAAGTTATTTTAGAATGAATAATATTTTTGATTCATTTAGTACTAGTGGTGGATTGGATTTTTCATCATCTACTCATGTTTACAATCAATACAATAAAGAATTATACATAGATTCATCAGGTAATAAGAAGTTAATATATGACAAGATGATAATTGTAGATGCTAATGAATAAAAATAAACAACTCAGTTAATTAATTTTAACTGAGTTTTTTAATATATAGAAATAAAAATATTAATGAGCAAACAAACAATTAATATCGGCACATATCCTAATGACGGCACTGGTGATAATCTAAGAGATTCATTCATTAAAATTAATAACAATTTTAATGAAGTTTATGCAATGACAGGAACAACTGGAAACGGAAATTCTGGAGCATCTGGAACTTCAGGTGTAAATGGATTAAATGGTACATCAGGAGTTGATGGTACATCAAATACAGGAAGTACTGGAAGTGTAGTAACTAATGTTACATATAATGAATTGAGTGAATTAATAAATAATAGTGGATTAACAATAAATTCTTCATATTTAATAACTGATTATCAGACAGTACATGTAATACCGTACACTGAATATTGGAATAATTTAGAAATAGGAAAGGAATATATCATATATTACTTATTTAAAACTAATAATCCTGATGAAAACTCTGATGATGATTTTAGTAATGTAGGTTATGTAAGTGATGGAGTTCCATTTATAGCAACTAATGAATCACCTAATTATTGGAGTGATACAAAGGTTTTTGAATATCCAAATGATTATTTATCTACTGGTATCATTGAACCGTTATTAGTTACAGCTAGTGGATTAAATACATTGAAACCAGAAGCTTATTCTACTTTATATCCTCAGGATGTAATTTATTACAATCATAAAAATGATCAAGTTATGATTCCAGGTTGTACAAAGGGATATATTTATAGAAGAATAGATACATTACAAAATAATGATATTCCTTTTGATTTTAGACAAGCTAAGTTTAGAAGATGGCAAATAAATGTTACTAATAGTTGGATTTCAGGAATAACCTATACTAGAAATAGTGTTGTTTCATATAAAGATTCATTAAATATTTATATTTGTATAACTAATAATACATACAATGTAGATCCAAGTCAAGACAATGAAAAAGTTTGGAAGTTATTTGAATGGAATAATTTAAGTTATATTAGTATCTTTCCTGATAATTTATCTGTTGGTAATTTAAGAATATCATGTTCAACCGAATATACTGATTATAATATGTGGAGTGATTGGAGTAATTATGAAACAGCATATTCTAATATTATTCAATTTCCTAATTCAAATATAGAAATATTATATAATTCAAATAATGTCATTTTTGGTAGTAATTTTAATTCTAATAGTATCGGTAGTAATTTTTATTCTAATAGTATTGGTAGTTATTTTTATTCTAATAGTATTGGTAGTTATTTTAATGCTAATAGTATTGGTAGTGATTTTTTTTATAATAGTATTGGTAGTTATTTTAATTCTAATAGTATCGGTAGTTATTTTAATGCTAATAGTATTGGTAGTGATTTTTATTCTAATAATATTGGTAGTGATTTTAGAATGAATAATATTTGTAGTGTTTTTTATTATAATAGTATTGGTAGTAATTTTAGAATGAATAGTATTGGTAGTAATTTTGGATATAATAGTATTGGTAGTAATTTTAATTCTAATAGTATTGGTAGTAATTTTGCATATAATAGTATTGGTATTGATTTTTATTATAATAGTATTGGAAGTTATTTTTATTATAATAGTATTGGTAGTAATTTTATAAATAATAGTATTGGTAGTAATTTTAGAAATGATAGTATTGATAGTTATTTTTATGGTAATACTATTGGAAATTTTGTTAATTATAATACTATTGGTAGTAATTTTGGATATAATAGTATTGGAAATCTATTTCAAAATAATAGGATTGGAAGTTATTTTAGAATGAATAATATTTTTGATTCATTTAGTACTAGTGGTGGATTGGATTTCTCATCATCTACTCATGTTTATCAATCTTACACAAAAGAATTATATGTAGATTCATCAGGACAACAAAAATTAGCATACGACAGGAACACAATTGTAAATGCTAATGAATAAAAATAAACAACTCAGTTAATTAATTTTAACTGAGTTTTTCAATATAAGGATTTGACAATTGAAATATAATATATACTCACATGAAATACATTAAAATGTTTGAAAAAGTAGTGAAAGAATTATATTATAATGCTAACGGATTAGGCACATTACCAAAATTACCTAAAACATTAATTAAATTATACTGTTATGGCAATAGATTAACTGAACTACCTGAGTTGCCAAATGGGCTAGAAGAATTGTATTGTTCAGATAATAAATTAACTAAGTTACCTGAGTTACCAAAATCATTAAGAATTTTGTCATGTTATGATAATAATTTAGAAAAATTAACAGAGTTACCAAGTAGATTAGAATATTTATCATTTGATTATAATATATTAATTAAATGTCCTATAATATTACCAGTCACATTAAAAGAATTATTTTGCAAAGGAAATGATGCTCCTTTTAAAAATCTGGCGGAATATAATGAATGGCTGAATATTAATCATCCTGAGGTAGTTAATGCAAATAAATTTAACATATGAAACACATTAAAATTTTTGAGAAAGAAATTAAATTTTTATATAAGTCTAATAGAGGATTAACTGAACTAAGAGAAGAGTTACCTGATACGTTGAAACATTTATATTGTTATAATAATAGATTGGCTGAGCTACCTGAGTTACCTGATTCATTAATATATTTAGATTGTAGTTGTAACAAATTAGAAACTTTACCAAAACTTCCTGATAAATTAGAATATTTAGATTGTGGTTACAATGAATTAAAAATACTACCAAAGTTACCTGATACATTAACATTATTATATTGTAAAGGAAATCATTTACCTTATGATAGTTTAGAAGGATACAAAGAATGGTACTTTAATTCAATGATTAAAAAATTTAACATATAAAATATAAATGAAATACATAAACAAATATTATACAATAATAAAAGATTTAGATTATTCCATAGCAGGATTAAAAGAAATTCCTGAATTACCTGATGGATTAATAAAATTATCATGTTTTTATAATGATTTAAAATATTTACCTAAGTTGCCAAGCACATTAGAAGTGTTAAATTGTAACAGCAATAAATTAGAATCATTACCAGAATTGCCTGATACTTTAATAAATTTACTTTGTAATTTTAATAAATTAGAATCATTACCTGAGTTACCTAATAGTTTGAAAATGATGAGGTGTATGTCAAATAGTTTAATTTCATTACCAGAATTACCTCATTATATAAGAGAAATATATTGTTCAAATAATGAATTATCTTCATTACCTGAGTTACCTGATTCATTAGTATATTTTTATTGTTCTGGTAATAAATTAGAATCATTACCTGATTTACCTAATACGTTAAAACATTTACACTGTAATTTTAATAAGTTAGAATTATTACCTGATTTACCTAGTACATTAAGAGAATTAGATTGTTCAAATAACAAATTAACTGAGTTGCCTGAGTTACCTATGTCATTAATATATTTAAATTGTTTGGGTAATGATTTACCTTATGAAAATTTAGAACAATACCAAATATGGTTTGATAATAAATTTCCAGATATAGCCATGGCTAGAAAATTTAACATATAATATGAAGTATATAAAGAAATTTGAGAGTGTTGAGAGTGTTGAAACAGAGTTGGATTATTCTTTTAGCGGGTTATCTGAATTACCAGAGTTATATGAAGGCTTAGAACATTTGGTATGTAAAGACAATAATTTGACATATTTACCAAAATTGCCTAGTACATTATTAAATTTGAATTTTAGTAACAATAAATTTGAAATCTTTCCTGAGTTACCTAAAAATTTAAGAATACTTTATTCTGGTAATAATAAGTTAATGGATTTACCAGAATTACCAATAAGATTAGAATATTTAGATTGCTTTAAAAATAATATATCTGAGTTACCAAAATTACCTGATACTTTATTAGAATTATATTGTTCTAATAATAAATTGAATGAATTACCAGAATTACCCGGAAAATTAGAATATTTATATTGCAACAAAAATCATTTAATAGAGATACCTAAATTACCCAATACAATAGAATCATTGGATTGTTCATATAATAATTTAACAAATTTACCACATTTACCTGATAAATTAGAAGAATTATATTGTTCATATAATCTTTTAAATGAAATTTTATTTATACCTAAGTCATTAAGATATTTATCTTGTTCAAATAATAATTTGAAAGAACTACCAGAGTTACCTGATACATTAATAACATTGAATTGCTCTGATAATAATTTACCTTATGATAATTTAGATGAATATAAGAAATGGTTTTCTAAAACTCCTCAGGGAATGTCTAAAAAATTTAACATATAATATGAAATACATAAAGAAATTTGAGAGTGTGACCACAGAATTAAATTGTTCATTTAGTGGATTATCAGAAATACCAGAGTTGCCTGATACATTAACATATTTAAGTTGTGCTAATAATAATATAAAATCTTTACCAAAATTACCTATTAAATTAGAAATTTTAGATTGCGAGAGTAATCCAATATCTTTAATGCCTAAGTTACCGAATACATTGATAACATTAAATTGTTCTGAAAATGACTTGAATAAGTTAGATAAAATACCAAGTTCATTAAAATATCTATATTGTTCAGATAATAGAATAATTAAGTTACCTGATCTTACTGACATATTAATTGAACTATATTGTATGAATAACAAATTAACTTCATTACCTAAGTTACCAAGCACATTAAGAGATTTGCAATGTACAGGAAATCAATTAACATCAATGCCTAATTTGCCTGATGGTTTAGAATTTTTAGATTGTTCAAATAATAAATTAACAGAGTTACCTGAGTTACCTCAAAGCTTAGTAGATTTAGAATGTACAGGTAATGAATTACCGTATTCAGATTTAAGAGAATATAGAGAATGGTTTGCGATTAAATATCCAGAAAAAGTAATGGCAAGAAAATTTAATTTATAATTTTCATAATTGAAAAATATTTATTATCTTTGTGGTCACATCATAATGCGGTAAATTATAGAATAATTTGTGACCACTGAATAAAATTAACATATGAAAATAAATAATTTTAACGATAGTTTAAATAAAGATAATCCAGAAGTTGGTGATTATGTAATAATTAATGATGATGTTGATTATTCAGATATCGACAGTAATTATCAAAGAGATTATTTAAACTCTCATGTAGGTAAAATTTATAGAATAAGACGTCGAAAAAGAAATAATGAAGTTATATATGACATTGAATATAAAGATGCTCCTGTTAGAATAAAAGAGTTATTGAGTCTTGATAAAGATGATAATTATTCTGATGTTTATCTTGAATTATCTAGAGATATTTATGACATTGAATATTGTAGTAAAGATATAAAAGAATTAGAATTGATATTAATATCTAAAAAATTTAATATATGAAAGACAAAGAGATTAAATCTGAGCCAAAGGTAGGAGACTATGTCATTTGTTCATGTGGTGATATTGGTGAATTTGATAAATATAACGATTTCATAAAAGATAAAATTGGTAAAATTGTTAAATATTATGATGGTGGTAAATATTCTTATTTTATAACTTTTGATAATATACCAGGAGATTTATGGAACAATATTATTGATAATGAAAGAATTATAGTTTTTAAAAGGGAAGAGATAATAAATTGGAACAGTGATAAAGATACTATTGAGTCAATAATTAATTCTAAAAAGTTCAATATATGAAAAAATTAAAATTAATAGAGATTGTTGATGAACCATCATTAGGAGATTATGTGGTGTGTTCATATTCTGATAATGATATGAATAATTTTTATAATAATAATAAATCTGAACAACAGGAATTTATACAGAATAAAATAGGTAGGATAGTAAAAGATAATTGGAATATTAAATATAAATATGCTGTAACATATGATGACATACCTGATGGAGTTTGGATATCCAAGATTAATGATGTAAAAGTTATTGTATTTGATGATAGTGAGATTGAATACTTTTCATTTGATATAGATAATGCAGAGAGATATATAAACACAAAAAAGTTCAACTTATAATTAAGTTGAACTTTTTTTATAATTCAGTGTTCCAATGTTTTATAATAAAACTAACTACCCATGCTAAAGAAAATACTATAATAAATTCTAGCGTAATATATACAAATGTTTGATAATATCCACCAAATTGAGATATAAATGGATTACCAAACTTTACAATATATATAAAATCTACAAATAATGTAAAAACTATTGTAGTTATAATTAATAAATTTCCAAGTGTTAGTTTCATAATGTGATGTTAATGAATAAAATGAATATATGAAATATATAAAATAGAAAGAAAAACATATGCAATTACTGCCCATCGAATAGCATATTTAATAATTTCTTTGTTGTGCATTTTCATAATAGACTTAGTATTAATTATTAGTCTACAAAGGTAATACTTATTTTTATAATTCATAGTTATTAAAGGTTAAATTTATTTGCGGTTAATATTAATTCTAACTCTTCTTTATTTTTAGACCAATATATAACTTCATATTTATAAGCATATAAATATATTTTATCTAAATCATTTTTTGCATATATTCTATTACCTTGTTTCATCTCCTGTTTTTTATCAAATCTTATGACATAATAGCTTGAAAACATTCTATCAAAATAACCTATCGTGTGATTAAAAGTATCTTTATCCTTTGTGTCAGATTCTGTATGACATAGAACATAATCGCCAACATGTGGAATATAGTCTTTTTCTTCATATTGTTTAATATATTTCATGTAGTTATATATTAATTTTTCATGTTGAACATTTATATTTGTTAGATAGGATATAATTTAGTATATTTGTAAAAAATATAGAGATTACAAATAAAGTTTTTATTACAGATGATGACAAAGAATGAATCTATTAAATGGTTTTTGGACATATTAAAATCTTGTTATGTAGCAAATGATACAACACAACCAGAATTATTATATCTATTATATGATAAATCTTATGTTCGTCGTAATAAATTATCAAGATTAAATTCAATATATTATAATATTAATGACAGTGAAGCTATTTTACCTGACATTGGTAAGAGTGAATTATTATTAATCATACATTGTTCTCTTTATGGTATCAATTGCTCTTATGATAAGATATATAGTTATTTAGAATCAAATTACTCATCAAATGTCAATGAGTTGGACAAATTTATTAAAGGAGAAATATTCAAATTTAATATATTTTCTCATAACGATAGAGATTTTTTTATTTCTCATTCATATTTATGCACAAGTTCTTTCAGTTTAGATTTAAAATCAAGTCCAGAATTATACTCTATAGATATTAATCAGTTAGAAATTAAATATTTAGACATTAAAAAAATATTAAAATAGCATGGATAAAGAAGAATTAAGTAAATGGTTTTGGAGTAAATTTAAGTCATGCTATGTAGTATCAAGTGATATTTTTCCTAATCATGTATATTTATATTACGATAAGTCATTTATTCGTAGTAAGAAATTGTGTGTTATAAGTAAAAAAGAATTATCATTTATTCCAAATTTCAACAAAGGAATAAAATTATTTGACATTGACATTAAATATAATATGATGTCATGTGATTATTATATTATTTGGTCACATTTAAGAAAGAAATTTAATGAATCTGATATAAAATCTAAAACTCTTGATAATGATATTCAAAAATTTATACAAGAGATATTGAAATACACTAGATTTCATGATTATACTCCTACATATTTTGCTGTTATAAATACTGTTAAAATTGATAGTCTTAAATTAAAATTAACTTCATTAGATATTAATACAATATTAAAACCATATGGACAACAAAGATTTAAGTAACTGGTTTTTGAGTATATTTAATTCCTGCTATATAGTTAGAACTAAACAACCACGTGATGTCATAGGATTGTATTATGACATATCATACATACGTCACAATAAATTATGCCAGATAGATAATAAAGATGATAAGATATTGCCTGATGTAGATAAAGGAATATGTTTATTTGAGATAGATAATCTAAGAAATATTTTTATGTGTGACTATAATATCAGAGATTATTTAATTAATAATGGATTACCTGATGAAAGAAGTGCTTTAATGTTCATATTTGATAAATTAAATGACATTAAACATTTTAGGACATATAATGTAACTTTTAATGATGTCAAATCAGATAGAAGTTATCAATATACCTTTAATAAAAAATTAGAAATTAAGTATAAAAATATAAAAGATTATTTTGATTATAAAGTTGTATAAATAATAGTGTTAAATATTATGGTATTTTAAAATAAATATATAATAATATGAAAGTTAGAAAATTTAATGAGAATATAAATGAAAATGAGCCAGAAATTGGAGATTATGTAATTTGTCATAGTGATGAATCAGGTGAGAAATCATTAAATGAATTTACAAGTGTAAATATTGGCATTATTATAGATACAACGAGTAAAGATATGATAAATTATCCATATTCAATAAAATATGATGATTTACCAAGTCAGTTAAGTAGCTATACAAATAATAATGATTATAATACGATACCATTTAAAAAAGAAGAAATATTATATTTTTCTAAGAATAAAGAAGAATTAGAAACTATCATAAAGACTAAAAAATTTAACATATAATATGAAAATATTAAAGTTTAATGAGAGCATAAATAAAAAAGTACCAGAAGTAGGAGATTATGTACTAATTGAACCAGTAGGAATAAAATCTATTTCAAATTTTGTTAAAAATAATCCAGGAGAAATTATAAAAATAGGTACTTTTTCAAACGGTGAGGTATTTACAATTGTAGTAAAATATGAAAATGTACCTGATATTATTAGTGCATACTTTAATTATATTAGTGATAAAAATATAAAATCAAAATTATTTTATGTTACAGATATTTTAGAAATTGGTTCTACATTAGAAGAATTAGAATTAAATATCTCAACAAATAAATTTAACATGTGAAATATTTAAAGACTTTTGAGAATTCTAATGATTATACTATTGGTGAATTAATGTCCATTATTAGTTATTCTAATAAAAAAGATTCAATTAAAAGGGTTATTGATTCTTTTGATAATGTTAATATATTTAGTCAGTTTGGAAACACTCCTCTAATAATGGCAGTTTCTTATCAAAATATAATAATAATAAAGGAATTACTTGAAAATGGAGCAGATCCTAATTTACCAAATAAATCACCAATGTTTCCTATCATATTAGCGTCAAAAGGTAATAGAGAATATTGTATTGAAATAATAAAAATGCTGACTGATGCAGGAGCATATTGGGGAGAAAGAGATCATAAAGGTATGTATATGTTTGATCATTTAAATTTTGAGAATGCTAGTATTTTAAAGAAATTATATCCAGATAAATATAATGAGTATATACTGGCTAAAAAAAATATATAAGTTTAATATATGAAAAATATAAAGACATATGAAGAAAAATCTCAACAGACATGCGATTTATATTCCAAAAAATATGAATCATATGATGAATTAATAGAAGATTTGAGTAATTTAGATAATTCAAATATTGATTATAACATTTATTACAATTTAAGAAATATTGCAATTGTGTATGCATTTATTTATAATAATAGCAAAAATAGATATGACATAAATCAACGTGATATTTTATGGGGAATGGAATATTTATATAGTGATTTTACAAATAAGATGTATTTAGGATTGAAGATAGATGAGATAGATGAGATAGAAAAAGAATTATTAAATAAATATGACAAATTTGATAATGTATCTTCAAAGAATATTCAAAATTTAGAAGCATTTAAGATGAGAATAAGATCAAGAAAATTTAACATATAATAATGAACATAAAAAGATTTAATGAAAGCATAGAAGATGAGCCAGAGAATGGCGATTATATTTTATGTGAAGTAAATGTAAAAACAAAATTATATGATTTTATAAATAATAATATTTCAAAATTGAGTTTTTCTTATTTATGGAATAATCTTCAGAAAATATATGTTATTCAATATGAAGACGTACCAAGAGAATTAAAAAATGAATTCAGTAGAAAGACTAAAAATGATAAAAGCTTCTATGAATGTGAGATTGCTAGAAGAGCAATAAAATACTGGGATAAAGATAAGGAAAAATTAGAACTAATATTAAAAACTAACAAATTCAACGTATGATAACCGATTTTAACTCATTTGAAAATAATCCAGAAGTTGGTGATTATGTTTATTGTGTATCGAAATTATCTTCAAATAATATTAAAAGGAATAAATTTATAAAGGATAAAATAGGTCAAATTGTTAGTATATCTGAAGATAAAAATTATCCATATATTGTTCATTATGATAATATTCCTGATAATTTCAGTGAATTTAGAATGCAATATGACTTAATCACGAAAAAAAGTGGCAAGACTGATAATTTTCAATTTGGAAAATGGGAGATTGAATTATGGAATAAAAATATAAATGATTTAGAAACTATGATAAATGCTAAGAAATTTAATATATGAATCATATAAAAACATTTGAAGATACTTACTCTAAATATCCAGATATTTGGATGAATGATTATGTAATTTGCAAGAGAAAAGGGCATAAAGACACCTTTGATTATTGCATAGGAGAGGTAGTTTATATAGTAGAAGGTCCAACTGGTTATTATACATATGAAATACAGATAGGAGATGCTAATGACAACCAAATGTACAGTAGGGATGAAATATTGCTACATTCTCATGATTTAGAAGAATTAAAAATGAATAAAGATTTATTATCAAATACTAATAAATTCAATTTATAATTATGATAATTAAAAAAAATACTGATAATGTAGAAAATAATAAACCTTATCACAATATATATTTTGCAGAATATAGATACGAAAATAAAAATATTATCAATATATCGCATAAGATAATAAAAATAATAGATATTTTGGAATCTAATGATATAAAATATGATATTAAGGTTGATATGGATTTTAATATATATTACTTATATTGTTATCCTAAAAATGTAGAAGATGAAAGACTGATAAATGAATATCATTATTTGACATGGTATTCATTAATAAGTACAGTAGAAAGATTCAGAAAAACATTAATAAATAATGACTTTGATAAAAATACTAATAGAGAAGATATTGAAATTATTTTAAGATCAAATAAATTTAACTTGTAAATATGAAGATTAATAGATTTAATGATAGCCTACAATATGATGAACCTAGTGAAGATGATTATGTTTTAATAAATGCGAATAAAATGTTAAGATCATCATCTGATGATGATGATAAAAAATTTATAAATTTTATAAATAATAATGTAGGTCAAATATATTATATTTATCGTTATAGTCATGATATTAAAGTTAAATATGATAACATACCTGATGATATATTAAATAGATTTCATAATGATCCTGATATTGAAATTAAACCAATTGTTAACAATTTGTGTTTATTTGGAGATAGTTTAATATTAGATTATTCTAAAAACAAAGAAGAATTAGAACTTAATTTAATAACTAAAAAATTTAACTTATAATTATGAAGATTAATAGATTTAATGAAAGCATCAACAATTTCAAATTATATCTAAAAACTTATAAATGTGATGACATTGGAGTTGAAATATTAAATGATGATATTAGAGACTTAATAAAATCTGGATTTTTATTATATGATATATATTATAAAGAAGGAGTAGATTCAAGTTGGAATTTTATATTATATTCATATATAAACGACTCAATTAACACATTCTATGATTTTGCCAATACTCACAATTTTAAACATGTGACTGATCGTAAAGATTTAGGAGAAGTTAGACATTGGTTCAATAACACAGATTTTGAAAAAGTAAATAAAGAAGATATAGAATCAATTTATCTATCAACAATATCAAATAAATTTAACATATAATGAAGATAATAAGATTTAATGAGAGTTTAAATGAAGGAAACCCAGAAATTGGTGATTATGTAATATGCAATGACAATCATGATAGTACTATAAATGATTTTAGTGACATTGATAATTTTATGATGTCATCTATTGGTATGTATGTAAAGAATGATTATGATAAATATCCAACTCATCCGTATGCTATTAGATTTTATGATATTCCACATAATTTACATATTTTTTTCAATAGTGATAATACAGTAAGAATGAAGCGCACTGAAATAAAATATTGGACTCAAGATAAAAAAGAATTAGAATTAATTCTAAAATCAAATAAATTTAATATATAACAATGAAGATAATTAGATTCAATGAAAGTAATATAAATAAGAAAAAAATTGAAATTGGTGATTATGTAATATGCAATGAATATGATCCAGAAAATTATAAATTTGATGACTTTAATATTCTTGTAAATAATAATATTGGAAAAGTAATAGACATAAATGGAGAAAAAAGTAGGGATGATAAATATGTTGTACAATATGATAACATACCTGAATCATTACATGTTGGCTACTTGGACAATAAATATGAATCAGCTATCAGATTTTTAAGAGAAGAAATAAAATATTCTTCTAAGGATAAATCTAAATTGGAAATTATCTTAGTTTCTAAAAAATATAACATATAATAATGAGAGTTAAAAGATTTAATGAGAGTTTGAACAATGGAGAGCCTGAGATAGGCAATTATGTATTACTAAATGTAAATAACCGTCATGACAAAAAGAATATAAATGATTCTATTGGATTAATAACAAATATTGACGACCAAAATAAAAAAATAAATAGAGGTAACAATAATTCTATTAAAAAATATGAAGTTCTTTATACTATAAATTACAGCTATATTGATGATGTTTATGGTGACTATGAATCTGATAATGATATCAAGGAAATTTATGCATTCAACGGTGAGATTAGATATTGGGGGGACAATAAAAATGAATTAGAATCAATAAGAAATAGTGAAAATAATAATACATTATAATGAAAATTGAAAGATTCAATGAAGGTAGGGAATTTGATATCTACTACCAAAATTATAATTTAGATAGCAAAGAGGATGAGTTAGTTTTAATACGTGATTTAAATGATTTAGAAAAAAATAGAATAAAACATTATATATATTCTCATGATAATACATATGAAATTTTCATATATTTTAAAAGAACGCCAAAAATAGATTTATTAGTAGGATATTTTGATAATTCATCATTTGCAAGCATAGAAGACATAAAAAATAATCTACCTAATAATGGATATACTCAAATAAAAAGAGATGATTTGGAGAAGATAAAATATATAGTAAAAACAAATAAATTCAACTTATAACAATGAAGTATATAAAGGAGTTTGAAAAATTAATGTCTGATAAAAAAGACTTTCCAATGGTAGGAGAATACATTTTATCTAATGATTACGTTGGAGCATTTAAATCTAGAACTTTTGTTAATAGTCATATTGGTATTTGCATAGAATTTAATAGAGGAGATAAATATCCATTTGTAGTTCAATATGAAAACATACCAGAAGATACAGAAAAATATTTCAATAAAGGTACAACTACTTTTTCAAGGAAAGAAATATTATGTTGGTCAGACAACATAGAAGATTTAGAAACTATTTTACAATCCAGAAAATTCAACATATAATAATGAAAATAGAAAGATTCAATGAAAACACAAATAATGAGCCAAAAATAAATGATTATATTATTTTTGAATATGATAATAGTAATTACAATTTAGGAGGAGATATTTATGACTTTTTAACTAATAATATTGGTAGAATAAGAAATTATGGAGGAAAAGTAGTAGTAAACGGAAAGACTTTAAGAACATATTATGTATCATATGACATATCAAACAAACATCCTGAAATATCAAATTATTTTGAATATGAAAATATTCCAGATATAATTAGGGATTATTTTAATTTAGGTTCTAAAAAAAATAAGGTTATTCATCTAAATGAAACAAATATAAAAGCATTTGGTAAAACAATTGAAGAATTAGAAATGATATTAACAGCAGACAAATTCAATTTATAATTTTTATATATTGAATTTACTTGCATCAACTACTTCAGGATGATTAATTTCCAGCCAATCATAATAACCATCCAAATCAGAATATCCTAAATCATTTCCTTCACAATACAATGTTGTTATTGTTTCTGGTAAAATAGGCAACTCAGTTAATTTATTAAATCTACAAGACAATACAGTTAATTTGCTTGGTAAATTAGGTAAAGTTGTCAATTTATTTTCACCACAATATAATTTATCTAATGATTCAGGTAACTCTGATAATTCTGTTAATTTATTGTCTGCGCAAGATATAATTTTTAAATTCTGTGACAATTTAGGCAACTTAGTTAATTTATTATTATAACAATACAATTTTTTACAGGAATCTGGTATATCAGGCAATTTAATTAATTTATTACCAGAACAATCTAAATATTCTAATGTTTTTGGTAACGTAGGTAAATTAATCAATTTATTATCTGAGCATTCCAATTTTACTAAATTTCTTGGTAATTTATGCAATATAGTTAAATTTTTATGATTATCATTCAATTCTATATTTGAATTTTCAAATTTTTTAATGTATTTCATATTATATGTTAAATTTTCTAGTCATAAAAATATCAGGATGATTTATTTCTAACCACTCATCATATTCTTTTAAATTAGTATATGGTAAATTATTACCAGAACAAGCCAACGATTTCAATGTAATTGGTAATATAGGTAATTCTTTTAAATTATTATTATAACAATATAAATCCAATAAGCCATCTGGTAATTCAGGCAATTTCTCTAAATTGTTTCCAGAGCAAGATAATAATGTTAATTTTTTTGGTAAAATCGGTAATTCATTTAAATTATTATTATCACAGCTAAGAATTCTTAAGTTATCTGGCAGAATAGGTAATTCTGTTAGTTTATTATCACAGCAAAAAAGTTCTTTTAATGTATTAGGCAAATTTGGCAATTTTTTTAATTTATTATATGAGCAAGCAAAATCAGTTAAAAATTCTGGTAATTTAGAAATTTCAATTATCATATTATTGTTACAATATATTTCATTTAATGTATTAGGTAAATTAGATAATGATGTCAATTTATTATCAGAACATTGCAATTTCATAAGAGTATCTGGTAATTCAGGCAACTCAGTCAAATTTTCGCCAATCAAAATCATTTTTTTAATTGAACTTTCAAATTTTTTAATGTATTTCATATTAAATATTAAATTTATTTGATGATAGTATAATCTTCATTTTTTCCTTATCTTTACTAAAATGTTTAATCTCATCGATTGAGAATTTCAATCCTCTTCCATTTTTTGTATTAGAGCCAAACATAGAATCAAGATTTTTAGGTAAATTATCAAAACTTATAACATAGTCATACTCATCTGAATATTTAGGAGCATAAATTATTAATCCTATATTAACAATAAGAAAATCTTTAAGTTCTCTAAATTCATCATATTGTCCAGGAGTTATATCACATATGACATAATCTCCTATTTCTGGCATATTATAACCTTCATATATTTTTAAATGTTTCATAAGTTAAATTTTTTTGCATTTTTCTCCATTATAAAAATTTCTATTTGTTTATTATTTGCTATTTCTAAATAGTTAATGAATGAGAATACAATTCTCATTCCATTAATTGTATCAAGAATTGCATCATTACCGTCAATTTCTATTATTCTTCCAACAATTTTACCTATTGTATAATTTATTTGAACATAATTTCCAACTTCAAATTCTTTTTTATTTTCAAATTGTTTTAAATGTTTCATATGCTATATATAATTTTAAGAAAGGTAAAAATAAATATGAATTAAGGTTAATAAATTATAATATTATACATTAATATTAGGGATTATATGAATTAATAGATATTTTTGTACTCAATTTAAAATGAAAAGTTATGGAAAAAGGAATATTTGTGGCTACAAGTGAATCATTTGAAGAATTATCTGAATTAACAAAATCAGTTTTGAATGATTTAAGCATGGAAGAAAATTCAAAGGAAATATCTGATAACATATTATCTCTGGAATTTAGTAAACAATTACTAGTAATTAATGATATCATAAATAATTTGTATTCATTAACTGATAGATCTAAAATTGAAATAAAAACAATTGAAAAATTTTTAATTCAGAAAGAATTTAAACCTCACCGAGAAATTTTAGTAGACATTTTCTTTGATGAAGGACATGATGGATTAAGCAGAACTCAACTACTTGAATTACACGAGAAAACTCATAACATAGTAATTGATTTAAGTAAAATATAATAATTTATGAAAAAAGGAGAATTTATATTTAATGGTAATCCTGATGATATATTAGAATTAACTAAGTCAATTTTAAATGGATTAAAAATTGATAAAGATATTGTTATTGTTTCTGATAAAATATTATCACTTGATTTTAGTGAACAATTGTATGTAATTTTTGATATTGTTAGAAATTTTTACGATTCAATTGAAAATATCTCAGATAGAAATATTGGAATACAAAAGTTCTTATCTCAGAAAATATTTAAAGATCACATTGAAATTTTACAATTTCTTTTAGATTATACAACAAATTCGAATATTAAATATCAAAAAGAAAAAATAAAATTATATGAGGAGAAGTTTAATATTAAAATAATAGTATAAAATAAATTAATAATAATAATAATTTAAATAAAAGGAACTTATGATTAATTTCATAGGTTCTTTTTTTATGAATTGTAAATTAAATATATAGATCATATGAATAACATAAATTCTTATCTATCATTTAATGAATCATCTAATGAATCTAAATTTAAACCACGTTCTTATCATTCTGACACTATGATAGTATCAAATTCTATATTTGATGATGAAAAATTATTAATCAAAGTCATAGAGAAAATAAAAATACTGGAAGATTCAAATATAGATTATGTAATATATTATCAAGACATGACAAATGGTTCATTTATAAGAATTAATTTCTTTCCTGATGATAGAGAAAAAATAAGAATATCAAAATTCATAGACAATTCATATTTTTCTGGATATTTATCAAAGGAAAAAGTCATAGAATTACGTAAAAATGTGGATTGGTTAAAAATAACTAAGGATGAAATAATATTTTTAATGAGAGCGAAAAAATTCAACTTATAAATGAAGCATATAAAAAAATATGAAAATATAATTGACGATATAAAAGTAGGTGATTATATAATATGTGAATATCATTCAAATATTAAAATAAATGAATTCACAAGAAATAATATTGGAGTATTAACAAAAATAGATAACGGAGGGATGTATGAATACATAGTAAAATACGATAATATACCAGACATTAAAGAAATAACAGATGAGACACTTATAAAGTATAAAAATTCATTCATGATCAATAGAGAAGAAATTTTATACTATAGTGAGAATAAAATTTATTTAGAAACTATATTAAACGCAATAAAATTCAACTTATAAATGAAAACATATATACAATTTAATGAAAATAAAAATAAAGTAAATACATATTATAATATGTATAATGATAATCCTGATGATATTATTGAAAATGAATTAGAGGACTTAACTTCTGATATATTATCATTAGAAAGATATAAAATAGATTACGTGATTTTTTATTTTAATAAAAATTTCAATTACTTCAGAATATACGCGTTTACAAATTATGAACTGGACTCTACAATTCCAAATTTCATGATAAGCAAAAATGAAACTAAAGAAGGTATAATAGAAACAAGATTACGCATAGGAAATAGAATTATAAAAAAAGATGACATTGAATTATTAATTCAATCAAGCAAATTTAATATTTAATATGAATATAAAAAGATTTAATGAAAATTCTGTTTATACAGAAGACAATACTTATGAGCCAAATAAGATATATTATATGTTATTTAATATTGAGACTGATGATGTATATAATGTGTTATTAAATTGCTTAGTTGAATTAACTAAGAATGAAGTAGATTATAGCTTTCTTTATAATCACACAGTTGGAGTTTTTTTTATATTTATATATCCTGATTGTCATTTAAGAAATATATTAAAATATGAATATATTTCATCATCAGCAAAAAGTAAAGAAGACATAGAAGAAGAGTATTTAGGAGCTGGTTATAAGATCATTAGAATAGAAGATATACCAATAATTTTAAATGCAAATAAATTTAACATATAACATGAAAGTACTAAAATTCAATGAAAATAACGAAAGAATTCACATATATTATAAGTTATATAGTGGAGAAGGAAAATATCATAAGATAGATGATGTATTTAATGATTTGAAAAAATTAGACAAACAGAACATAAAATATGATATATACATATTAAATAAAAAAGACATTTACTTAGGAGTATATGCTCAATTAGATGGAAAATTCTTATTAGAAAATCTACCAATTGATTTTGAGTCATCTGATATTTATGATAATGAATCTGAATATGAAGAAAAAAGAAAAGGTAGAAGTTCAAATTTAATAAAGAAAGAAGATATTATACCAACAATACAAGCACGAAAATTTAACTTATAAAATGAAAATACTAAAATTTAATGATACTGTTGAAAATATTTTCATATATAATAAATTATATGGAGAAAAATATAATTCGATAGATGATATAATTAAAGATTTAAATAAATTTGATAATCTGAAAATAAAATATGATATATTAATAACTAATAATTCATTTATTGTAGGAATATTTGCTAGAATACCTGGTAATTTAATGGGGTTATATATTCCTAATGGTTATAATTTATCTCAAGTTTATGATACAGAAAGAAAAGTAAAAGACATTAAAGATGGCAGATTTTTAACAAAAGAAGAATTAAAAATTGAAATTCAAGCACAAAAATTTAACATATAATATGAGGATCAACAAATTTAATGAACATAATAATGAAGATATTAATGAAGATATTAATGAAGATATTAACGTACAGATTAAAGTTTATTACAAAAGATATTCCATTTATGATGATGATGATATAGAATTTTTATTGCAAGACTCAGAATATCTAGTAAACAATTGCAAAATAGATAACATTATATACTATAAGTATTTTGATCATATAGAACCATCTCATTTCACATTTAAAATATATGCATTTCCTATTAATATAGAAGAAAGAGTAGTTCTTGATAAGATGAACTTTGATTTTCTTAGACATGAAGACGAAAATTATAAGAATACCTTAATTAATAAACATGATTTATGGACAGAAGTTGAATTTGATGAGATAGAGACTATTATAAATTCTATGAAATTTAATATATAATATGAAAGTAGAAAGATTTAATGAAAGTTTAGATGAAGGAAAGCCAGAAATTGGAGATTTTGTCATATGTACTGATGAAACAGGTGGATTAAATTCTTTTATTCATGATATGATAGGAGAAATTATTGATTATGTAGACACATTTGGTGCTCAATATCCTTATATCATAAAATATGATCTTGATCCACAATTATTAAAAGATTTAGAAATGTTCACATCAAAAATAAATAAAGAAGCATTTCCTTTTAGCATAAAAGAAATAAATCATTTTAGTAGAAACAAGAAAGATTTAATTTTAATATTACAAACAAATAAATTTAATTTATGATAGTAAAAAAATTTAATGAAAGTTTAGATGATGACAAGTTTAAGAAATATGTAAAAACTTATCAATTAGATAATATATCTAAACTTAGATTATATAGTGACATTCAAAGATTAAATAAATTTGAAATAAAATTTGATATGTTCTATTATATAATGAATGGAAAAGATATTTTTCTTGCCATAAATGCATATTTAGAATCATCAAAAAGTGATTTCATTCTTAAAGGTATAAATTTTACTACAAATAATGATATTTTTTCAGTTGATGAATTAGAAAAAGAAAAAGAAATTATTTTGAATTCTGAATTTTGGACTTTAATTGAAATAGAAGATGTTGATCAATTAATAGATAGTGTCAAAATGTCCAATAAATTTAACATATAACAATGAAATATATAAAAGAATTTGAAAAAAAAACTGATTATTACATATATTATAGAAGATTCAATGATTATAGTAATGATATAATGACAAATATAAATACATTAGAAGATAATCAAATAGAATATGATATCTATAAAATGACTCAAGATAATCATGACACCATTATTATATATGGATATCCTAATTCATCAAAGACTGATATTTTACTTAGCAATAATTTTAAATATTCTCCGTCATTAAGCTCTTTGTATGGAGAAATGAAAATTGATGAACTTAAAAATAAAATGAAAATTGGTAACTCATCACCAGGATATGACTCATGGCATGTTATTAGCAAATTAGATTTGATTTTAGGATTCTCAACAAATAAATTTAATCTATAGTGTGTAAATTTTTACCATTTTGAATAAAGTTAGAAATGTCGTTTTTATCTAATTTATTATACAAATTTTTAATCTTTTTAATACATTTAATTGCATTAATTGATAATTTTTCTGCATCTTTACCATCTCTCAAATTTTCATAATATTTTGATATTTCTTTGAATCCTGCAGCAGATTCAATGTCACCATTTCTCATAGACAACGAAGAATTTTCTGTTGATATTCCAACAAAGAATGAATAAACATTGTTCTTATCATTTGATTGCATCATCTGAGTACCCTGCTTAATAACATCCATTGATTTATTCTGTTGCTGTGCTTGAGATGAGAAAGCAATTGATAATAATATAGTAGCAGTCAATAATCCTTTCTTACCATAATCTATAAATTTACTCCACCACTCAGAAATACTTTCATTTGACGAAAAAATATTATCAATAATACATTTATCAGTCATTGAAAGTATAATATCATCTGTCACACCAAATGATTCAAATCTTTTTAATCTATTCATAATATATTTAACTTTATTTATTATTATATATTAAAATAATATCCTTATCTTTGTAATTCTAATTAATATGTATAACTAAAAATAATTATCATGAGTTCTATTCCTACTTTCATTTCAGCATTTTTTGTTCTTTGTTTTGTAATATTATATTTTGTAAATATACACTACAGAAAAAAAGCAAACAAATAATATTAAAATATTCACGTTTATTCATTGAATATTAAAATAATATCCTTACATTTGTACTTTCATATATTAATCATGTGTGAAAGTTTTTTTATTAAATAACAAAAACTTAAATTATTAAATTATGTCTGATATGACTGATGGAGAATGCTATAGAAAAGCACCAGAAACAAAAAAAGATTTAGTTAGTTACCTATATTATATTGATACTAAGAAGATTGAATCTTATGTTAGAAAACGTAAAGTACAAAAATTATCTAAATTCTGGTTCATCAAAGCTATTTCAATTTATATTGAAAATGCAAAATTCAATTACTCAAAAAGAGATTTCTCAACTCTTACAGATAATCAGATATTAAATGGAGTAGAAATCAAAGAAATATTAGAATATTTAAAAAATAAAAGAAAATGAAAACGAAAAAAGCAGTTAAGTTCTTTCTTATTTCAGGATTAGTATTATTATTTTCATTAGTCGCAATTTTTTTAATCACTGTTGTTTTACATTTATTAAAAATAGACACCACATTTGTGAATAATATCTATATTTTGGTGGATAGTATATTCAAATTAGATATTTTATTGTTTTTTGGTATGAGCATATTGGAATATTCAGATAAAATTAATTATTTTTGTGAAGATAAAGATAAAGAAGATGAAAAAGATAACTAAAATATCTGGAATCATTTTAGTAGTGTTAGTTTTAATACTATCATTATTTTCCATTTCAGTAGGATTATTATCATATCATAAAATTATTATCAATTTTAATATATTCTCATTAATATTTAATAATATATTGTATATTACAGAAATATCTTTTATTATTTATCTATTATCATATACATCGTATCATACATACGTTGAATATAAATCTAAAAAATTAAACTTAAAAAATTAAATATCATGTATTATACAGGAGATCGTACAGAGTTTTTAGAAAAATATAAGGAATTAAAAAAGCTAAATCATTATGTAAGCTTAAAGGATTGTATGCCAACTGAAATGGTAGAAGATTTGAATTCAGATAAATCTAATCTGATCAAAACATCAACAGAAGAATACGGATATAAAAAATTCAATTATGATTCTTTATCTGAAAATAAAGAGTTATCATTATTAGCGGAAGATGAATTTGAATTCAGGTATCCAAATTATTTATTGGATTACGATTTTGAATTTGCGGAACCAAATCTTAAAACTGCAGTTATAAATTTCTTAAACGAAAAATTAATATCATTTGTAGATAATAAAAATTTCAACAAAGTAATGACTGAAAAAGAATTATTGTTGGATGATACTATAATAGTCATATACAAAGATCATAGAGAAATTATAATCTGTGATTATTTTTACTTTACAATTAGAATAATCATAAAAGATAATGAAGCTTGCTTATTAGATTATTAAATATATTGTTGTGAATCGGATGAATGACAATGAAGATTTTCATAATAATAAGAATTTTGATTATTATTATCTGGATAAATTCAATAAAAAAAGAAGTAACAAAATATTCAAATCTAAATTAGATACAGAATCATTAGAAAAAATGGATATAAAAATTATTGAAAATTATCTCAGAAAGAAAAAATTAGAAATAATTAATAAAAAATAATTACATGAGATTTAGTAAATTCAATGATAAAAGTTTTAGTGATAGACTTGATGTATATATGACAGATGAATTGAGAAAAATATTCAAATCTAAATTAGATATAGAATCATTAGAAAAAATGGATATAAAATTTATTGAAAATTATATCAGAAAGAAAAAATTAGAAATAATCAATAAAAATAATTAAAGTTATGTGGTTTTTTAATAATAAAAAAAAGAAAGAACGTATGAAAGCTGAAAATGACAAAAAAGAAAGAGAAATGGAAAACGATTATTACGGCGAAAATTATAAGCATAAGGATTTAGATGATTTATTCAAAGAGATGTACGGTGAAAAGTTTGATGATTATTTTAAAGATATATTTAAAAATGCAGGCAATGGAAATTTTCATTATAAGAAATCAACAAATTATGATCATTCAGACTTTTATGAGTCAGATTATGGTAGCATAAATCGTCCAAAAATCGATAATAAAGTTGATAATTCTTTCAAATTGATGTCATTAAATAAAGATGATGATGAAAAAACCATCAAAAAAAGATATAGAGAATTGTCAATGAAATGGCATCCTGACAAATATCAAAATGATACTTTAGAAAATCAAGGAATTGCGACTAGAAATTTCACAAAATTAAATAGCGCATATGAGACAATAAAAAAACACAAAAATATAAATTAAATCATGGATAATTTATCAGAAAAAGATAGACGTTTATTTATTTTAAAAAAAGAAAACACGAAAGATTTAGATTCCGTTAATATTCTATTATTAGATACTATGTCAATTGCGTTTATTGATAAGTATATCAGAAAACGAAAACTGTTAGTAATTAATGAAATCAAAGATTAATATTAAATTAGAAAATAAAATAACAGAATTAGAAAAAATAATCAATGATAATTTATCATCAATTAATCTGAATATTTTAAAAGATATTCAAATAGAGGAAAAAATTAATAGATTAGAAGAAATAATTATGTCTGTTACCTCAGATTATTCAAATTTGTCAATTAAGTGTAATGATTTTTTTGATGATACTAAAATTCTTATACATGAAGTTGAACAATTAAGAAAAAATGAAAAAAGGTTAGCTTATTTAGAGACTGAATTAAAATTTCCATCTGTTAATACTCTAAATAATATGAAGTTGGAAACAATTGAAAAATTTATACGATCAAAAAAAATAATCAAAATAGATGAGACTAATAACTAAATATAATAACTTACAAGAATGTTATCATAATTTACAAGTTGAATTTACTAAGTCTGAGATAGAAAAAGCGAATTTGCGTCAATTAAACAAAGATTTAATAAAAAAAGCCAATGATGCAGATAGTGGTCTTCTTTATTTAAGAAACAAGATTATAGAAAATCCAGAACAAATATTACACCACATAAAATTATCTAAGATTGAAAATTATATACGTAAGACCAAGCTTAGAAAAATAAGCACTAAATGAATAGTATATGAACATAAATGATTATGAAGATTATAAAAATTTAGAGAACGAATTTAGCAAATTAAAATCAAAATTCAATAAAATTTACAATGAAAATAACGAATTGAGATTTTATAATGATAAAATACATTCTTATTTATCAAATACAAAATTAGTGTTAAACGATATAGATTTCAATATAATAGAATCTTATGTACGTGAAACTAAATTAAATAGAATAAATGAAAAGCGATAAAGAATATTATGAATTAGAACGTCGTTATCTCAAATTGACTGATAAATTTGATAACATTTATTCAGATCATATTAAAATTGAACAATCATTGAGAACTAATTATGATGAAGCATTAAGGCAACGCAACACATCAAGAAATGAATTTTATAAATTAGAAAATGAGCATAAAAATTTGAATTATTTTTTTGATGAACTAAATAAAAATTTTACTGATCCAAAATTTGTTCTACCACAATTAAATATCATAGATATTGAAAATTATCTAAGAAAAAAGAAATTAGAAATTTTACAATATGGAAAAAAATAAAAAAAGCATTAAAATAATATCAGGAGTAGATTTTGATGAATATGAGAAATTAAAAGATAAATACGATCACATATTTCGTGAATATATTAGTACATTACATGAATTCAATTTAGTTGAAAATGAAAGAGATGCATTAGAGATAGAAGTTGAATCTTATAAAAAATTATTAAAAAATCCTAATAAATTATTAGAAACCATTAAATTAAAAGATATTGAAAATTATCTAAGAAATAAGAAATTAGAAAAATTAGATTGATGAAATATTACAAAAAAGAGAAAAATATTGAATATAGAACTTATAACAAAGATCATATAAATTTATGCTCTTGTAAAAACAAGCCAACAATAAATACTCATATATTATCTATAAATTGTTGGAAATTTTGCACCAATTTTATAGAAAAAGGAAAAGATGACAATGGAAATTGGATTGAGTGTAAATATTATACATCAAAAATCAGAAAAGATAAAATAATTTTATTGAATAATTAATGTTATGATTGGACATGCAAATTATTTAATTAGTAGAGATAATATAAACAAAGAAGAATACGAATTTTTTCTTAATAAAATTGACATTGATATAATATCAAAATTTATATGTCATGTAAAAAATAGAATTTCTATATTAGATTATAAATGTGAAATGGTAGGAATAGATTTTGAATACACTGAATATATTTCTATGTGCTTTATGGATTTCAATTATATTGAATGTTATTTTACAAAAAAGTCAAGAAAAATTAAATTAGTTACATTGAATAATGATTAATTATTATTATTTTAATAGAGGAGATAAAGTTGTTTGCATAAATGAAGATAGTGAATTGTACAATAAAATATTCATTATTTCATCCACAATATATCCATCATTTAATAACAATGGAATGAATATATTTCTTAGATTTGAAAAAAATAATAATACTATAGATATAAACTTTGAATCTTCAAATTTTATTAAATTAAAAAAAATTAGAGAATTAAAATTATTAAAATTAAAATATTATGACAGAAAGACAAATGTTTGAGAAATCATTTCAGAGACCTTCAAATTACTTTAAATTAACACCAAGAAGTCAATGGGAAATTGATGATGATTTAGGAATATTGGACTGGTGTGGTGAAGATTTATCTGATGATGATAGAATAAGATTTACTAATCATTATGACAAAAAAATTAAAAAGTCAGATAAATTAAAATAACTATATGTTTTATTTGTATAATTCAAAAAAAAATATTATCTTTGATAATATAAAAAAATAATTATGACGATTGTAGTATTAAAATTAATTTTTTTTGTAATCATATTTCCTATTACATTATCAGTAATTATTGCATATTGGTATAACATAAAAATGTATTATAAATTATTAGTCATTAAAGTATCTACAATATTATTAAAATATTTAGTAACTAAGACTCCTGATTATAAAAAATTGATAATTGAAAAAAACTATAGAGTAAGTACGAAATTAGATAAATTAAAAATAAAAGATATTGAAGCTCATTTGAGATATTTTAAGTCAGATGAAAATACATTAAAAACTCTAAATGAATTTAAGATTTCAGAAATTGAAAATTATCTCAGAAGTAAGAAATTGAAAAAAATTAAATAAAATATATGGAGACTATATTTGAAATTTTGTGTTTATTGCTTGCATTTTTTATTATAATAGCATTGTTATCTGAACCAATATATAATTTTTTTGATTATATTATAACTAATGCTAGATGTTTTTGTAGAAAAATAAAAATTAAAAAAACTCCTGAGTATAAAGAAAATATAAGGGTTAGAGAATTAAGTATTAGTGATAAACTAGATAACTATAATTCAAAAGATATTGAGACTATATTAAAATTTTATAAATTAGATGATAAAATTAAAAGTGCGGCATTGGATTACGATGTTAAAGAACTTGAAAAATATTTAAGAAAAAAGAAAATACAAAAACTAATATAATCATTAGTCATGGGGTTAATAATAGGTGGAGGTATTATAGTTTTTTTATGTTTATTAATGATTGTATTATTAATAAAATTTGGTTATGAATCAATAACTGAATATGTTCTATTATTTTTTTGTGCTATAATAGATATTATACACAATTTTATATTGAAAATAAAACCAGGTAATAAATTAAAAAATGATAACATAGAATTAAGTATCAGTGAAAAATTAGACAAATTAAATATAAAAGATGTTGAATCAGTATTGAAATTTTATAAATTAGATGATAAAATTAAAAGTACTACATCTTATTATGATATAAAAGATATTGAAAAATATCTAAGAAAAAAGAAAATACAAAAACTGAAATAATTTATGAAAGATAGCAGAAAGGTAACAAAAAAATCACAATGGTTATGTTCTGATTGTGGCAAAGATACTATTGTTGATAATAAAGATTACTATATGGTATCTCATGAAATATGGAAAAAATTTGGAGTTGGAGATAAAATGCTATGCATGGACTGTATGGAAGATAGATTATGTCATAAATTAACAAAAGAAGATATTTCAGATTGTCCATTAAATACCATTATCAATGAGTATACAATGAAAATATTAAAAAATGACTAGAATAAAATGTAAAGATTATTATATAATAAAAATTTGTTATTATGCTGACAAGTATTTAACTCACAGATTTGATGATAATCATTATGATAAGGTTAGTAAAGATCCAGTTGTGATAAAACAGCACTGGGAAAGAGCAGGAAAATATCATGAATTCAAAGGTAAATATATTGAGCATTTAACAGGAAAGAGTCTAACAGATTGGTTGTTTGATTATATGTATGAACCATATGATTGTGCATTTGAGGAAATATATGAAAAATATGGCATAATATCTGCTGTATGCACAGAAGGATGGTATTATTATTTCATACCAAAATCATTGCCTGATGTATTTGAATGGACTAAAGATAATTTAGAAAATCCTTACAAAGTAGTATCAAAAACTAAATGGATACCAATTGTTCAAACTAATTTGAATTGGCGTCGTACTGAAAGTTTGAAATTTACTAAAAATATGAAAGATGAATATCCACAATTAAATAATAGAAAAAGAACATAAAAATATGAGATATGATGGTTATTATTGGATAAATATTGGTAAAGATGGATGGGTAGTAGGAGAATACTATCAAAATAACTGGTATTTAACAGGAGCAGAAGAAAAATTTCCTGAAAGGTTTATAAAAAAAATTGACGAAAAACAAATAAAAAAATTAGAATAATGTTTATATTTAGTTATAATTTAAGTGATTCTGAAGAACCAGATGTATGGGAAAAGTTATCAGATAAAGATAAAGTACTAAAATATTTTGAATGTCAATTTGGTGGTGAAATGACTTTATTTAAAGTCATGTCATTTGATTTATTAGATGATTGGTGCGAGTTTAATCACATTGATAAGAAATTTGTATTACAAACTATCAAAGAAAATAAATAATGAATAAAAAAATTTTAGGATGCATAATATCATCATATAATAAAGAAAAAAATTATTATTGTTGTACTGTATCATTAGAAATGATTGAAACAAAAATAAATTTAGAAATTGTATCATATACATTATCAAATGATACATCATCATCTAATTTAAATGATGATTATATAGTTAAATATGTTGAAGTAGGAACAATTTTTAAACCTCAGATTAAAGTTATTAATAATATATTGCATGATATTAATAAAACATACAATATAAATTCCAAGGAATGGTTATTTTCAGATAGAATGAATACAATTATGAGTTGTTCATCAGTAAAGGATTTAATAAAACATCATTTAAACGAAAGTATAAAAATTAGTAGAAATTTCAAATTACAAAAAATAAATATAGCAAACAATTTAAAAATATAGTTATATAATTTTCTAGTATTAATTTAAAACAATAAAAAGTAATTTATGGGTTATGAAAACAAAAGGAGCGATCTAGTATTACCACAAGGAACATTTGTGTATATTCAAGATGGAGCTTCAGGACAGGTAGCAGTAGCTGTTGGTCCTTACAAAGAGAGTATTGGTGAAATTGACAGAGTAGTAACTTTTGATGAAGACACAAAAACATTTCGTCAATCGGAAAACTTTACAGAAGCAATTCAAGTTTCACTATCAGCAGATGAAGGACAATACATTGTATTGAGCAATCCCGCTGCACCTAAGGATGGAGATCCTCTTTATCCAAACAAAGGAAAAAGTTCTAATTTAACACCATTGAAGATTGGTAGTAAAATTAACATTCCTGGTCCTGTAACATTTCCACTTTGGCCTCAGCAAATTGGTAGAGTATTATCTGGACACAATTTGAAGTATAATGAATATCTTATTGTACGAGTTTATAATGAAGATGAAGCAAAAAGTAATATTAGTAATTCAATTATTAAAACAACTGATGCTACAACTGACACAGAAAACAAAAATGATAAGAAACAAAAAAAGGTTCAATTAATCTCACCAGATGAATTAGTTACAGGTAAATTATTTGTAATTAAAGGTACTGATGTATCATTTTACATTCCACCTACTGGTATTGAAGTTGTATCTGATGAAAATGATCTATTTGTTCGTAAAGCAGTAACATTAGAAAGATTAGAATATTGTATTCTATTGGATCAAAATGGAGCTAAACGTTATGTAAAAGGACCATCTGTTGTATTTCCAAAGCCAACTGAGGAATTTCTTGAACAAGAAGGCAAGAAAAAATTCAAAGCAGTTGAATTAAACAATAACATGGGTATTTATATCAAAGTTATTGCTGATTATGAAGAAGGAACAAAAAAATATCTTACAGGTGAAGAGTTGTTCATTACAGGTAAAGAGCAAAAAATTTACTTTCCACGTGAGGAACATGCAGTAGTAAAATATGATGATAAAGTTATGCATTATGCTGTAGCAATCACAGGAGGTGAAGCTCGATATGTACTCAATAAAGAATCAGGTGAGATTACTTTATACAAAGGACCAAAGATGTTCAATCCAGATCCAAGAACAGAAGTAATTGTTAAACGTGTATTGGACGAACAAACAGTAAAGTTATGGTTTCCAACTAGTACAGATGCAGTAGCTTATAACAAAACATTAGAAACTGAAATTGGTAATAGTGATTTAAGTGATCTTGGTGGAAGAAGCAATGCATATATTTCCGATCGTAGTATATCAAAAGGAACTAAAGCTTACTCATCAACTATGAACATGGCTGATGAAATGAGTAGAAAAAGTTCTTTCACTAAACCAAGAACATTGACAATGGACACCAAATATGATGGCGCTGTAACAATGAATGTTTGGCCAGGATTTGCAATTCAAGTTGTTAAGAAAACTGGAGAACGTGAAGTAGTAATTGGACCAAAAGTTAGATTACTTGAATTTGATGAAACTCTTGAAGTATTAGGATTATCAACTGGTAAGCCTAAAACAGATCATGATTTATTCAAAACTGTTTATTTACAAACTACAAATAATATTGTATCTGATATTATTGAAGCTGAAACAAAAGATTTAGTTAATGTAACAATTAGATTATCTTATAGAGTAAACTTCACTGGAGATAACAAAAAATGGTTTAATGTAGGAAACTATGTTAAATTATTAACTCAACATCTTCGTTCAATTGTCAGAAACAAAGTTAAGAAAGTCAATATTGAAGATTTCAATAATGATGCTGCAGATATTCTTCGTGATACTATTTTAGGTGTTGCAGAAGAAGGTAAGAAAAGACCAGGTAAAACATTTGATGAAAATGGAATGCAGGTTTATGATATTGAAGTACTGAATATTACTATTGGAGATAATGAAATTTCATATTACTTGAAAGATTATCAGAAAGATGTTGTAAAACAAAATATGAATATCAACAAGGCTAAGAAAGAATTAGAACTAACAAAAGAATCAGAAGACATTAAACGTCAAATACTTAATGAATCATTTGAAACTGATAAAGTTCGTTCAGAAATCAACAAACAAAAAACAGAAGTTTTAAATTCCTTAGAATTATCTAACGCTAACGCTAAGAAAGAAAAACAACTCATTTTGGATGAGATTAGTGTTATGGCTCTTGAAATTAGAAGTTTAATTGATAAACATGACATTGATGTAGATAAAGAAAAATCTGAAATCAGAACAAAAGAATATGATGCACAGATGAAAGCTATCACACCTAAATTGATTGAAGCAATGATTACTCTTGGTGGTGTTAAAACTACTGAAATGCTTGCTAAAAACTTAAAAGAACAAGGTGGTAATTGGACTGATATATTCAGAAAAGGTGGAATTGAAGGATTACTAGAAACTGTTAAAGGCACAGAGTTGGAATCAACTATCAAATCTTTAATGATTAAAATTAAACCAGAAAATCCAGAAGATTAAATATTTAATTTATATTAAATATAGTATCTAATAAATAAAAAATCTGTTATCATAGTATGGTAACAGATTTTTTTGTTTACTTTTGTAATACAATTAAAAAATATAAAAATATGATTTACTTAGCACATTTGAAAGTCACCAAATCTTATTATGAAGGAAAAACTTCAACATCTGAACAATTTCATATTGTAGAAGCAGAATCACAAACTGAAGTAGAAACAAAAGTTGAAAAATACTATGAGGACAAACATGATCCTTATTATTTGTCATATAAAGTAGAATTTGTAGATGTCAATGAAATGATTTCTTAATAAAAAACTATGAAATACATTCAGTTAGAAGAATCAGTAATTGTGAGAGGATTGGAGAATTATAAAGATAATTCTATTGATTTACTTATATTAGTATTGCATAGTTGTGGAAATTATGCTTCAGAAGGAAGAAGTCCAAATTCATTAATAGTATTCAAGGGAGGGGAATTTGCTATTACAGATTATGATGAACATATAAAAAAACTAATATCAGAAGGAAATATAACTGACTGTTATTTTGATAAGGAATTATTCATGAATAAAATTAAAGAACTAATATCAAATTCAAAAGAAACATTAGATGATGAAATAGATTAAAAAAAGGGAGAATCAATTGATTCTCCCTTTTTTTATTAAAATAACATTTCACCTTCTTTTAATATCTCAACACTTTCAACAGTATGAACTCCATATTCACCAAATGGAACGAATTCATCGAACGAATCAACCTGTTCTTGAGTCAATAAATTAGTTTCTATATACATATCATATAGTGTTGATTCTGAATACTCTGATGTTACCCAGTTATGACGCCATTCATTCCAATTATGCATTTTATCTTCGTTAAGTTTATCTTTACGAAATTTAAGTTGTTCAATTACTGGTTTTATTAATTCAATTTGATCGTCTGTTATTTCACTTTTTTTACTAATGTAATCACCATCATTAGTATCAGCTTTAATATAAATATATTTACTCATTTTTTTACTTATTTTTTAATATAGTTTTTAATTTATTCTGCAATATTATTACCATTTTATATGAATTATGTTTCCAACACTCATCATATGTCATCAATTTATTACATCTGGTACAGTTAGTTGTGTAATTAGTGTCTTTATTGCTCAGATCAATTTCACTATCAATAAGCTTGATTAAATCTGGCTTATGTCCAAAAAATTTACATATTATATTCATAATTATTTATTTTATTTAATTTATTTCTTCTTTGTTCAGATAATAATAAAAATCTGGTTTCAGAATAAATGCAATTAAGATCATTTATTTTAATTCCTACTATCATAGAATCTGTTACAGTATAAACACAAAAATATTTCAATTGATTTAATTTATTAAGATGATTCAAATTCTTATTATTTATACATTGAATTTTATCTCCTACTTTGAACATTCCAATTGTTTTAATTTATTTCTTCTTTGTTCAGATAATAATACAAATCTATTACGGTCATAAAGAAAATCACGACAATTTATTTCAACACTATTCAGTTCTACACTTCCAACTCTAATACTATCGCATTTAGTTACTATGTATATTTCAGTATAATTTAATGATAATGATTTATCAATATTTACCAGATTATCAATATCAATACAAACTAATTTATCTCCTACTTTGAACATTCCAATTGTTTTAATCTATCTCTTCTTTGTTCTTTTAATAATATAAATCTTTTCATCTTATAAAAAATTTTAGTATCATTATCTATACGTATTTTAACTCCATCTAATCCTGATGCATGAAAATCAATAACAAACAATACTAAATATGAACATTTTATTTTTAAGTGTTCAGAATTAATTTTACCTGGATTTACACAAACTACTCTATCTCCTATTTTAACCATTATAATATGTTTAATTTATTAAGTTTTTGTTTTCTTATTTTTGATAATAGAACAAATCTATTAGAATTATAAAAATTATGTGTTTCAAATAACTCGGTAAAATCATCATCACTACTTTTTACAGTATAGACTTTATATTTATAGATATTAAGTAAAGGTTTCATTCTATTAAATGGTATATCATTTATACAAACAACTCTATCTCCTACTTTGAACATTTCATTAACTGATTAAGTTTAATTCTCCTGTGAGCTTTTAATGATACAAATCTTGTCTCTGAATAAAGATATATATTATCTTCAATCAATTTAACTGAATCATTTATATTTTCCGATATAATATAAATATTATTTTTTTTTATAAATAGAATTTTATTTGGAATTATTGACTTATCATTCACACAAACAACTCTTTCTCCTACTTTGAACATTTCATCAACTGATTAAGTTTAACTCTTCTATAAGCTTGTAATGACATAAATCTATTAGAGTTGTAGCATATATTAGTTTCATGTAATCTAACCAATATACCACGAATCTCTGATATTGTATAAATATTATTTATTTTTAGACTGTTTACATATGTATTCTTAACTAAGCCATTTATACAAGCAACTTTATCTCCTACTTTGAACATTTCTTCAATTGATTAATTTTCTGCTTTCTATATTCTTTCAATAGAATGAATCTATATGATTTATAAACAATAGGATAATCTTTATAATTTACTATTCTAATCATTTCAAATCCAATACAAGCAATATAAATTTTATTAATTTTTAATTCTCCAACTCTGTCATTATCAACACAAACTATTTTATCACCATTATAAAATCTATCGTTTTGATTTATTGCGATATAATCATACATCTTCTATTCTTATTAGTTTCTGTTTTCTATATTCTTTTAATGTGATAAATCTTTGTGGAGTATAAGACATTGAAGATATGCAATGAACTTCTGTGTTAAATCTTACTGCAATATATGTCGTACCAGTTTTTAAAACATTTCCTAATCCTGAGTTATCAACACAAACAATTCTATCACCATCTTTAAAATGTTCAATTAATTTAATATATTCACACATTTCTCAATTTTTAACAGTTTCTTTTTTCTATTATAATCAGATAATTTCATGAACCGATAAGATGGATAATAATAACAACCATTAATTTCAGTAAAGAATAAAAGATCAGTATAATACTGAGTTCTCTTTCTGGTGTCATTATCAAAAAATATTCTAATAGTGTATATTTTATTGAGTTTCAATTCTCCAATTGTGAGTTTATCATTTTCACTGTGACTACCATTATCAACACAAATTACCTTATCATCTACCTTTAACATTTTTCTATTTCTAAGAGTTTATTTTTTCTATATTCAGATAATTTCATAAATCTATCAGGATAATATCTACCACCAGGCTGTTCATATAAATGTACATTTTCAACTATTTCATCATACTTATCAATATATGGCACATAATTGGATATTGTATAAATATCTCCTTTTTTTAATGAATTAATTGTCTTGCCACTATTATCTATACATACAACTTTATCTCCAATTTTGAATTTTTTATTGTATTCTGATAATAGCATAAATCTACTTGATGAGTAAATGCATCTATTATCAATCTCTTCGACAAATAAATAATCGTCATCATAATTAGTTTTTTTAGAATTAATTATATCATAAAACATCTTAATCGTATATGTTTTATTTAATATTAGATTTTTTATTGTATTATTATCTGTTTTAGTGTGGCTAATAATATCAAAACAAACTACTTTATCCCCTACTTTTAACATTTATCTATTTCTAAAAGTTTACGTTTTCTATATTCTTTATCAGTAATAAATCTATTTGAAGCATAAATATATGAATGATTAATTTCATTAACTATTAAATAATCCTGATAATAAGAATATTCACAGCCAGTATTTCTATCAAAAAATATTTTAATTGAATATTTTTTATTTAGAGATAAATGTTTTACTGTAAGTTTATCACTATTAGTATGACTAATAACATCAATACATACTATATAATCTTCTATTTTTAGCACAGTTTTAATTTATTAAGTTTAAGTGTTCTATACTCAGATAATTTAACAAATTGAGTAGGACGCCAGTTTATTTCGCTATCATAAACATATACATTACCTAATGAAAGTTTAACTGATTCATAATAAACATCTCTTATAATATAATTAGTATATTTTTTTAATGCATAACGATTTTCATAATAACCTTCATCAGTTATACACACTACTTTATTTCCTGATTTTAACATTTTTTATAATATTAAGTTTTTCTAATCTCACTTTTTTTATATAGTCAGGAATAGATAAAAATTTATATGACTCCTGATTATATGCAACACCAACAAGTTTAAAATATTCAAGATCTTCATATAGATATACACTCTGATGAATATCTAATATTTCATATTCTTTTCCAATAATTAATTGATCACAAATTATTCTGTCACTATCAAATGTTTTAATACAGACTACTTTATCTCCTATATTTAACATTCAGATAATTTTATAAGTTTTTTCTTTCTTAATTCACTCATTGACATAAAATGTCCATCTGAGAATGAGTAATTTGGTAATTCTTCTAAACTTATATCATAAGGATTCATGATAGTATATATTTTACCCTTTTTTAATAATTGTGTTCTAACATGATATCCATATAAATAATCATATTTATAATCATCTAGCAAACATAATACTTTCTCGCCTGTTTTAAACATCTGTTGTTAGATTTAAAATCTAGGATCATCCGGATTTAATAGATGACTAATATTTTTGTTCCACCACTCTACAAACCTTTTATTTTTTATTTTTTCAATATAATTTGAAATAACAAATATTGAAATAACACCAATCAATGATGCAATCCAAATACCTAGCAATATTAATAAATATGTATTCATGATTATTTTTGTTTAGATTTTTCTTTTTTTCTTAATTCATCCCAAGTATTAACTAACTCATTAACAAGTTCCTTATCTCCTGGACAATAAGAAACAAAAGTCTTTTTCACACAAGCTTCTACTTTCATTAATTTTTCGAAGTCATTATCACACAAATCAAATAATAGTTTAGTTTGATTCAAACTTCTATTACTAACACAGCTTAACATTACTAATAATTCATCGTTATTCATATTATTTCTTATTTATGGTTTCTAATTTTTTCTTTCTAACATATGATTCAATTACTCTAATATCAATATTATCAAGTTTTTCTTCATCAGTTTCTTCAATATCTCTGATATTTACGTAATCATAAGGATTTCTTTTATTTTTATATTCATTAATTAAAGCATCAAAATTCAAATTCAAGTCATCTTCTAAATTATACATATTATTTCTTATTTATGTTTTTTAATTTTTTATTCCTGACATATCTTTCTATTATACTAAAATCAATTTTATCAAGCTTATCCTCAATTGATTCTTCATATTTAATAGTTTTTTTATATGCCTTTTTACCATAAAATATATTATCACATGAATGAATAAATGAATCTGAAGGAAAATTATTCATAAACTATTTTGATTTTTTAATATTATTTAATTTTTTCTCTCTTATGTAAGATTCTATAACTTTATCATCAATACTATCAAGTTTTTCTCTATCAGTATTAATTTTAGTAATAGTACTATTACTATTACTATCATATGTGATATTTTGTCCTGTTTCAGAATCAACAATATTGTATATCATAATATTATTTCATATTAGGTCTGAAAGACGTTTTTTTGTCAAATCCTTTTGATTCTATTTTTTGAACATTAGTCATAGTATCTACATGTTCCTCTGCAATTGTTCGTTGATATGAAATCCAATCAGATATCATTTTATATACTTCTTCAGGTGAAATAAACGAATTAAGATTTAAATCTTTTAAAATACAATTTTTATGTATGTTTTTATCTGACTCATCGTTTTTTATTGAAAGTATTGGACAATTATATTTATCATTCATTTTTAATGTATCTTTTATGATAAACAAATTAAATGATTCACAATGATACCTGGAAGATTTAACTTTAATAGAAACCTTATCTTTTGGTTTTTCTGTACTATTCATATGATATCTGTAATACCAACTTGAGTGCTTTTCTACAATAGCAAATTGTTTTAATTCTTCACCATAATATATTTTATCACCATTATAGTATGCTTCAATATAAAACCCTCCAATATATAATCTGAGCTTACCTTCTTCAATATCACCATCAGGAAATGCCTTACTAGGAGGAAAATTTCTAAATATTGGCATAGAAAAATCTAACCGATCCAAAACTATTAATGGATCTACTCCATAAATACCTGTTAGGAAGTCATAATAATCTTTAAATTTTGATATAATTTTCAAAATATTAGTGTTTTTGTTTATCCTTTACTAAAAGATGTGATGATACCATTATCAACTTCTAAGTTTAATCTTTCAGGAATATAATCACAAGTGATTATATAATCAATAGAATTTTTTCTAACAACTCTATAATCTATATGATTTTCCTTTAATATTATTATTCCTTCTTCTTCTGTTTTACCTATAATTTTATTCATATTCTATATACTTTATCATAAATTTTTTACCACCAACTTTTGTCTTGAAATATAATCTACTATCAATCATTCTTAAATCTTTTGCATCATCAGGTAATTTACTTTTTAATTCCTCACTGATATTCAACACTTTTTCAATCATCTACATTAATTATTTTTAATTCTTAATACATATTCTTCAATATGTTTAATTTCAAAATTCTCAAAAACTTCTTCTTCTTTTGTTATATTATTATTAGAATTATTATTCAATTTTAATAATTTAATTTTTCTTAAATAATTTTCAACAAAAGTCAAATCATAACCTAATATTTTCATAGTGAATTTAATCTCATTAATATAATCATCAATCATTAAAGGAAAAACTTCAATGTCTCTAACATAATCTTCAATATCAACACCCCAATATGAAAATTTTATTTTTATAATATCTTCACTGATACCAAGTATAATAGCCTTTCTTTTAGATTTTCCTAAATACTCAATCCAAACTTTTTGACCAATTACATATTTAATATCATTATTTAATGATTCAGTCATTATTTATTATTACCAATCAATATCATTACTTGACACAAAATCTTTAATTTCTTGATTTCTATATTTAGAAATAATTTCTTGCCATGTTGGTCTAACTTTCCAAATACCAAGTACATCCACACAATCAACCCATTCATAGTGACTTTTAAAATCTGATACTTCTTCTCTATTATCATTAATCCATTCAACATAATTAAATGATAACGCCATATCTGCAACAAAGCAACCAAGATAAATAGAGAATATAGGTTTTGTAACTTTAAACATATCTTCACTTAGTGAATTTTTATCTTTATATTCTTGAAATAGAATATAATCTCCAAACTGTAATTTGTCACAGTTATCAGAGAATTTATTTAATTTTCTCATAATTTTAATTTTTATTATTCATATCTACGTTTACCAGCACCAATTCCTAAAAATAATCCATCAGCACAGAACAATAATACTATAAATACTGGATCAGTTAATCCTATGGATTTATTTAAAATGAATAGAATAACTAGCAGAAAAGACAAAAATGCAGATGCTGCAAAATAATAAGAAGAATTTATTTTTTTCATGATTTTTATTTATCTATAATTTTTCCAAGAGCAATACATAAACAAGCGCCACCAGAACAAATCAAAAATGATAATATGATAATTTTAAAATAACTAACAGGAGTGTTTTCATTAAGATTTATTCCAAATAACACAAAAAGAATCAAAAAAACCAAACACATTATAAAGTAAATAATAGATTTTTTCATTATTTAATTTTCATTTATTTATTAAATTTCCAATTGCAAATCCTAAACATACACCAGAAGCACAAATTAATAATGACGACATAACAGTATGAAAAACACTGAATGATGTATTCAAATTGATATTTATAACAAATAGAGCAAAAAACGCCAAACACATCATAAAGTAAATAATAGATTTTT